CTTTAAACTAAGAAACTCTGAATCTGCTGTTGACAAAAAGATGTCAGAAGGTTTAAAGCGTAGAGAAGTATTCTATGCATTGGTACAAATTATTAAGGATCCACAAAACAGAGATCTTGAAGGACAAGTTAAGGTCATGAAATTTGGTTATAAAATTAAAACCAAAATTGATGAAGAACTGAATCCTCAATTCGACGAACCTACTCAAGTATTTGATCCATTTGAAGGAAAGAATTTTGAATTGGTTATTTCAAAGAAAGGTGGATATCCTAACTATGACTCAAGTAAATTCCACGGTAATAAATCAGCAATGGAAATTAATGGTGAAAAAGTTACTGATACGGATGAAAGCCGTAAAGCAATTTTAGATTTATTAAAAGATGCTCCTGATTTATCAACATGGGGTTACAAGGCATGGGATGATACAATTAGAGGTAAAGTAATGAATGTACTTTCTCAATTCACATCTCCTGGTGATTCTATCGCAAACATTACAGCATCTAAACCTGCTCCAGTAAACACTCAAAAAACTGAGGCTGCTGCAACTGTAGCAACTACAGAAACAAAGCAAGCTGCTCCAACTGAAACTAAGAAGGAAGAAAAGGCTGATGACTTTGATGATTTTATTAATGGGTTAGATCTTTAATTATAGAGTATGGCAGAAGTAATAATATCTTCTGAAATGAAAGCTCGGATCATCGAGAAGGTGGTCCGAGTTCTTCATACTCAACATTCTCATCCAGAGAAAAGAAGATTATTAGAAAGTAAAGGTAGGCTAAATTTTGCATGCCCTTATTGTGGTGATTCTCATGATACTCCACGAAAAAAGAGAGGCAACATTTATTGGAATGATTTATATTTTCATTGTTATAATTGTTCTGCTCATGAGAGTTTAGATACTTTCTTAAAAGATCATAATGAAAACTTTGAAGGTGATGATAGAATTAATGTAATCAATTACATAAAAGAAAACCGTAAACATTTTTCCCTAGGTGAAAATCTAGATTTTTATCTTTTTGATAAGGCTAAAGAATTGGCATTATCATTTGATGAGCTGATAAATGGATTTAATGTTTATCCTATAAACACATTAACTTATCAGGCATACCCATATTTAAAAAGTAGACTATTACATCATAAGACTGATAGGTTTGGTTTTGATCCAAGAAGAAAAGAATTATATGTTTTTAACTTAACACCTGAAGGCAAGATATTAGGTTTTCAAACTAGAGACTTAGGTAATAACGGTGGCCCTAAATATAAGACCTGGAATATAGAAAGAATATATGATAGGCTAAAAATACCATTGGATGTTACCGAAGAAGAATTAGATAACTTAAATAAAATATCAATGCTGTTTGGAATATTAACCGTTGATATGTCAAGAGACTTCTCTATCTTTGAAGGTCCTATTGATGCAATGTTTATGAATAATTCTATAGGTTTAACTGGAGTTAAAAAACAAATAATTGAATTTAATGAAATACCAACTGCAAGGTATTTCTTTGATAATGATTTAGAAGGTAAGACTAGAATGATTGAAAAATTAAAATCTGGTCAAACTGTATTTATGTGGGATAAGTTTTTAAAAGACTTTAATATTCCACCAAGAAAGGTAAAAGATTTAAATGATCTAGTAAAATGGGAGTATAAAAATAGAACTGGGTGCTTAAACGACTTGGATAAATATTTTACAAACAACTCCTTAGATATAATTTTTATATAATGGGAGTAAAAAATTATAACACATTTGTGACTGAAGAAATAGATGATTTTTATAAAGACTTAGAAAACAGTAATAAAAAACTTAAGCTGTTTTCTACATTTACTAAATCTGAATTAAAAGAAATAAAAACATCTTTCTCTTTACCTGAACCTAAAAAGAAATTTCAACCTAAAGTAAAGGGGTTTAAAAAGAGTAATAACGATAAAGGTATATTTTAAATGGAATATAATGATACTGCTACAGGAGAGGCTAATGAAGAATTAGCAACAAGACTAGCTAATGATAGAGATAATTGGAAAGAAAAGATAAGTAATTTAGTTTCTTTATTAAAAGATATGAATAAGTTATCTGAGTGCCAAGTAACTATGCTGTCTTATAGGCAAATTTTATTAGATAAGATTACTGATTTTAAAACAACTAAGCATAAAAGACAAGCAGCATATGATAGGTATTATAAAATTAAGTATAGGGAATACTCTATTGATTATGATGTTAAATTAACAAGCGGAGAAAAAGTTGCTTTTATAAAGGCAGACTTATCTCATTTAAGAACACAAATGGAAATGTTACAATCTCACATGGATTATTATCAAGAATGTATAAAGACCTGTGATAACTTGGCATTTGCAATTAGAAATAGAATCAGCTTAGACGATAAAGAATACTAATGGAATTATCCCTCTCGGAAAATAAAAAGTTTTTAGTTATTGATGCTTGTACAGAATTAGAGTATGAACAACTAAAAAGTAGTTTAACTAAAAAGATTGAAGGTTGGCGCTTTCACCCTTTAGTTAAAAAGAGAGTGTGGGATGGGAATGTATCATTTGTAAAAAGAAATAAAATTCCAGCTGGCTTATGGAAAGAAATTATTGATATATGTAAAGATTATGATTTTACATATTCATTAAATAATATTACCAATATTTTTGATACTGAAATCAAAGAAGATGAATTTAGAGAATGGGTTTCTAAAATTTTTGAAAAACATCCAGACTTTAAGCCTAGAGAATATCAAATTGAAGCTGCATTTAAAATTTTAAAATATAGAAGATGTTTAGCTGAGCTTGCAACATCAGCAGGTAAAACTCTAATATCATTTATGGTAGTTGCATATTTGATGGATGTTTTAGGCAAGAAAAAAATATTAATGATTGTTCCTAATGTAAATTTAGTATTACAGGCTACCGGCGATTTTGATGAATATAATAGATGCGGGGTGCCACTTAAAACTCAGCAAATTTATGCAGGTGTAAAAATAAGAAAGAGCTCAAACTTAGTAATTGGTACATATCAATCTTTAGTTAAAAAGGGTGAAGACTATTTTAAACAATTTGATGCTGTCTTTGTAGATGAAACTCATAAAGCAAAAGCTAACTCCATTCAAAAAATAATGGATAAATGCTGGCATTGTGATTTTAGATTTGGTTTAAGTGGAACTATTCCTAAAAGAGGAACTGTAAATAGACTAAGCTTAATGTCAGCAATGGGACCTTTGGTTACTCAAGTAAAAGCAAATTATTTACAAGATGAAGGTTACATAGCCAGTTGTAAAGTAATGCAACTCCACATGGATTATGCCACTGATGAACAAAAAGAATCATTTTCCTTTCTATCTAAAAATCCACACGATAGGCAGCGATTATTTGGATTAGAACAAAACTTTATAAATCAAAGTGAAAAGAGGTTAGACTTTGTTTGCCAGGTAATTAAAAAGTCCACATCAAATTCCTTAGTACTTTTTCATAAGATTGCATACGGTGAAAAACTATATAATAAATTAAGGCATATAACAGACAAGAAAGTATACTATGTAGATGGTTCTGTTAATGTAGATATAAGAGAAGAATTTAAAAGCCGCATGGAAAAGAATGATGATGTTATTATTGTAGCATCTTATGGTACATTCTCCACAGGTATTTCAATTAAAAATATACATAACATTTTCTTTACTGAAAGTTTTAAGTCTGAAGTTATAATTAGACAAAGTATAGGTAGAGGATTGAGAAAGCATTCATCAAAAGATGTCGTAAAAATTTATGATTTTATTGATGATTTTAGATATAAAACCGAAGATCACGACTGGGTTAATTATATCTACCGTCATGGTATTGCCAGGCGAACAATATATAAAGAAGAAAAGTTTCCATTCGAAGTTCAGAATATCAGATTCTAATATAGAATATCTTTTCACTAAGACATGGATATATAAAAAAAATAAAAATAACTAAAATGAAGTCAATCAAAAAGTTTTCTGCAATTTCTGCTAAAGATCAACCGATCACAGAGTCTGCAAAAGTAAGCCAAGAAGCTGTTGAAGAATTGATCAAAAAGATTGGTTTTGACAGTATAGAAGAATTAAAGAAAGAAAAAGATCTTCTTTCTAAACTCGAATCATTAGCTAAAAGTTCTGCTAAAAAAGATGACATCTCTGAAGATGAAATCGAAGAAGATAGAGCTGAGGATATCGAAGACGAAGTAAAAGCCAAAGGTACTCCTAAATCTTTAGAAGGTACAGAGGATAAAGAAGGTGAAGAGGAAGTAATTCCATCTGATTCTGAAGTAGCTGAAGAAGAAGAGGTAGAAGCTGAAGAAGAAGTAGAAGAGGATAGAGCTGAAGATATCGAAGATGAAGTATTAGCCATCGGCAAAACTAAATCTTTAGAAGATAAAGAAGGTAAAGAAGTTTCACCAGATCAAGAAATTACAAAAGAGGTTCCAGCTGAAGCACCGGAAGTTGAGGATAAAGGCGGTGTAGATGTTGAAGACGACGATGCTGAAAATGAAGAAGTTGAAACTCCAAAAGCTACTCGTAGAATAATGGCCTTTGAAGATTTTGTAAAAGAAAAGGAAGAAACTATTAATAAGAATATTAAATATCACGATGATGATGAAGAGCCAGAAGATTACGCCGTTCCTGTAGCTGCATCTGCTGATCCGTTAGCTGAAGCAAAAGTTAATGAAGATGACGATGATGATGACGATGATGAAGAAAGAGGTTCTGATGATGAAAGAAAAGGTGATGAGCTAGAAGATAAAGGCGATAAGAAAGTTGATTCTGAAGATGACAAAGAAAAAGAGGATCACTATAAAGGCGCTGTTAAATCTGATGATGAAGAAATTGATGCTTTAAAGAAAGATGTTGAATACGACAAAGAAGAAGAGGAAGATGCTGAAAAGAATGAATCTACTATTATGTCTTTTTCCACTTTTGTAAATGAAGCTTATGACAGAGTTGTACTAGGTGGAAATAAAGGTGACAAATCTAAAACACATGATGGTGAAGATTATGAAGATGAAGATGATGATGTAGATGAAAAATATGACAGAGTTGTATTAGGTGGAAATAAAGGTGATAAATCCAAAACTCACGATGGCGAGGATTATGAAGAAGAAGATGAAAAGGATGAAGCTGTAGATGAAACTGTAGGCCAAGTAATTACTAAAGTTGAAGGTGATGAAATCGCTGATGAAGTTGCTGGAGATGATGGAATTGCAATTCCTGCAATTAAAGGTGACGGACCAGAAACTGCTGCAGGTATTGCAGGAGATATGATGGATATGGGTAAACCTAAATCGGTTGAAGGTAAAGGTAAAGAACTAATTACTCCTGATCAAAAAATTACTGAAGTAGTTCCTGATGAAGCTAATGACCCTAAAGATGCAACTGTAGTTGTAAAAGAAGAGGAAGAAGTTTTACCTGATGATTCAATTGCTGAAAAGTTTAGAAAGATTGCTGCAAATAAAATTGGCAAGCTTAATGAAAAAGAAATCAAATCAGCTGATGAATTTAAAGAATATGCAATGGCAATTCTAAAAGATGCATTCGGTGAAGATTTTGATGAAGAAAAAGCAACTAAAACTGCTGATGGTTTATTAGACAAATATGGTGAAGACTATGGAGCAATGGTTGGAGCTTTACAATCTACAATGGGATCATAATAAATAAAACATGAAACACGTAAAATTGTTTGAACAGTGGCTGGCCGACAAAAGCCAGCCATTTCTTTTTGAAGGTGGTGCAGCCGGCCACATGGCTCATCCTTTTGATGATAAAGACTTGACCTTTGGTGATTTTAAAGCAATGATTGATGCTGGTCTTAGAGGTCAGTTAAGCTTTGAAGAAGATCCTACGGAAAAGACTGATGGCCAAAACTTATTTGTAACTATACAGGATGGTAAAGTAAAATTTGCCAGAAATAAAGGCCAAATGGCAAATCCTATAGATCTTAATGGAATTATAGGTATGTTTACAGGACATGCATCAAAATTAGTAGAAGATACTTATATCTTTGCTGCTAAAGATTTAGATAAGCTATTAAGAAAACTTCCACCAGCAGACCAAGAAAAATATTTTAAGAATGGAAAAGATTTTATGAATATGGAATTAATCTATTCATTAAACCCAAATGTTATTCATTATGATACTGATGTTATACAATTTCATGGAATAAAAGAAACAGATGGAAAAGGTAATATCATAGGTACAAATAATAAACCTGCTAAAGAAATAACAAACATACTTCAAAAACTAAAATCTGATATTGGTAAAACATTTAAAATTATTCCTCCTAGAGTAATTCAATTACAAAGAGACTTAGATTTTACTGCAAACAAGAAAAGATTCATTAATCAAGTTAATGCTTTAGAAAAAAGATATGGCTTAAACGACGGAGATGAAGTTTCAAGATATCATGAAATGTGGTGGAGAGAATTAATAGATAAAGAATTTCCTAAATTATCTCAGGATGTAAAAGAAGGTTTACTTAGAAGATGGGCATATGGTGACAAGAAGAGTTTAAATATGAGATCTTTAGCCAAACAAGTTGGACCTAAAGAGGCTGCACTAGTTAAAAAGTTTGATAAAGAAGATGTTGCCAAAAAGTATAAAGAAAACATTAGACCTTTTGAAGATCTGTTTTTAGAGTTAGGTTCTATTATTATGAAAAATGCTTCTAACTTTTTAGCAGCTAATCCATCAGGAGAAGCCCAAAGGTTAAGAAGAGATATAGAAGCTCAAGCAAGTAAGATTAAAAAGACAGGTGGGGTAGAACAAATTAAAAAGGTTGAAGCTGAACTTGCAAGGTTAAGTAGAATTGGTGGTATAGAATCAATATTTCCAACTGAAGGTATTGTATTTAAATATAAAGGTAAGATTTATAAATTAACTGGTACCTTTGCTGCAATTAACCAATTATTAGGCCTAATAAAATACGGGAGATAATTGTTAATAACTTTTAGTGAAATAATTTTTTTATCCCAACAAAAATAATTATATTTATATAAATTAAAATAAAACAACAATATGGACTATTTACATACATTTGAATCTCTTAATGAATCTAAAGAAATGGACACAATTAAAAAAATGGTATTGGACTATGCTGAAAAGAAAGGCAAATCTAAATGGAAAGATTTACAAAACTTAATCGTTAAACACAAAGGCCTAGATCCTAATGACAGGAGCAACCGAGGCTATTTCTCTTCTTATTTTTCTGGTGGGTCTGGTTGGATGGCAAACCGTGGCTATGATAAAAACATAGGTAAACATGGGAGAGGCCAAAACTCACACGGACTATTAATGAGACCAACTAAACAAGATCCTCGCTACCTAGAAAAAGATGGCAATTTTTATATCGTAAAAGTATGGGACGGTAAATCTAAATTAGCATAATATGAAAAACTTTGAAGAATTTATAAATGAGGCTGTAAACTATAAAGATCGTAGCGGCAAATCATTTAAGATAAAAGGAATAAATTTTATTTACACAGATAGAGGTAGATTTTATGGAACGTCTCTATATGATGTAGCTAAAACTGCAAATGTAAATAAAAGATCTAAGATAGGTTTTGACGATACTGAAAAACTTTTAAAGTCATTAGGAGTTAAAGAAAGACTACCTATGTCTTATGGCCCTGGTACATTAGATAGAATTTGTAAGGAATTAACCAGAAAAGGTATAGTATGTGACCACGGCGATATTATGGATGTATCATAATGATAATGTAATAATAGGTGTAAAATATTAAAAGTGTATTAAAGGTGAGCTAATGACTCATCTTTTTTATTTTTATTAATCTAATTAGCTAATATATAATAAGTATAACTAAAAACTAATAATGAAAGAGTTAACAAACATATATAAAGAAGTAGGGCAACAATTTGTCAATGATCTTTTTAAAGATTATTTACTGGTAACAGAAAAATTATCAGGTTCATCATTTTCTTTTGAGAGACATGGAAATGAAATAAGATTTTTTAAAGGCAGTAATAAAATGCCAATTAATATAGTGGATAGAACATTAATGATGTACTATGAACCTGCTATTCAATACATACTTAAACAAACTGAAGGTCATGTAGAAGATCTGCCGGAGTATTGGAGATTTTGCTTTCAGTATTTTGTTCATAATCAACCTGGTCCAATTAAGTATGATAATCTGCCTAAAAATAATTTAGTACTTACTCATATCCAAGTAAGAAATCCAAAAGGTAAAATTGCTAAAGTAATTGAAGATCCTAGGGTTCTTAGAGACTGGGCATCGGCATTTCAAGTAACTCCTCTTATTCCAATATTTAGTGGATATTTAAAGGAAGAGCAAAAAAGAAAGATTAGAGAATTTCTTTCAACACCAAAAGAAGACCAATTAGAAGTTTTTGGTACAAGTTCTTTTGCTAGGTATTTAATAAATTGCTTAAATCCAACAATCCAACAAACAACACTACAGAATGATTTAGATAAACCTATAGATTCCATTATCTTTAAATTTTATAGGCCAGGTACTAATCAAACCTTTACTGCTAAAATGATCGATCCTTATACACAATCATTAATGAAAGATAAAAAACCTGTTGATTTAAGGAGAGCACCTGCAGATATTAATGAAATTCTTTTGTTAGATATTTTAGCCTTTATAGAAGAAAGAGGTTTAAGAGCTGGTGAATTGTTAATGGATAATCCACAAGAAAGATACTTAGAATTAGTAAGTAATCTATATAATGATTATGTAACTAAAAGAGGGCATGAATTAGAAAAATTAAATATAGAGAAAGCTGATTTTGCAAAAGGCCCTGAGTTTGATCTTAATCTTGATATGGTTAAGAATTCACAAACTAAAGAAATTTTACAAAAATCAGATTCATTAAGAAACCTATATAAAATTATGCTAGGTTCTCTAAGAAAGAAAAGAAACCCTAAAAGAGTAGGTGCCGTGATGACCGCATCTGTTGTTGAAGATTTTAATAAACTCATTAACAAAATTAGCGATGCAATAAACAAAGAAACATCCGGTGAATTTAAAACATTTGGAGAATATTTAAGTAATAAAGTAACCGAAGAAATAGATCATAAAGATTTAGAAGAATTGGTTGTAGAAGAAAGAGTTCTTAATTATAATAAATTTATTAACTTAGGAAAAATTGATGTTTTAAATGAAGCTAAGAAACAGCCTAGTGTAAAAGAAAGACAAGCAAATTGGTTAAAGCATTATGAAAAAACTTTTCCCCAAACACGAAGAGATTCAGCTGGGGCAAAATACAGCCCAGAGTATGTAAGAGCTAATTTTGGGGCTAATGATGGAACTGCCGAAGAAAATATTAAAAAGTATTTAAAAGGATTAAAATTACCAGAGCGAGCATATAAGATAGAAGAATATCCTAGCGGCCATTATCATAAGGATGTAGGTAAGACTTTTTCTGGACAATTTAATACCTATAAGATAATTTTAAAAGCAAATAAACAAATATTAGGACAAGACTTTAAAAGAGGAGATACAATTTTTCTAACCAACCGTTATAAAGTAAGTGCAAAGACTGGAGAAGCGGCAGTAATTAAAGGAAAAGATTTAACCCCTGATGCAATGGATCTTGCAAGTACTACATACAAAACAGGTATAGCAGTTGTGAGCAGAGTAAATCAGTTTATAGATAAAACATCTTATCCTGATAATTATAAACAATTCATTAAAGATTCTATGCAAGTAGTATTAAAAAATAAAGTTGGTACATTTTCTGATTTTGAAACTTATGCTTCTAGTGGAACTCCTATAGTATATAAAGTTGGGGCTACTTTCTTTGATGGAATTGATCAAGTATCTATAGCTAACTTTTCAAATGACTTTGGTGAAGTGTTAGGCGCATTAATGATGTTTAATATAATTAAAGATACAGGAGAAGGCTTATCTTACCCACAAGCATCCAATGAAGCATTGGTTGATTTTGAATTTGATCAATATAAAGTTTCTTCTAAAGCAGGCGGCGGAGGAACTCCTAGCGGATCTTCAATAATGAAAATGATTGATAATGCTAAAAGAAATGATGGCCTTGCATTAGATCCTGATCAAACAACATTTTATGAAGATGTAGTTAAGGTGTGGTTAAACCCATATGAATTAAATAGAAATTCAACAACATATAATAAAGTAATGAATTTAGCAAATGATGTATCCGGCCCTAACCAAGGATCCGGTTATTCATATGTTTTACAGCAGGCTAAGCTAAATCAGAAATCTGCTACAAGAGAAGCCTTAGTTACCTTTTTAGATAATCTCATTAAAGAAGATAAAAGTAAGTTTGAGTTTTTCATAAAAACATTATCAGAAAAGACTGGAGCATGGAGAGGTAAAATTGATGCATCTAAATATATGAAAGAATATGAAGAGAGAATGGAGAAAAATGACTCTAATAGAGTAGGGATGATTTTCTATCCTATTATGGTAGAAACAGCAAATGCATTAAATGAAAAGTATTCGGATGTACTAACTCAGCTTACACAAAAAGTAACGGATGTTAAACAAGTATACTTAGATACAAAAGTTAAGGCAGGTGCATTCATATTTAAAACAAAAAAGTTTAGTAATGCTAACTTTAAGTTTTTACAAAAAGGTATGGTTTGGAATCCTTTTTCATCTATGATGGGTATAAAAATGGTAAAGTAAATATATAAGGTATGGAAAACATTAATGATTTAAATAACTTTCTAAATGAAAAGAAAGTGGTAGTAAAAAGAAGATATACTGAAGCATATCCAGCAAAAAATATTTCTACTAATGCTAGGGTTAGGAGTATTATTTTAGATGCTATTTCGGATGGTCATATCACAGAAGAAGAAATGAATAGGATTCTTACTGAACTCCAAGCTAACAAAAGATGGTTAGGTAGAAATAAAACTTTATTTAATATTAGTGAAGATCAGTCAGGTGTAAAAACATATTCACTATCACCTTATGGCCAAAGAGTTAAAAATAGAACTCGCCCTACAATTATTAATGAAGCTTTATCTGTACCACATAAAGGTAGAGGTAAAAAGCCAGTCAATATGTTTGTTGGTAGATTCCAACCTTTTACATTAGGGCATGTTAAAGTATTTGAAAAAATGTATAAAGAAAATGGTTTACCTGTTGTTGTATTTCTTGTTAGGGGAAAAAATAGAGATTCAGAGAAAAGGCCATTTGATGAAGCAATGCAACAAGCTATGTTTACTAAGATGGCTAAACAATACCCATTTTTGGAAACTGCTATCGTTGTCCCTAATGGGGCTATTGATACAATGTTTGCAGCCGCAAGGCCTGCATATGAGCCTATGATGTGGGGGTTTGGTACTGATAGAAAAAAATCTTATGGTGCTATGATTAATAAGCAATCATATAGAGACCAGCTTGGAGTAGATCCACAGTTTAAAGGTTTTGAAATTTTTAGGACCGATGATAATATTTCTGCATCTAAAGTACGTAATGCATTAAAGATAGATGATGAAAAGACATTTCAAAAAATGACTCCTAAAAGCATACATAAATTTTATAAGCCATTACAAGATATAATACAACCAATAAAAGAAAGCAATGATATGAAAAATTTAAAATCTTTATCCGACTTTAATATTAATGAAGCAAAATTTGATAAAAGAAAACTGTTAAAGGCATTAGGTAAAGCTGATGATGCATTTATTCAATTAGGAGATGGAACTGAATTAATAATTTACAATCCTAAATCAAATAATAAAGATAATGCTGATATGTGGCATAACGATGTTGTTTTTGCAGTAGATCAAGATGGAGAGGAGCATGAAGTTAAATATAAAGACATTGCTGATCTTAAGGAATCTAAGTTAAATGAAGAGTACATTGAATTAATGCCAAATGTTGAAGCTGCATTAGAACAAATTGCAGAAGACTGGATTCAGTGGAAAGCTGGCCCAATGACAGAGTTATCTGATATTAAACCTGCAAGAAAAGAGCTACTAAATTATTGTACTGCATTTTTAAAGAAATTTATTAAGTAATGCCAGCACAATCAAAAGCACAAAGAAGATTTTTTGCATTAGCATTGCAATATAAAAAAGGAGAACTTAAATCATCTGAGGTTTCAGATGATGTAAAAGAATTATCAAAATTATCAGTTAAAACATTAGAAGATTTTGTTAAGACTGATGAAAAAGAATTACCTAACAAGATAAAAGAAAACGAAGCAGGTACGGTAAACCTTAATCCGAACATGAATGTTCAGAGTATGGGGAATGCTACTCTTCCTGGAAATCCAGGTTCTATGAATTCTTTTAGTAGCCAAAAAACCGGAAGCGGTGACTTATTGGAACCTATTAAGAAAAAGAAAAAGAAGAAAAAGAAAACACACCTACTGTCATTTGATAAGTTTTTAAACATTTTGAAAGGCTGATAAATAAAACAAAGAACTATCAACCATTATGGCAGTAATATTACCTAAGTATCAACTTAAGGAGCTCTGGGAAGCTGGTGATCTCATCACGCAGTATTCCTCTTTTGAGTTAATTGAGGCGTGTTATAATGACAAGCTTGTGGCTGGTCGTAATGTAACATTAGACGTAGTTGAAACTCCTTCAGGAACAACCATTACAATAAACTCTGTTGGTGGTGGGGGTGGTACTGTAGTAAGTGTAGGTTCAGGAAATTCCCAATTTATAAATTTAACTGTAACTGGTAATCCTGCTGTTAATCCAGTTTTAACTGCTGCATTAAGTGCAACAGGTACCCCAAGTGCTAGTACATATTTAAGAGGTGATAATACATGGGCACCTATTCCTGATACAGGTGCAACAGGTCCTGTTGGTCCAGCTGGTGCCACTGGATTTATTGGTGCAACAGGCTCAGGAGCAACTGGAGCAACTGGAGCAACTGGAGCAACTGGAGCAACTGGGTTTACCGGATCAACTGGATTTACAGGAGCAACTGGAAGTGGTGCAACAGGATTAGGTTCGACTGGGGCAACTGGTGCAACTGGACCACAAGGTAATATAGGAGCAACTGGTATTGGTGCAACTGGGTTAGGTTCAACTGGAGCCACTGGTGCAACTGGACCACAAGGTAACATAGGAGCAACTGGTATTGGTTTACAGGGTGCAACAGGTGCAGGTGCAAGTGGAGCAACAGGTTCTCAAGGAGCAACAGGTGGACAAGGTGCTATTGGACAACAAGGATCTACTGGTGCTGTTGGTGAACAGGGTGCTACAGGAACTCAAGGATCAACTGGTGCAATTGGGCAACAAGGATCTACAGGTTCTCAAGGTGCTACGGGTTCTCAAGGATCGACTGGTGCAATTGGACAACAAGGATCAACTGGTGCCGTAGGACAACAAGGAGCAACTGGTGCTGTTGGTCAACAGGGAGCAACTGGATCTCAAGGTGCAACTGGTGCAGTTGGTGAACAGGGGTCTACAGGTTCTCAAGGTTCAACTGGTGCTGTAGGACAACAAGGATCTACTGGAGCTGTAGGTCAACAAGGAGCAACTGGATCTCAGGGAGCTACCGGTGCAGTTGGTGAACAGGGTGCCACGGGAACACAAGGTGCTGTTGGTGAACAAGGTGCAACTGGTGCTGTAGGACAACAAGGAGCTAGTGGTGCTGTAGGGCAACAAGGAGCTACAGGAACACAGGGTGCTACAGGAAGCCAAGGATCAACTGGATCTCAAGGAGATATTGGTTCTCAAGGTGCAACTGGTGCCGTAGGACAACAAGGCGCTACAGGATCTCAAGGAGATATTGGATCTCAAGGAGCCACAGGTGCAATTGGTGAACAAGGTGCAACTGGTGCAGTTGGTGAACAAGGTGCAACTGGTGGTCAAGGGGCAACGGGTGCTGTTGGTCAACAAGGATCTACTGGGGCTATAGGGCAACAAGGATCTACTGGAGCAGTTGGAGAACAAGGTGCTACGGGAACACAAGGTGCAATAGGTAATCAAGGAGCAACTGGTTCTCAAGGATCAACTGGTGCAGTTGGAGAACAAGGAGCAACAGGAACACAGGGTGCAGTTGGAGAACAAGGAGCAACTGGTGCCGTTGGTCAACAAGGTGCTACAGGAACACAAGGTGCAATAGGTAATCAAGGAGCAACTGGTTCTCAAGGAGCAACTGGTGCTGTAGGATTGCAGGGTGCCACGGGAACACAAGGTGCAATAGGTAATCAAGGAGCAACTGGTGCTGTTGGTCAACAAGGAGCATCAGGTTTATTAGGAGGCTGTTATAATGTAAAATATAATTCTGGAGCTTCTCCTAGTAATAACGAATTTAGAATGGGATTGGCTTCACCCACAACTTCAGCAGCAACACCGGCTTCTGTTAGAGTAATTAGTACAGATCCATTAGGATTAGCAATTGCATTAGCTCAAGCAGGAGCACAGGTAAGTATAACAGATCCAATTGGTGGAGGTACTGCAAATTATACATTTGCTTCATCTAGTGCAGGTGGTGGTTTAATAGATATGAACCTTAGTAATTTTAGTGGTTCAACATTTACATTTATAAATGCTGCTACATATACTATATGTATAGGATCTAATCCTGGTGCTGTAGGACAACAAGGAGCAACAGGAACTCAAGGTGCAACTGGTGCAATTGGTCAACAAGGTGCTACCGGGACTCAAGGTGCTGTTGGTGAACAAGGTGCAACTGGTGCCATAGGTAATCAGGGAGCCACAGGTTTACAAGGATCTACTGGATCTCAGGGTGCAACTGGTGCAGTTGGTCAACAAGGTGCAACTGGAACACAAGGTGCTGTAGGTAATCAAGGAGCAACTGGTTCTCAGGGAGCAACTGGTGCTGTTGGTCAACAAGGAGCTACAGGTTTACAAGGTTCTACTGGATCACAAGGTTCTACTGGATCACAAGGAGCAACTGGTGCCGTTGGTCAACAAGGTGCAACTGGAACACAAGGTGCTGTAGGTAATCAAGGATCAACCGGTTCTCAAGGAGCAACTGGTTTACAAGGAGCCGTTGGCGAACAAGGAGCAACTGGTGGACAAGGAGCTACAGGATTCCAAGGAGCTACAGGAACTCAGGGTGCAGTTGGTGAACAAGGAGCAACAGGTTCTCAAGGAGCAACGGGAAGTCAAGGTGCAACTGGTGCTGTAGGACAACAAGGAGCTACAGGAACACAAGGTGCTGTTGGTGAACAAGGTGCAACAGGCGCAATAGGTAATCAAGGTGCTGTTGGTGAACAGGGTGCAACTGGTGGACAAGGTGCTATCGGATCTCAAGGTGCAACTGGTGCTGTCGGTAATCAAGGTGCTGTTGGGGAACAAGGAGCAACTGGTTCTCAAGGAGCAACTGGTGCTGTCGGTAATCAAGGTGCAGTTGGAGAGCAAGGAGCAACAGGAAGCCAAGGAGCCACTGGTGCTGTAGGTAATCAAGGTGCAGTTGGAGAACAAGGTGCAACAGGAACTCAGGGTGCAGTAGGTAATCAAGGAGCAACAGGAAGTCAAGGTGCTACTGGAGCTGTAGGATTGCAGGGTGCAACTGGAACACAAGGTGCAGTTGGTAATCAAGGAGCAGTTGGAGAACAGGGTGCAGTTGGAGAACAAGGAGCAACAGGAATACAGGGTGCAGTTGGAGAACAAGGTGCTGTAGGTAATCAAGGTGCAGTTGGAGAACAAGGCGCAACAGGATCTCAAGGTGCAACTGGTGCTATTGGTCAACAAGGTGCTACAGGAACACAAGGTGCAATAGGTAATCAAGGAGCAACAGGATCTCAAGGTGCAACCGGCGCAGTTGGAGAACAAGGAGCTGTTGGTCAACAAGGAGCTACAGGAACTCAAGGCGCTGTTGGTGAACAAGGTTCTACAGGATCTCAAGGAGCAACAGGTATACAAGGTGCTGTTGGTGAACAAGGAGCAACCGGAACCCAAGGAGCAACTGGAGCAGTTGGTCAGCAAGGAGCAACAGGAACACAAGGTGCAGTTGGAGAACAAGGTGCAGTTGGAGAACAAGGGGCTACAGGTTTACAAGGAGCAACAGGAACACAAGGTGCAGTTGGTGAACAAGGAGCTGTCGGCGAACAAGGTGCAACAGGAAGCCAAGGAGCTACTGGTGCTGTTGGTCAACAAGGTGCAACAGGAAGCCAAGGTGCTGCTGGGGAACAGGGTGCTATTGGAGAACAAGGCGCAACAGGATCTCAAGGAGCAACAGGTTTACAAGGTGCTGTTGGTGAACAAGGTGCTATTGGTGAACAAGGAGCCACAGGAATACAAGGTGCAGTTGGAGAACAGGGCGCAGTTGGAGAACAAGGAGCAACAGGAAGCCAAGGTGCTACTGGAAGCCAAGGTGCAACTGGTGCAATTGGTCAACAAGGTGCTACCGGGACTCAGGGTGCTATTGGAGAACAAGGTGCAACAGGAACTCAAGGCGCAACAGGATCTCAAGGCGCAACAGGTTTACAAGGTGCTGTTGGTGAACAAGGTGCTGTTGGTGAACAAGGAGCAACCGGAGCAGTTGGTCAACAAGGAGCAACAGGAACACAAGGTAATGTAGGTAATCAAGGAGCAACGGGAAGCCAAGGTGCTACTGGAGCTGTAGGTAATCAAGGTGCCGTTGGTCAACAAGGAGCAACTGGCGGACAAGGAGCTGTTGGTGAACAAGGAGCTGTTGGTGAACAAGGTGCTACTGGAAGTCAAGGTGCAACTGGTGCTGTAGGTAATCAAGGTGCAATAGGTAATCAAGGTGCAGTTGGAGAACAGGGTGCTACAGGAACACAAGGTAATATAGGTAATCAAGGAGCAACTGGTTCTCAAGGTGCAACTGGAGCTGTAGGTGAACAAGGTGCTGTTGGTAATCAGGGTGCAACCGGAAGTCAAGGAGCTACAGGTTTACAAGGCGCGATTGGTGAACAAGGAGCTGTCGGAGAACAAGGTGCTGTTGGTGAACAAGGTGCTACAGGTTCCCAAGGAGCAACCGGAGCTGTTGGTAATCAAGGTGCTATTGGTCAACAAGGTGCAACAGGAACTCAAGGAGCTGTTGGTAATCAAGGTGCAGTTGGAGAACAAGGTGCAACAGGCGCTGTAGGTAATCAAGGTGCTGTCGGAGAACAAGGAGCCACAGGAAGCCAAGGTGCAACCGGTTTACAAGGTGCTGTTGGTGAACAAGGCGCAGTTGGTGAACAAGGAGCCACAGGAACTCAGGGTGCAGTTGGCGAACAAGGTGGTATTGGTGAACAGGGTGCTACAGGAAGTCAAGGAGCTACTGGTGCCGTAGGTCAACAAGGAGCAACAGGAACTCAGGGTGCAGTCGGTGAACAAGGAGCAGTTGGTGAACAAGGTGCAACTGGTGCCGTAGGTCAACAAGGAGCAACAGGAACTCAGGGTGCAGTCGGTGAACAAGGAGCAGTTGGTGAACAAGGTGCAACTGGTGCTGTTGGTAATCAAGGAGCAGTTGGTGAACAAGGTGCTGTTGGTGAACAAGGTGCAACAGGAAGCCAAGGAGCAACAGGTGCTGTTGGCCAACAAGGGGCAACAGGAACTCAGGGTGCTGTTGGTGAACAAGGTTCTACAGGATCTCAAGGAGCTACAGGTTCTCAAGGAGCTACTGGTGCCGTAGGTCAACAAGGAGCAACAGGAACTCAGGGTGCAGTTGGTGAACAAGGTGCAGTTGGTGAACAAGGTGCTACAGGAATACAAGGTGCAGTTGGTGAACAAGGAGCTACTGGATCTCAAGGTGCAACTGGTTTACAAGGTTCAACTGGAACACAAGGTGCAGTTGGTGAACAAGGTGCTGTTGGTGAACAGGGTGCAACAGGAAGCCAAGGAGCTACTGGTGCCGTAGGTCAACAAGGAGCAACAGGAACTCAGGGTGCAGTCGGTGAACAAGGTGCCACAGGTTCTCAAGGTGCTACTGGATCTCAAGGAGCAACTGGAGCTGTTGGTAATCAAGGTGCAACTGGTTTACAAGGTTCAACTGGAACACAAGGAGCAGTTGGTGAACAAGGTGCTGTTGGTGAACAAGGAGCTACAGGTTCTCAAGGGGCTACTGGTGCCGTAGGTCAACAAGGGGCAACAGGTACACAAGGTAATATAGGTAATCAAGGAGCAACAGGATCCCAAGGAGCTACTGGATCTCAAGGAGCAACTGGGGCTGTTGGTAATCAAGGAGCAACAGGAAGCCAAGGTGCAGTTGGTGAACAAGGTGCTACAGGAATACAAGGCGCTGTAGGTAATCAAGGTGCAGTTGGAGAACAAGGTGCTGTTGGTGAACAAGGTGCAACAGGAAGCCAAGGAGCTACTGGTGCCGTAGGCCAACAAGGAGCAACAGGAAGCCAAGGTGCAGTTGGTGAACAAGGTGCCACAGGTTCTCAAGGAGCTACAGGTTCTCAAGGAGCAACCGGTGCTGTAGGTAATCAAGGCGCAGTTGGTGAACAAGGCGCAGTTGGTGAACAAGGCGCAGTTGGTGAACAAGGTGCAACAGGAAGCCAAGGAGCAACTGGTGCTGTAGGTAATCAAGGTGCAGTTGGTAACCAAGGAGCAACTGGTTCTCAAGGAGCAACAGGTGCTGTAGGTAATCAAGGTGCAATAGGTAATCAAGGTGCTACCGGTTCACAAGGTGCGACAGGTTTACAAGGTGCTGTAGGTAATCAAGGAGCAACAGGAAGTCAAGGTGCTACTGGAGCTGTTGGTCAACAGGGTGCCACTGGCCCAAAAGGTGAAGTTGGTGATCAAGGAGCTACAGGTTCTCAAGGAGCTACAGGTTCTCAGGGAGCGACAGGTATACAAGGTGCTGTTGGTGAACAGGGTGCAACAGGAAGTCAAGGTTCAACTGGTGCCGTAGGTCAACAAGGTGCCACTGGTCCAAAAGGTGAAGTTGGTGATCAAGGAGCTACAGGTTCTCAAGGGGCCACCGGAGCAGTTGGTCAACAAGGAGCAACAGGAACCCAAGGAGCTGTAGGTAATCAAGGAGCAACAGGATCCCAAGGAGCTACTGGTGCCGTTGGTAATCAAGGTGCTATTGGTCAACAAGGTGCAACAGGAATTCAAGGAGCTGTTGGTAATCAGGGTGCTATTGGAGAACAGGGTGCTACTGGTACTCAAGGAGCAACAGGAAGCCAAGGAGCAACAGGAGGGCAAGGTGCAACTGGACCAAAAGGTGATGTTGGTGACCAAGGAGCAACTGGATTCCAAGGAGCTACTGGAGCTGTAGGTAATCAAGGTGCTGTTGGTGAACAAGGAGCCACAGGAACACAAGGTGCAGTAGGTCAACAAGGTGCAACAGGAGGCCAAGGTGCTGTAGGTAATCAAGGTGCTATTGGTGATCAAGGAGCAACAGGATTCCAAGGTGCAACCGGAGCTGTAGGTAATCAAGGAGCTGTAGGTAATCAAGGAGCAACAGGAAGTCAAGGTGCTACTGGTTCTCAAGGTGCTACTGGCTCTCAAGGCGCGACAGGTTTACAAGGAGCTGTAGGTAATCAAGGAGCAACGGGAAGCCAAGGTGCTACCGGAGCTGTTGGTAATCAAGGTGCAGTCGGAGAACAAGGTGCCGTTGGGCAACAGGGTGCAACAGGAGGCCAAGGTGCTACAGGACCAAAAGGTGATGTTGGTGACCAAGGAGCAACTGGATTCCAAGGGGCAACTGGTGCAATTGGACAACAAGGTGCTACAGGAACTCAGGGTGCAGTTGGTAATCAAGGAGCAACAGGTTCTCAAGGAGCAACTGGAAGTCAAGGCGCAACTGGCGCAGTAGGTAATCAAGGAGCTATCGGTGAACAGGGCGCAACAGGAAGCCAAGGAGCTACAGGTTTACAAGGAGCTGTAGGTAATCAAGGAGCTGTAGGTAATCAAGGAGCAGTAGGACAACAAGGTGCAACTGGTCCAAAAGGTGAAGTTGGTGATCAAGGAGCTACAGGTTCTCAAGGAGCAACTGGTTTACAAGGAGCTATTGGAGAACAAGGTGCTACTGGTACTCAAGGAGCAGTTGGTAATCAAGGAGCAGTAGGACAACAAGGTGCAACTGGTCCAAAAGGTGAAGTTGGTGATCAAGGAGCTACTGGTGCTGTAGGTAATCAAGGAGCAGTAGGTAATCAAGGAGCAGTTGGTGAACAAGGAGCAACAGGAAGCCAAGGTGCTACAGGATCTCAAGGTGCAACTGGTGCCGTTGGTAATCAAGGTGCTGTAGGTAACCAAGGAGCTACAGGTTCTCAAGGTGCAACTGGTGCTATAGGTAATCAAGGAGCAGTTGGTAATCAAGGAGCAGTTGGTGAACAAGGAGCAACAGGAAGCCAAGGAGCAACAGGAAGTCAAGGTTCAACTGGTGCAAAAGGTGAAGTTGGTGATCAAGGAGCAACTGGTGCTGTTGGTCAACAAGGTGCAACAGGAAGTCAAGGTAAAATAGGTAATCAAGGAGCAACTGGATTCCAAGGAGCAACCGGAGCTGTAGGTAATCAAGGTGCTATAGGTAATCAAGGAGCAGTTGGTGAACAAGGAGCAACAGGAACTCAGGGTGCAGTTGGTAATCAAGGAGCCGTTGGTAAACAAGGCGCAACTGGAATACAAGGAGCTGTAGGTAATCAAGGTGCAGTAGGACAACAAGGTGCCACTGGTCCAAAAGGTGAAGTTGGCGATCAAGGAGCCACTGGAGCTATAGGTAATCAAGGTGCTGTTGGTAATCAAGGTGCTGTTGGTGAACAAGGAGCTACGGGTTCTCAGGGTGCAACTGGTGCCGTAGGTCAACAAGGTGCCACAGGCCCAAAAGGTGAAGTTGGTGATCAAGGAGCAACAGGAATCCAAGGTGCTGTAGGTAATCAAGGTGCAGTTGGCAAACAAGGTGCAACTGGTTTACAAGGAGCAGTGGGTAACCAAGGAGCAACTGGTTCACAAGGAGCAACTGGTGTTGTTGGTGATCAAGGACCAGTCGGTGTACAAGGTGCAACAGGAACACAAGGAGCAGCAGGTAATCAAGGTGCAGTTGGTGATCAAGGACCAGTCGGTGTACAAGGTGCAACCGGTTCTCAAGGAGCAACGGGAGCAGTTGGTAATCAAGGTGCAGTTGGTGATCAAGGACCGGTCGGTGTACAAGGTGCAACAGGAAGTCAAGGTAAAATAGGTAATCAAGGAGCAACAGGTTCTCAAGGTAAAGTAGGTAATCAAGGAGCAACTGGTTCTCAAGGAGCTACAGGTGCAGTTGGTAATCAAGGAGCTATTGGTAATCAGGGTGCTGTTGGTGAACAAGGTGCAACAGGAAGCCAAGGAGCAACAGGTGCTGTTGGTCAACAAGGTGCAACAGGAACTCAGGGTGCAGTAGGTAATCAAGGAGCAACTGGTTCTCAAGGGGCAACTGGTGCTGTAGGTAATCAAGGTGCTGTAGGTAATCAAGGTGCAGTTGGTGAACAGGGTGCTACAGGTTCTCAAGGTAAAGTAGGGTTCCAAGGAGCAACTGGTTCTCAAGGAGCTACAGGTGCAGTTGGTAATCAAGGAGCTGTTGGTGAACAAGGAGCCACAGGAACACAAGGTGCAGCAGGTAATCAAGGAGCAATTGGGGAACAAGGCGCAACAGGATCTCAAGGAGCAACTGGTGCTGTAGGTAATCAAGGAGCTGTAGGTAATCAAGGTGCTGTCGGAGAACAAGGTGCTGTTGGTGAACAAGGAGCAACAGGAAGTCAAGGAGCTGTTGGTAAACAAGGTGCGACTGGAGCTGTAGGTAATCAAGGAGCAGTAGGTAATCAAGGTGCAACAGGAAGCCAAGGTGCAACTGGAGCTGTAGGTAATCAAGGAGCAGTAGGTAATCAAGGTGCTATCGGAGAACAAGGTGCAACAGGAGCTCAGGGTGCTGTTGGTAATCAAGGAGCTGTAGGCTTACAAGGTGCTACAGGAATTCAAGGGGCAATTGGAGAACAAGGCGCTACTGGATCTCAGGGTGCAACAGGAGCTGTTGGTAATCAAGGAGCAGTTGGAGAACAAGGTGCAACAGGAACACAAGGCGCAGTAGGTAACCAAGGAGCCGTTGGTAATCAAGGTAATATTGGTGCAACTGGAACTCAAGGTGCAGTTGGTAATCAAGGAGCTGTTGGTTTACAAGGTGCAACAGGAGCCGTTGGTAATCAAGGTGCAATTGGCGAACAAGGTGCTACAGGATCTCAGGGAGCCACAGGTATACAAGGTGCAGTAGGTAATCAAGGTGCAGCAGGTAATCAAGGAGCTGTTGGTGAACAAGGTGCAACAGGAAGCCAAGGTGCAACAGGTGCAGTTGGTAATCAAGGTAATATTGGTTCAACTGGAACTCAAGGAGCAGTTGGTAATCAAGGCGCAGCAGGTAACCAAGGAGCTGTAGGTTTACAAGGAGCAACAGGTTCTCAAGGTAAAGTAGGATTCCAAGGTGCTACAGGTTCTCAAGGAGCCACTGGTGCTGTAGGTAATCAAGGTGCAGCAGGTAATCAAGGAGCTGTTGGTGAACAAGGTGCAACAGGAACACAAGGAGCCGCAGGTAATCAAGGAGCCGTTGGTAATCAAGGAGCCGTTGGTGAGCAGGGTGCTACAGGTTCTCAAGGAGCAACAGGCGCCGTAGGTAATCAAGGTGCAGTTGGTAATCAAGGTGCAGTTGGTGAACAAGGTGCAACAGGAACACAAGGAGCCGCAGGTAATCAAGGAGCAGTAGGTAATCAAGGTGCAGTTGGCGAACAAGGTGCTACAGGATCTCAAGGAGCCACAGGTATACAAGGTGCTGTTGGTAATCAAGGCGCAGTAGGTAATCAAGGAGCTGTTGGGCAACAGGGTGCAACAGGAAGCCAAGGTGCAACTGGTGCTGTAGGTAATCAAGGAGCAGCAGGTAATCAAGGAGCTGTTGGTGAACAAGGAGCCACAGGAACACAAGGTGCAGCAGGTAATCAAGGAGCCGTTGGTAATCAAGGAGCCGTTGGAGAACAGGGTGCTACAGGTTCTCAAGGAGCAACCGGGGCAGTCGGACAACAAGGTGCTGTCGGTAATCAAGGTGCAGCAGGTAATCAAGGAGCTGTAGGTTTACAAGGTGCAACAGGTGCTGTAGGTAATCAGGGTGCCGTTGGTAAACAAGGTGCTACTGGAACACAAGGTGCAGCAGGTAACCAAGGAGCTGTTGGTAATCAAGGAGCTGTAGGTTTACAAGGTGCAACAGGTGCTGTAGGTAATCAGGGTGCTGTTGGTAAACAAGGCGCAACAGGAACACAAGGTGCAGCAGGTAATCAAGGTGCAGCAGGTAATCAAGGAGCTGTAGGTTTACAAGGTGCAACAGGTGCAATAGGTAATCAAGGTGCAACAGGAAAACAAGGTGCTACTGGAACACAAGGAGCAGTAGGTAATCAAGGTGCAATAGGTTTACAAGGTGCAACAGGAACTCAGGGTGCTGTTGGTAATCAAGGAGCCGTTGGTAAACAAGGCGCAACCGGTGCAGTAGGTAATCAAGGTGCAGCAGGTAATCAAGGAGCTGTTGGTGAACAAGGTGCTACAGGATCTCAAGGTAAAGTTGGTAATCAAGGAGCAACAGGAAGTCAGGGTGCAACCGGTGCAGTAGGTAATCAAGGTGCAGCAGGTAATCAAGGTGCAGCAGGTAATCAAGGTGCAGTTGGTTTACAAGGTGCAACAGGGGCAGTTGGTAATCAAGGTGCTGTTGGTAAACAAGGTGCAACAGGAACACAAGGTGCAGCAGGTAACCAAGGAGCTGTTGGTGAACAAGGAGCTGTAGGTTTACAAGGTGCAACAGGTGCAATAGGTAATCAAGGAGCTGTAGGAAAACAAGGTGCTACTGGAACACAAGGTGCAGTAGGTAAACAAGGTGCAACTGGTGCTGTTGGTAATCAAGGAGCAGTAGGTAATCAAGGCGCAGTTGGTGAACAAGGAGCAACAGGAACTCAGGGTGCTGTTGGTAATCAAGGAGCAGTAGGTTTACAAGGTGCAACTGGTGCAATAGGTAATCAAGGTGCAACAGGAAAACAAGGTGCTACTGGAACACAAGGAGCTGTAGGTAATCAAGGAGCTGTTGGTGAACAAGGTGCTACTGGAACACAAGGTGCAGTAGGTAATCAAGGAGCCGTTGGTAAACAAGGTGCAACTGGTGCAGTAGGTAATCAAGGAGCTGTAGGTAATCAAGGAGCTGTTGGTGAACAAGGAGCCACAGGAACACAAGGAGCAGTAGGTAATCAAGGTGCAATAGGTTTACAAGGTGCAACAGGTGCAATAGGTAATCAAGGTGCTGTAGGAAAACAGGGTGCTACTGGAACGCAAGGTGCAGTAGGTAAACAAGGTGCAACTGGTGCAGTAGGTAATCAAGGAGCTGTAGGTAATCAAGGTGCCGTTGGTGAACAAGGTGCTACAGGTTCTCAAGGTAAAGTAGGATTCCAAGGTGCAACTGGATTCCAAGGCGCGACTGGTGCTGTAGGTCAACAAGGTAATAGTGGCCCAGACGGTGGGCAAGGTGCTACTGGTGCAGGCGGTGAACAAGGAGCCACAGGAACACAAGGTGCTGTAGGTAATCAAGGAGCTACAGGTTCTCAAGGTGCTATCGGAGAACAAGGTACCGTTGGTGTACAAGGTGCAACAGGAACACAAGGTGCAGCAGGTAATCAAGGAGCAGTTGGTAATCAAGGTAAAATAGGTGTACAAGGTGCAACTGGTACTCAAGGAGCCGTTGGTGGGCAAGGTGGAACTGGTGCTCAGGGTAGTGCGGTAGGTGCAGTGTATAAAGACACAATGTTTACACAATCAGCTTTTATACAAGATGCTGGTGTTGGTACATACCAAGGAGATATAGCAGATGGAGATTCTATCTGGGTTGACAATAACTCATTTATAAAAACACCAGCATGGGTTGTTTCAAGATCCCATAAGTATATGATTGATCCAGCAGTGGGTGTTACTCAACCGATTCTATTCTGTGGAACTCTTGCAGTATCAGCTGCTGCCGGTACATTTGGCAAGTTTAATGGAAGATGGGTTATAACTGGTTACACATGTTCTGATGTGCAAAGTACAGACTTTACGAAAGAGGTTACATCGGTATGGACGGCATATTGTAATTGGGACATGAGTGGTTTTAATCCTCTTTCCAAAGCTGCTTTTTGTTGTGAAGTAGAAATAGATCCAACTGGTATTGAACAATGTGATATGATTGTAGTACAGTTAGAGATTAAGGATAATGAGAAAGGAATTGTTCAACAAATGGCATTAAACTATGGAGCAGCTCAAACTAACGATACATTCTAAAACAAAACATAAATGAAAACAATCATTAGGTTTATAATAGCCCTTTTTAAATACATTATTTGGGGAGATCAGGTTACATCTGATAAATATAATAATAGAATATCAATATGTAATCAATGCTCCGATAAATGCGGGAATAAGTGTTGCATTTGTGGATGCTATTTAAAAAAGAAAGCAAAATGGTCAACAGAAAGTTGTCCTAAAAATAAATGGTAATTATGGGATGTGGTTGTGGACAAACTAGAACTAATCAACAAATAAGAGAAGAGAAAGATAGAAATATGCTAGGTCGTGCTAGAAATACAGTAAGAAGAGTATGGAAACAGGCCCAAAATGAACAACCTTCTCATGTCGTAAAAAGAATAAATAAAAAATAAAATAAAATAAAGATGGATTCTCTAACGTCAAAACCGTCATGTATAAATGATCTTAAAGAATTAGTTAATAACTTAACTGATCGTGATGTTGATATTAAGAACCATCTTAAAAGTATTAAGTCAGTCCTAGAAGATAAAAGGATTAAATGCGATACGGTAAAAATTAAAAAGATTAAACAAATTCTTAAAAATGGCTAACGGAGAACAAAATGGTTGGAATGAATATTCTAAACTCGTAATCGCAGAATTGGAAAGACTTAATGATGGTATCACTAATCTTAATGGTGAAATACAAGATCTTAAAAGAGAAATAGCAGAGCTTAAAGTTAAAGAAGATTTTGCCAAAGAATTATGGAAATGGAAACAAGCCGTAGATGAGGTTGCTTCCCCAAGCCAATTAAATACTACAATTAAAGATGTAGCTGATCTAAAAACCTTTAAAACACAGGCTATCACTGTCTGGGCTGTTGTTCAATTAATAACTGCTACTGTTATTGGTCTTTTAAAATATTTTAAATAATCTTTTATTATATCTTTCAACTCCCTTGCTTTTTTGTTATATTTTAATTAAATAAATAATAAAAATAACAAATATGATAGACGATTGGTTAAATCAAAATCCTGATGATGGATTCAATCCTAATGATCACGGTATTGAAATGGATGAAATCGCAAAACTACATGCAATGTCAGATATGAAAGAAGATCAAGAAATATGGGCAAGAGAACAAGCTAATAAATTTTATAATGATTTTGAAAGCTTAAATATATCTGATTCAATTTTAGCAGTTAATAGTTTAATTAAAACAAAAGTACTAAGTATAAGTCAAGTTAACACTATGTTGGATAATATGATTGATGTTTTTCTCCTAGACGAAGAATATGAAAAGTGTCATGTTTGTAATGAAATTAAAAAAGGTTTAAAAGAATGTTAGAATTTAATGCAGAAAATTTAGAAGAACTTGAAATTGAAGCAGCGGCGAGAGCTCACGAAGTTTCAGTTGAAGTCACAAAGGGTGTAATTAAAGCTTTAGAAAATAATGTAGATAAAGTAGTTATAGGAGTATTAGCTACATTGGATTTAGATTTAAGTGTAGATAAGGAAGGTTATTTAGAAGCTTTAGAGACTAACCTAGTTAGGTGTGAAGAATCGGAAGAATTTGAATTATGTAAAGAGTCTATTAAGTGGATTAAAAAACTTAAAGAATAAAAATATAATAACTTTAGTATTAATTAAGATCGGATTTTCCGATCTTTTTTGTTTATTAAGATAATTTACTTAAAAAATCTTACCTATTTAAAATAAATATTAAAAATAGCTTTAGTTATATGAAATACTTATTTAGCATAATAATTACATTAGTAATGTTAGTACCATCTAATGTGAATGCTCAAAATGATTCATTTTTTAATAAAATGTACCAAGATTTTTTAAAGTATGGTACGGTATATGGTTCAGGAGAAATTAGAAATTCTGTAGAAGCATCAACACCTTCTTATTTTGTTAGAACCAACCAAGACGGTTCAATATATTCTATACCTGATGTTGTAGATAATACACCATCATTTCCTTTTGATTATAGGTATGGTTTTGGAATAAGAAAGCTAGCAAGATTTGGTTATGAAAGAAAGCCTAGAAACTATTATGATGGTACAGAACAACAATTAGCATTTACTGCACCTACATCTGCTGTAAATGGATTTGAATATCAATTTCATTTAGAAAAAGAAAGATGGCAAGGTAGAGAATTTAATAATCATAGATTGTTTTTAAAGCACACTGGTAAATATCATATAGTAAAAGCTGAAAGTAGAGAAGTTGGTAGAATCAATTTAAATTATCAGTCAGCTGAAGTAAGAGGCCGCTTACCTATAGGTGAAAAATTTTCAATATCAGCAGGTGCTGTATTCAGAACTCACGAGAGAGCCTATGGTTATAATCCTGTAGAAATTTGGTTAAATGAAACAGAAATTATAGATGGCCAAGAATATCCATCTAACCCATGGTATACTTTAGGATATGATTATGGATATCAAGATATCTTTTATGAAGAAACTAGTACAGATCCGTATACTGGTGAAGAAATAACCAAACAAGATTGGTATTGGATTGATTCAAATGGAGTTGAGGTTGCTCATTCAGATTTAGATTTTAGAGAAACTATCTTTCCTAGTTTAATGAACAGATATAATAATGAAATATGGAGTCAGTTAGATAGGTTCGGTGAAATTGCACCAATTATAGGTTTTGATTTTTATCATTATAAAAATAACTTTTGGCTGCATGCTTATGGTAATTATATTTTACCATATCATAAATATGTTATGGGTGATGAAGAAGTAAGTTACTTAAATAGAAATAATTGGGGTAAAGGTGGTTTAGTTCAAGATGCAGAATTAGAGCAGTGGGATGATTATTCATTTGGAGCTAGTTTTGGTTGGAAGGTTGGTAAAAATCTTGGTGTGTTCGTTGAAGGTGAATTCAGTAAAATGTGGGATAGTAAATTATATCAGTCTACATTTGGATTAAATTATACATTTAAATAAAATGGCAAAAGAATTAAATGAAAATTTAGATTTTAGGGTTAGTATAAAAACCTTAATTGCAATTGGTGCTGCTATGGCAACAGTCATAAGTATGTGGTTTGTTTTACAATCAGATATAGATGAAGCAAAAAAGTTACCTAAGCCGGTAATTGATAGGGTAGAGTATGATTTAAAAGATGAGTTGGTTCGCCAAACTATTATGGATACACAAGAAGACGTTGAAGATATAAAGGAACAACTTCAAAAGATGGATGAGCGCCTTTATGAATTACAGCAAAGAAGATAATATGAAAAAGATTTTATTTATTATTTTTTTATTCTTAAGCACAAATGTGTTTGCTCAACAATGGGTTTCAGATAAAGACTTTGATACTAAAGTTATAGGTTATGAAGCTTTTGAAGATAATTCTATACATGATGTAATAGTTGTAGAATTTTATGCAGAGTTTAATAAAGATAATGCCTTTAAGGATTGGAAAAAAATTGATGACTTAGATGGTGTTCAGTATTATAGATGCGATATTGCCACTTCTCCAAAATTAAAAAAGGATCTTAAAATTAGAATGGCACCAACATTACTTCTCTATATTAGAGGTGATGCATATATTAAATTTACAGCAAGAGCAGGATTAGATCTTAAATGTCCTGTTGACTTTGATAAATTAGTAAGAGCTATTGAAGTTGTCAAAAGAGAATCTCAATTTTAAACTGAAACATCTTTGATTTATTCCATATAATAATAAATCAATCTATGGGACTTAGAGACGACTGGCAATATTCCGATACTAAATTTACTCCACCACAAAATCCACTTTTAAGTAAAAGGTTAGTAATCAAAAACCTTAATCAAATACTACAATTATTAGAAGACAAATCACCCTATCTTGCAGCAGATAGGATTAGGTTTTTAATCTCTGATATTGAGAATGATAAATTAAAACCAGGGAATTTGTAAAATAATTGTGAAATTGTTGTAAATTTCTCCAGAAGTATGTAATTATATTAATATAACAATATAACATATAACATACTATGAACAACAAAATTAACACACCTCTCACTGAACTTATTAAACAATTAGAATCTGAGTTAAATCATGAGAGTACTAGGCAAGGATTAAAATATGCAATTGCGATTGCAAAAAGAATGCTAAAAAAGGAAAAAGAAATAATGTGCTGGTTTGCTGATGAATGGCACGAAATGAAAATAAATAAAAACTTTTAAAAAAAACAAGAAATCTTGGTACGAATCCCAAAAATTAGTATTATATTTATACTATATTAATTAATACATAACAACATGGACAATATAGTTTACATTGAAGAAATTGGATACTGCCGAGAAATAACAGTAAATCGCTATAATCAAGATGGAGTTAATGAACCTTATAACATTTATGAACCAATTGAAAATTGTTAATAACTTTCTGAAAAAAACAAGATTTTATAGTTCAAATCCCAATTAAATTGATTATATTTATATATTAATAATAAAACAAAAAACGGAACCTATATGAACACTACTTTGTACAAAGACATTCAAAAAAACATTAATTCATCTGACCCTGTGCTATCCAATATGAGATTGGTCGTACACCTTGCTAAAAAATACCAAGGAATGGGACTATCACTAGAAGATCTAATCCATGAAGGTACAATCGGATTATGTAAAGCTAGGGATAAATGGAAAAAAGACGGTGGATCTAAATTTTCTTCATATGCAGCAGCATGGATTAAAGCTACAATTCGCCAAGCCTTAAATAATAAGAGTAGGACTATTCGTGTACCTGCTCATAAAACTCATATCCCTGATATAGGACCTAAAGTATCTGAATTGGATCCAACATATCAAGGCACATATGAATCTCATATTGAATCACGTCATGATTCAGATCATCTTAAGTTTAAAATTGAAAAGTTAATGGGTAAACTAAAACCTAAACAACAAGAAATTATCAAAATGAAATTTGGTATTGATTGTAATGAAATGAAAACTTCTGAAATTGCAAAAGAACTCGGTATTACTGTTCAATCAGTAAACGGTACTATTCGTAATTCACTTAAAATTATGAAGGGATGATTATAAAGAAAATACAATTATATGCCGAAACGATAAAACCTCTTTTAGAATGGATTAAAGAAAACCCTAATGATAAGGATGTAAAGTACACTGTAACAAGACTTATCAGGTTTTATAGTAATACACCTAAAGAATTAGGAATCCCTTATATGTATTCCCGAGCTGCTTTACAAAAGGCGCAAAGATTAGAAATTCCTGATGCTGAAGAAAGGCTTAAATGGGTTACATGGAGACAGCAAACAAATAAAGCCGGGTTACGTGATGTAGGTAGGATAGACGGAGTTTTTCATTTAGAGCATATTGTACCAGTTTCTCAGATTGCAAAAAAGCTTTATGCTTTAGAAGATATAACAGTAAGAAAGATCTATGCTATTCTTGTAAATAACTTTAAAATAGCTTGGATATTAAAAACAGAACAAAAAGTATTGGATGAGGTAAATCGTAGCGGGGAAAGGACTCCTAAAGAAATGACAAGCCTTAACATTTTTATTAAAGGATATAATTATTAAACTATGCCAGAATTAGCAGAACTTAGATTGACAGCAGCTTATATAAATGAGTGTAGTGGGAGTGGTACTCCTTCTATCAGATATACTAACATTAAGAAAAATCCAGTACATAAAGGAAAGGATATTGAGCTACCTTTTGAAGGTGACTTTGGTATTACTGCTGAGAGTCGAGGAAAGGAATTAATCTTATGGTTATCTCAGAAAGGAGAAAAAGTTCCTCTTAAAATGACTATGGGAATGAGTGGTCATTTTAAATTAACTAACACTGGGCAAGAACCGAAGCATGCTCATTTAAAATTTTATAGGCATGATGGTACTACCTTATCTTTTGTTGATGTAAGAAGATTCGGTAAATGGAAGTTAGGAGAAACTTGGGGTACTAATCGGGGACCAGATCCAACAATGGAGCCTGATGAATTTAAATATAACATTCTTAAAAATTTAGATCAAAAGGTTTTTAATCAACCTATTCATTTAGTTCTTATGAACCAAAAATACTTTAACGGTATTGGTAATTACTTAAGAGCCGAGATACTTTATAGGCTACCTCATATAAATCCTTTTATGGATGCCAGAGAAGTAATAGAAAATTGCCCACAGCTTTTAGAGCTTTGTATTGAAATTCCTAGAAAAGCATATTCATTAGGTGGAGGCCAATTAAAAGATTGGGAGAATCCTTGGAAATCAGATAAAGAAAAGTTTGAAAAATTTATTAAGTGCTATAACAATAAGAACATGGCATACATAAAAGATAAGAACGGCAGGCGATTTTGGTTTGATCCTAAATGGAGTATTGATATGCTAGGTGAAGTTCTAAAACAACAAAAAGAAAAATAAAACAATCTTTACTTTTAGCTATATAAAAATAAATCAAAACTTATATGGCAAACACTGATAATAAATGCAAGGATCTCGATGTTAGAGATTATTGGAAAGAGAAAGAATATGATGTTAAAGTTAATTCATTAGAAGAACTTTATTCTCTCCAAGCTAAAACTCAAAATATGTATTTTGAAAAGCAAGGTAGAAAACCTTTCTCAGAGTTCACGATAGGTGATGTTATAGATTTTTTAATGGTTACTAATCATGCAATCATTGATGAACTACATGAAATGGTAGATGCTGTTGGTGGTATCGAAGACGGTGTAGGTAATGCTGCATGGAAACCTTGGAAATCCGCAAACCCTAAAGTAAGAAAACAAAAACTTTCTGATTTAACTCCAGGTGATTTAAAAGAATTAAAAATGGAATGGATTGATGTAATGCATTTTGTATTTAATGCAGGTTTAGCAATCGGTGTTACCCCACAAGAATTTTATAATTATTATCTCTCTAAGAATGAGGAGAATTGGAACAGACAAGAAAACAATTATTAATCATTACCTATAAAAAATAAAATATGCTATTAGACATAACTCAAGAAGATCGCCAATTATGGGTCTCTTATTTTAATCTTGACGGAAAAACTAGATTTAAGACTTATGATCTTCAACCAGAAGATATGTTTAACTGGGAAGTTTGTGATGGTGGTGATCCTAAAGCAGATCCTAAAATTAAAAACTGGGATGGGCGTTCTGTAAAGAAAGCAAAATCAAGGTACTTAAACAAATATAGAATTATAGAATATATGGATCAACTATCATTTTCTGATAGAGAGCTTATATTTGGTTATCATTTTCCTAAAACATATTTTGTAGATATTGAGGTTGAGGTTACTGATTCATTTCCTGAACCAAGTAAAGCACCGAACCCGGTGACTGCAATTTGTATAGTAACACCAGAAAAACAATGTGTAGTGCTAGCTACTAAAAATTTAGATAAACCTATACAGTCTAAAATACAAAAGCAAATAGACGAACATTTTAAAGATATAGGTGAAGAATTTTCTTTTATCTTTAAATGTTTTGATAATGAGTATGATATGCTATATACATTCATGGATACTTTTGTTAAAAAGTTTTCTATGATGACAGGTTGGAACTTTGTACAATTTGACTGGCAATATATTGTAAACCGTTGCAAGAAATTAGGAATTGATCCTTCTATTGCTTCTCCTATTGGTAGGACTTTTGGCAAAAATGAATTCCCCTGCCATGTAGGAGTAATGGATTATTTAGATATTTATGCAAAGTGGGATAGGACTGTAGATATTAAAGAAGATTTTAAATTAGATACAGTAGGTGAAGCTGTTGTAGGAATCCGTAAAATTAAATATGAAGGTACAATACAAGATATGTATGAAAAAGATTATCCTAAGTACATTTTCTATAATGCAGTTGATACCGCTCTTGTTTATTTAATCCATGAAAAGATTAAGACAATGGAAATTGCATTAACTATTGCTCATATGACTCAGATTAGTATTTTTAAAGCTGCATCACCAGTAGCAATTACAGAAGCATTATTAGCTAGAGAATTTTTAACTAGAAATTTAGTAATGGCTAAAGACCCTAAAGCTCCCCCAACTAAAAGGCAGCAGTTTGAAGGAGCCTTTGTAAAAGAACCTAAAACAGGAATGCATAATGCTGTAGCTGCTTTTGATTTTGCTTCTCTGTATCCTTCTATTATGAGGCAGTTAAATGTTTCACCTGAAAGTTTTATTAGAAAAGTAAAACCAGAAATTAGAGATAGGGAAGTAGGAGAAGATAGAATTGTTTCTGTAACTGGTGCCGTTTATAGTACAGAGAGATCTATTTTAAAAGATGTGTTAAGTAGGCTGTATGGCCAAAGAAGAGAATATAAGAAAGAATCATTTAGGCTACAACAAGAAGCTTATGATTTAGAGCAGGAGTTAAAAAAACAAGACAATGATTAAATCAAATGTCTTAGGTAGAATAAATAAAAAACAAAATCAATTATAGACATGCAACCATCTCACCATGAGTTGCATGTTTAGTCTAAAATAATAAATTAATTATGAGCAAACTATTTACTGAACGTGTCGAATATAAACCTTTTGAATATCCTGAATATTATTTAGAAGGCTGGTTACCACAAGCACAAGCATTTTGGTTACATACTGAAATTTCAATGCAAGGTGATGTTAAAGATTGGAACGAAAATTTAAAACCACACGAGAAGAATTTAGTTGGAAATATTCTTTTAGGATTTGCTCAAACTGAATGTGCAGTATCTGATTATTGGACTGGAATGGTAACCAAGTGGTTTCCTAAACATGAAATAAGACAAATGGCAATGATGTTTGGTTCACAAGAAACTATTCATGCTGTAGCTTATAGTTATTTAAATGAAACATTAGGTCTTGAAGATTTTGCAGCATTCTTACATGAGCCATCAATGGCTGATAAATTTGACTTCTTAATGTCTACTAATGCTGATTATACAGATAAAGATTTATTAGGTAATGTAGGCGATGCAAAAAAGGAAGTTGCAAGAAGCTTAGCTATATTTTCTGCATTTGCAGAAGGCGTAAGTTTATATAGTTCTTTTGCTGTTCTTTATTCTTTTCAAATGAGAAACTTATTAAAAGGAATTGGTCAACAAATGAAATGGTCTGTAAGAGATGAATCATTACATAGTAAAATGGGTTGCCGATTATTTAATCATATGTGTGATGAAGATAAAAATCTTAGAGATGATGTAAAAGATTCTGTTTATGAAGCGGCTAAACTTATTGTAGATATGGAACATAATTATATTGATAAGATTTTTGAAATGGGTGATATTGAAAATTTAAAGGCATATGACTTAAAGAATTTTATTTATAGAAGAACAAACGAAAAGTTACAAGAATTAGGATTAGATGCAATTTTTGAGTATGATGAAAAATCAGCAGATAATTTAGATTGGTTTTATCATTTAACAGGTGGACATACTCACACTGACTTTTTTGCAATCAGACCAACTGATTATGCAAAGGCAGGAGAAGGTGATAACTGGGATGATATTTGGTAATAATTAAAAAAAATAAAAATGACAGCAGATCAAATAGAAAAAGAATTAGGTTGGGAACGTGGTGTTGATTATCCAGAATGGGGTCATACTGATGTTTATTTAAATGCAATATCAAGAGGATATTGTTTACCAGGAGAAACTCCAAAAGATGCATATTGGAGAGTAGCAACAACAGTTGCAAATAGACTTAAAAAACCAGATATGGCTGATAAGTTTATGAAGTACATTTGGAAAGGGTGGTTAAATCTAGCCTCACCTGTATTAAGCAATACTGGAACTGAAAGAGGTTTACCTATCAGTTGTTTTGGAATTGATGTAGCCGACTCTATTAATGATATTGGCCAAAAGAATTTAGAATTAATGCTTTTGGCAAAACATGGTGGAGGTGTTGGTGTTTGTCATAATCAAATTAGGCCAGCTGGAGCATCTATAACTGATAATGGTACTAGTGATGGTGTAGTACCTTTTATTAAAATTAATGATTCTACTATTCTTGCTACTAATCAAGGTGCAGTAAGAAGAGGAGCTGCAAGTACAAACTTAAGTATCGAACATGATGATTTTTGGGAATGGTTAGAAATCAGAGAACCTAAAGGTGATATTAATAGACAATGTTTAAATACTAACCAATGTGTTATTGTAGGTGATAAGTTTATGAGGAATGTTATGGAAGGTGATACAGAATCCAGAAAAAGGTATGCAGCAGTCCAAAGAAAAAGAAGGCAGACTGGGCAACCTTATATAATGTATAGAGGTAATGTAAATAAACAAAATCCTGATGCATATAAGAGAAACGGTTTAAAAGTTTTTATGACCAACATTTGTTCTGAGATTGTTTTACATACAGATGAAAACCATTCTTTTGTTTGTTGTTTAAGTTCTCTTAATCTTTCAAAATATGATGAGTGGAAAAATACAAATCTTATTTATGATTCTACATGGTTCCTAGATGGTGTACTTGAAGAATTTTTACAAAAGGCAAAATACAGAAAAGGTTTTGAAAATTCTGTAAGATCTGCTGAAAAGGGCAGGGCATTAGGCTTAGGTGTACTTGGATGGCATACTTATTTACAACAGAGAGGTATTGCATTTGAAGGGTTAGAAGCTCAATATGAAACTCGTAATATATTTTCTCAAATTAAAATAGAAAGTGAAAGAGCAAGCCGAGATCTTGCTGAAGAATACGGAGAACCTCTATGGTGCAGAGATACAGGATTTAGAAACACTCACTTAAGAGCTGTGGCTCCTACGGTTTCTAATTCTAAATTAGCTGGTGGTATATCTGCTGGTATTGAACCAGTACCTGCAAATATATGGACCGATCAATCTGCAAAAGGTACCTTTATTAGAAAGAACCAACAGTTAGAAGATTACTTAGAAAAAATGGGACATAATAATAAAAAAGTTTGGGATAGAATAATGGCTGATGGTGGATCTGTCCAAGGTCTTAAATTTTTGGATGATTGGTGTTTCTTAAAAGGCATCTTAATTAGATGTAAAGAAGTACCAGAATTACAGGAAGGTGTTCCATTTAAAGATGTCTTTAAAACTTTTAAAGAAATAAATCAATTGGATTTGGTAAGACAGGCTGGTGTTAGACAACAATATGTTGATCAAGCAGTATCTCTAAATTTAGCATTCCCTAAAGAAGCTTCTCCAAAATGGATTAACCAAGTTCATTTAGAAGCATGGAAACAAGGTATTAAAACTCTTTACTATATGAGAACTGAATCTGTATTAAGAGGTGACATTGCAAAAGCCGCAATGGAAGAATGTTTAAGCTGTGATGGATAATGGAAAAATATACTTACATATTAGGTCCTTGTAGTATTGAGAATGAGGAAAATTTTTTAGAGGTTGCTAAAACCTTAGACGGTTGGATGGGAACAAAGGATTGGTATTTAAAAGGATCTTTTGATAAGGCAAATAGAACTTCTATACATTCTGATAGAGGTCCCGGTTTAAAAGAAGGGATGGAGATCATGAGAACAGTTAAACATTTCTATCCTCATATTAAAATCATAACTGATATTCATGAACCTTCTCAGGCATTACCGCTATCTGAGGTAGTGGATGTTATTCAGATACCAGCCTTCTTATGTAGGCAAACTGATCTTCTAGTTGAATGCGCAAAAAACTTTAATGTGATTAATATTAAAAAAGGACAATGGTTATCGGCTGAGGCTATGGTGCATGCTGTTACAAAAATAAAAGAAGTGGATCCTAACTGTGAAGTATGGGTAACTGAAAGAGGATCACAATTTGGTTATGATAGGCTTATTGTAGATTTTAGAGGAGTTGATGTAATGAAAAAGTTTGCAGATAAAGTTATTTTAGACTGTACTCATTCTACTCAAATGGCTGGAGATGGTATAACCGGAGGGAGTCGTAAATTAGCAAAGCAATATGCTAAAGCAGCTAAGATTTTTGAATATGATGGAGTATTTATTGAAACTCACCCAGATCCTGATAATGCTATTTCAGACTCAGGTAGCCAGGTAGAATTAGACTGGTTAGTGTCTCAAATAAATAATATATGAAAACAAAATTTTCAGCTGGATTAGCAATCATATATGACAATAAAATTTTATTAGCTCATACTACCAATAGAGGCTGGTATGGTTCTTATGGAATCCCTAAAGGTGGAATTGAAAAAGGTGAAACGCATTTTGAAGCTGCATTGAGAGAAACCAAAGAAGAAGTCGGTATAAAGGTTCCTAAAAATCTAATTAATAAAAATGATAAGCATACATTTGTACTAACAACCAGAAAGTACAAATACACTAAAATTGTTTATTATTATATTGCTCAAATATCTGATCTTTCTCAAATAGGATTGAAGGATTTAGTAATACCTAAAAGGCAATTACAAACAGAAGAAGTTGACTGGGCAGGATTTTTAGATTATGATGAAGCAATGAAAAGAGTTATGAAGTCGCAGCAAGTTGTAATTAATAATTTAGTTGGGAAAGGTTTGTTGGAAAAGAAAGATAATATTTTAAAGTTTAAGGATTTTGGATTATAATAAATTACTTGGAAGAGATCCTATTTCTACTGATCTTAATAAAATCCAAGAATACATAAAAGGAAAAAGAATTTTAGTTACTGGTGGAGCCGGCTCGATTGGTAGTGAAATTGTACGGCAGCTTGTAAAATTTGGTGCATCTTCAGTTACAGTCTTTGATAATGCAGAAGCTTCAATGTTTCATTTAGAACAAGAAATAAGTAGATCATTTCCAAACTCTCATATTAAATATGTAATAGGTGATGTAAGAGATAAGTATAGGTTAGAAGAAGTTTTTGATTCTTTTAAACCAAATATTGTTTTTCATGCTGCTGCATATAAACATGTACCAATGATGGAGGCTAATCCTATAGAAGCAATTAAAACTAATGTATTAGGAACCATGAACGTTTCTAACACGGCTTATATGAATGAAGTTGAAAAATTTGTAATGGTTTCTACAGATAAAGCAGTTAATCCTACTAACATAATGGGAGCTACAAAAAGAATTGCAGAATTATATACACAATTTTTAGAAACAAAATCTGCCACAAATTTTATAGTTACAAGATTTGGTAATGTATTAGGATCTGAAGGTTCAGTAATTCCAACATTTATAAAACAAATTGAAAGAGGAGGACCTGTGAGCGTTACTCACAGAGAGGTAATTAGATACTTTATGACTATACCTGAAGCATGTCAATTAGTATTACAGGCAGGTGTACTAGGTAAAGGTGGAGAAGTGTTTTTGTTTGATATGGGCGAGCCTGTTAGTATTACTGATTTAGCCAAAAATTTAATTAAGTATTTTAATAGTGATGCTAAAATTAAATACATAGGACTAAGACCAGGTGAAAAATTATATGAAGAGCTATTATGTAATGGTGAAAATATGATACCTACTGATGATCATAATATTATGAAGTTAAATCATGAAGATTATGATTTTAAAACTTTAATACCTAAAATAGAAAAATTATCAAAAATAAGATCTAATGATTTTTACAAAATACTTCTATTGATGAAAAGTATTGTTCCAGAATTTAAAAGAGAAAGCAATGATTAACATTTACGGTAAAGGTGGCCATGCAAGAGTAGTTAATTCTGTTTTATGGAATAGACATCCTAAACAGATAAAATTTTGGAATGATGAGGATTACGATAAAAGTGCAAGAGGGAGCTGGGTTATTGCCATTGGAAATAATCAAGCAAGAAAAACAATAGCCAATAAATTAGGTGAAGGTTGTTATGCTATTGTTATAGCAGAATCAGCTTTAGTTTATGATAGTGATATTGGGGAAGGTACTCAAATTTTACACAGAGCAGTAGTACAGGTTGGTACTAAGATAGGAAAGCATTGTATAATTAATACCTCAGCATCAATTGATCATGATTGTAAGTTAGGAGACTTTTCCTTCGTCGGCCCTAATGCAACTTTATGTGGTGGTGTTGAAATTGGAGAAGGTACTTTTATTGGTGCAGGCGCAGTAATTTTGCCTTACATAAAAATTGGAAAAAACTGTATGATAGGTGCAGGTTCAGTAGTAACAAAAAATATGCCTGATAACATTACGGCTTATGGTAATCCGGCTAAAATAAAATAATATGAAAAAGATTTACTTATCACCGCCTCATATGTCAGGCAAAGAATTAGAATATATTAAAGATGTATTTAAAGATAATTGGATAGCTCCAATTGGACCTCATCTTAATAAATTCGAAGAAATTGTAAAAGAATATACTGGAGCGAAGTATGCAGTAGCAGTTACTTCTTGTACTGCAGGTATACATTTAGCTCTTAGGGCATTAGGCGTAGAAAAAGATGACTATGTTATATGTTCTTCTTTAACTTTTGCAGCTACAGCAAATCCTATAATTTATTGTGGTGCCGAACCTATTTTTATAGATTCAGAAGAAGGTAGTTGGAATATGGATTTAACTTTATTAGAATCTGCTATACTCAATTCAACAGCTTTAGGTAAAAAACCAAAGGCTATTATTCCTGTACATATTTTCGGTGTACCTTGTAACATGGAAGCAATTAAAAAATTATCAGATGAATATGACATACCTATTATTGAAGATGCCGCCGAAAGTCTCGGCTCTACTTTTAAAGATAAGCACACAGGAACCTTTGGCGATATTGGTGTTTATTCTTTTAATGGAAATAAATTATTATCTACATCAGGTGGTGGGGTAATTGTAACTGACGATAAAAAGAAAGCTGATTATATGAGATTTTTATCGACACAAGCAAAAGATAACAGGCCATACTACCATCATACTGATATAGGATATAATTATAGAATGAGTAATGTTCTTGCTGCTATCGGAGTTGCTCAGATGGAAGTTATAGAAGAAAGAATAAAAAGAACAAGAGAAATTAATCAGATTTACAGAAAAGAATTAGGTGATTTATTTTTTGGTTTTCAGGAAGAGTTAGAAACAGACAGATCTAATATGTGGTTAACCTGTGCTATAATGAAAGGTGAATATAAACCAGAAGATTTAATTGCTCATTTGGAAAAAGATAATATTGAAGCTAGGAGAATATGGAAGCCAATGCATGAACAACCAGTTATGCAAGGTTATAAAAAATATATAAATGGAAACAGTTCTTTATTATTCTTACAAGGTATTTGTTTACCTTCTGGTTCTGATCTTACTGATGAAGATATGGAAAGAATTATAAAGTCTATAAAAACATTTTTTAACAAATGATAACCTTTGAAGATTTTAAATTATTAGAGTCTTATTTAGAAGAAGAAAATTTTCAGATTCTTTTAGAAAAGAATTTAAGTTCCAAAATAGACAATGATATTAAATTCGGTATAGTCATGGCCACTCATGATATGAGTGCTGGAGCTGCAAATAAGCAAAGAGCAAAACATATGACTACTCCTGGGGTTTTAGCTGATGCTTTGAATTCTATTAAGAATCAAAAATATAAAAACTGGAAAATTTATTTGACCGCTGACAAATATGAAGGTGATGAAAATGAAATTAAAAAAGTAATTAAAGATATTATTCCTGATGCTCAAATTCAATATAAGAATAGAACTACACCAGGTGAAAGAAATAACAAAAAGTGGACTACTAAACAAATAAGATTTACTGCAGGCTGTGCTGCATTAAATGATTCATTAAACATGGCGGAAAAAGATGGTTGTGATTATATCATTAGATTAGACCATGATGATAAATGGGCTCCTAATCATTTAGAGACTATTGCTAAAGCATATTCTCAATTTCCAGATTTAGGTTTTGTTTTTACTAGAAGTAAAAAGAAAGTAACTGCATTCAATACTTCAAAGAAGGTATTTATGCAACCACAAAAAGAATATGATATGGATTTAAATAATAAAGGGTATGGTGCAAATGATACTTCTCATTCTGCTGTATCTTGGAGACCTAGTATAATAGGTAAATTAAGATATAGAAATCCAGATCAACAGAGAAACACAGCCCCTAAGCTAAAAGGTGCACCATCTAATTCAGGTGGTATATTACCAGCCGATTGGGATATGTTTAAAAGAGTCATGATGAATGTCAAGGACAAAGGAAAAAATTATATGTACATTCCTAAAGTAACAAGTTTTTACAGAAACCGTGAAGGCAAGTTCTAGTGATGAATATATAGATTAAATAACTAAAAATAATTATTATGGAAAAATTTGAAGAAATTAAAGCGTTAATCGAAGCGTGTACTGAAGACATAGATAAGTTTTATGTAAAAGGAAATAAGGCAGCAGCCGTAAGAATTCGTAAAACTATGCAAGAAGTTAAAAACTTAGCACAAGAAGTAAGAGTACATGTACAAGAAACTAAAAACAGTTTATAATAACCACTCCAATTACCTGAAAAGAGACTGCCATCTAGGCGGTCTTTTTTTGTCTTAAAAATATCTCTAGCACTCTTAAAACATTTATTTATTTTGCCATATAATAATAAATTAGGATTTATATGGAAAAATGTTTAATGTTAGACTTTGATGATACTTTAGTTAAAACTATTGAGATTCATGCTGATTCATGGAGAAAGGCATTAGAGAAAGTCTTAAACATAGAAATACCACTTTCTGCTATTATGGCAGATATTAATTATGGTATGGATGTTTTATTAGAAAAATATCAATTAACTAATAAAGAATCTAAATTAGCCCAAAAATATAAAAAAGAAATATTTTCTAAAAACCTACATAAAACAAAGGTAAATGAATTACTTTTGTATATGTGTAAAAGTAAAGTATTTAAAAATTTAGTTGTAGCATCTAATTCATCGCGAGAAAATGTTGATAGAATTATGAGTTACCATCAAATAGATCCTAATTTATTTGACTACATATATACAAGAGAAGATGTACCAAATAAGAAACCATCACCAGATATGGGAAATTTAATAATGGAAAAATTTCCGCAATATAATAAAGAAGACTTCTTAATGGTTGGAGATTCTGATGTGGATTCAACCTTTGCACGTAAACTAGGAATAAAATGCATAATAGTAAAATTTTAGTAGGGAATAGCGGAGATAAAGTTTTTCTCCAAGGTAATAAAGTAATTAAAGAGGCTGGGCATTATCCAGAAAAATTTAAACAGCAAATGGATTTTCTTATGTGCTGTGATCATCCTAATTTTATTGATGTCAAGCCTCTATCAGAAACAAGTTATGAAATGAAAAGATATTCTACTTGGTATGATAAAATTTTATCACAACCTATGAATACTTCATTAGGCCAATTAGAATCTTTAATTTCAATTATAGGTAAATTTGATAATATAGGATCTGATGTAAAAACTCAAGATTATTTTGATAAACTTCAATTAAGAACAGGTTATACTTATGAAGGTAAATTTGATGCAGTATCTGCTTGGGGATTTGTTCATGGTGATTTAACAGTAAGTAACATTTTACATGATAAAGATTTTCTATTTATTGATCCAAGAGGAACTGAAGAACAGAACTATTATGATTATGGAAAACTTATGCAATCATTTGTCATGGAATATGAGTCCCATATATACAATAATCCAAATGAAAAGTACAGTAAGTTTTGTAAAGAAGCAGAAAAAGTAATGTATGAATGGTGTGATGAATATCAACTTAAATTCTTTTTAGCTGTTCACTTATTAGGAGCAGTACCTTTCTTTGAATTAAATGAAAGATATGAATTAGCAGGTTCATTCCTTAAAAAAGGCCATGAGCTGTTTGATGAATTAGAAATAAAATATACTAAATGAAAAGAATAAGTAAAGCAATTATATTAGCAGCAGGCCGTTCCACTAGGTACGGTAAAAATAAATTAGTTGATCCTATTTTAGGTAAGTCAACTGTAGAGTACTGTATTGAATTTTGTATTGAAAATGGAATAGAAGATTGTTATGTAACAATCAGTAAAGCTGACTTCTTTTTTAAAGATAGTGTAAAACTATCTCATCCTATTATTGAAAAACTTAATAAGTATAAAAAAGATATCAATATATTTTATGAATTTCAAAAGGATGATGAATATGGCCCAGGTGCTGCCATAAAAGTTTGGGCAGGTAAATTTAATGAAGGTTTCTTATGTCTGTTTGGAGATAATTATTATCAAGGAAATATAGGATTAGAATATCATGATCCAAGTACAACTGTTGTTACTTATAAAGATTATGATACAAGAGCAAGAAATTTACAGCTTGCATCTATATTAGAAAATGTTGTCATTGAGAAACCTCACGGCATTGTTTCAGGTAGATATTTCTGTGGTTATATGATATTTTCTAAAGAAGCATTTGATAATCTTGATAGTATTAAAATGTCAAATAGAAATGAATATGAAATTACCCATCTAATAAACTCAATGGATAATTTAAAGTTCGAAGAACTGAACATATGTTGGTATGATTTAACATATGAAAATGATAAAGAAGTAATAGAAGATTTAATTCAAAATTGTTAAAATGGAAAATGTAAAAAAAGTAGGTTTCTTTAAACTTGGTAAAGCGATTAAGTTTAATGAAAACAGTTGGGGAGCAATAGGTGGAGATTGTGAACCTAAGCAATTAATTAATTCAATTGCAAAAAGAAATCCTAATATTGAATATTGGCTATTAAGCCCAAATGATTTAGGTAGAGTTAGAGCAAAAGAAAAACCAGCAGTTCAATCTTTATTCGGTCCTCCGGTTGAAACAGAATCTGCTGCACCATCAAATGTAAAAGAATTCCACTCTACAATGACTGATAGGAAATCAGCTGATGAAGCTGCTCAAATTATAAAAGATTTAGATTTAGATTTTATCTTTTTCTATACCGGGCCATCAAGTACAGTTAACATACCAGATTATATTAACAAAGTAGATGGAACCGGGAGAGTTAAATCTTTAGACTTTTTTAAGTACTATGCAGCTCCTATAATTAAAGCAATGAATGAATTGGAAAAGAAAGTACCTATTGTTGGTTTACTTGTTGATAACCGATACATTTTAGCATGTAAAGATTGGAATGATAATAATAGGCCAACATATTACTTAGCACAAAATACATTTACAAAAACGGAAGAGTTCTTTTGTAATCCACCTTTAAGAGATATTGATACAATTGAATCTACTTATGAATATTCAGGAATTGAAACTGTATTCCTTTTAGATAAAAAGAGATATGACACTGATGAATTATTTGAAATGAAAAAGACTAATTCATTTATGATGTTACAAAACCAAGGAAAGGGTTCAGGTGGAATGGACCGCTGGGATCCTGTAAGAGATTATATTGTAAAGAATGATATTGAAACTGATATTTATGGTAAGTGGGATGATGACCTAAAGAAAGAATATCCTAAATGGTTTAAAGGAGAAAAGAGAATTGAGACAATGACTGATGAACTGCTTGCAACTAAATATACATTCTGTGTACCTATTAAAGAAGGAATGGTAACCTCTAAGTATGCAGAAATGTTGCACTATGGTATTATACCATTCTTGCATCCATCTTATGATACCGACTTTAATGTCTTCCCTGAAGGTCACTTCATCAGATGTAAATCACCAGAGGATTTAAAAAAGAAAGTACAATTTTTAAATGATAATCCTGAACATTATAAAAAGCTTTTCTATAATTTACAAGAAAAGTATTTAAAAGATTCTTATTATACTGGAGAACATGTAGATAATAAGATATGGGAAGCTTACAAAAGAGTAACAACTAAAACTGAAATCAATGTATAATTCAAACACTAAAATCCTAGTTACCGGTGGAGCTGGGTTCGTTGGTACAAATTTTATTAACGACTTATTAAACAGAGGGCATAATCCTAAATGCATTGCTGTTGTAGATAATATGGAACACGGAACTTATATTCCTAAAGTCCATGATCAAATTGAAAATTTTCATAAGGTAGATATTAGAAATCAATATGTGGAAAACATTATAGAGGAATTTAAACCTGATTATGTTTATCATTTTGCTGGTCTTGTTTCTATCTATGACTGTAATGAAGATCCTTATGAAGCAGTAGATAACAATATCTTAGGGAGTATTAATGTAATGAACGGTTGTGTAAAGGCTGGGGTAAAAAGAATTATCTTTAGTGAAACTTCTGCTGTGTATGAAAATTGTGAAATGCCAGATGCAGGATTTAATGAAACACAATCAGACCCTACCACAATTTATTCTACAACAAAGGCATGCCTTGCTTTATTGGCTGAATCTTATCATAGAACTAAAGGATTAAATTATACAGCATTAAGATACTTTAATGTTGCAGGCCCTTTGCAAGATTATAACAGAACTATTCCTCCAGTATTTGCAGGATTTATTTTAAGAATTAAAGGTGGCCATAATCCTATTGTGTTTGGGGATTATATGAAAGCAAGAGATTATATAGATGTTGCAGATGTAAATGCATTTCATATTCTTTGTATGGAAAATGAAAATACAGCTAACCAAACATTTAATTTAGGAACTGGTAAAATGACTAATTTAATGGAACTTAAAAATATGATTGGGGAAATAATGGAAGTAGGTGAAGTACCTTTTGATCATTATGATCCAATTGCAGGTGAAGCATTAAATATTAGAGGTGATATATCTAAAGCTAAATCAATGGGATGGGAGCCTAAAAAAGATATAAAAGATACTATTAAAGAAACTATTGTTTATTTAGAAGAAGAGATTAAAGAAGGTACAATAGATCCTTTAACTTTTATGGAAGATTTGGAAATTGAAAAAGTAAAAATATGAGTAAAGAATTAAAATGGGGTACTATAATCCCTCTTATAGGAGGTAGTGCCATAGGATGTAAAAAATCAGCAGGTGTAGATCCAGCTTTTCATTTAAGTTATGAAGCATTTGCTGCTAATGAAAGTCATATTGAAAAATATTGGCCAGATGTACCAATGTATAGATTGGATCATGAAGATCTAGAAATTCCTAATCAAACATTTGAAGAGGTAGATTATGTAAATTCAGTATGCCCTTGTGCAGGCTTATCCCAGTTAAATTCTGCGAGAGGTACAGCGGCATCTCGTGGTTCAGGTGCTACACAAAACAAATGGATGTATGATTCATCAGAGTATATTTTAGAAAATGTAAAACCTAAAGTTCTTTGGGGTGAAAATGCACCAGGCTTATTTACAAAAATGGGAGAAGGTGTTGTTGAAAGACTTAAAGAAATAGGTCGTAAATATGGTTATAGTTTTTCTTTAATCAAAACTAATACTGAATTGCATGGAATACCTCAAAGAAGAATAAGAACTTTTTACTTCTTTTGGAATACACCAACGGTACCTTTGTTAAATTGGAAATTTAGAGAGAAGAAAAATCTTATTGATTATCTTAATGAAATTCCAAAAGACGCCACTCACCAAGATATGTTTATGGTAGATGGTAAAGTTACAGAACATTATAGGCCTTATGAATTTGTTTTACAAAAGGAAGGATTAAGTCATAAAGAATTTGCTGCTAAATTTAAGAAGGGTACAATTGCACAATACTTAGAAGCAAATGATTTAATTGATGAATGTATTCAATGGCTCAATAAAAATTATCCTAAGCAAGGTTTTTCAAATAAAAAGTCTACAAAAACTTTTTCTGATATGCTAGAGCATCAGCAGTATAAGACTAGCCAAGGTTTGGGTTATTGGGATGCATCACCACACTTCTTTAATGAAAGCTTTTCTGCTCTTATTGGTAGAAATATGTTTAATGGAGTTCACCCAGTAGAGGATAGGTATTTAAACATTAGAGAGATGCTACATTTAATGGGATTACCTTTAGATTTTGGTATAGAACATTCAGGTCAAGTAAATCATATTGCTCAAAATGTACCTGTGACTACTGCAATGGATATGGCAGATGAAGTTAAAAAATTCTGTAGAGGTGAATCTAAAATGACAAACTTTACCTTTATGAAGCAAGATAATACTAAACAGAAAATTTTAGTAACAGAAGAATTAGGTGCTGCACCAAAAAAGAAGTATAAAGTTAATAGTACTTTTTAAAACTATTTAAGATTAATGCATATAAAAATAAACAAAAACAAAAATTAATGGAAGCAACAATTAAAAAGATTGACGGTTACGAATTAAGTACATTCGTCAAAAAGCTTTTACCGATTGATAAATTTATATTTATGAAAATTGGTAAAGAAGGAACCGTTTCATCTGTGTACTTCCCTGAGAGGGATGCAGTGAAACTAGTATCAACTCCAACTTCTGATATCTTTGATACAGAAATTACTGATCCTGTAAAAGTTAGTTTTTATAACGGTACAAAAGTTATAGATGCACTATCTCATTTTAATGGTGATGTACAAGGAAAGATTAAATATTCAGAAATTGACGGTGAATTAATGGCAAGTGATTTTACATTGGCTAATGATGATCTTCAGATTAATTTAGCATGTGCAGATCCATCTTTATCATTTATGGAAATGAGTAAAGAAGAAACAGATCGTGCATTTGGTACTGAAGGTAGTATTTTTGAATTTGATCTTCTTACTACTCATGTAGATAAAATGAAATCTCTATTTAATTTAGAAAGAGAAGAAGATACATTTACTTTAGCAGTTAATGATAAAGGTGTTGCAGTACAAGGTCTTTCTTATGATGCTACTTTAGCACATACATACGAAGGAGAAGATGCAGTAGGACAAAAAGTTGTTATTTACAAAAAGTATATTAATCTTTTGGATAAAGAAAATTATAGAGTAGTAGTATGCAGCAATAAAGTTGTATTTAGATCTTTAGATACAAACACTCATTTAACAGTAGCAGTTGCAATTACTGATGAAGACTAAAACTAATTTATTTTACTAAACATGAAAGGCATCTCTTTAGGGGATGCCTTTTCTATCTTAAACTTTTTAATATTATACCATATAAAAATAAAATAAATCATTATGGCATTTAAAATTAAAACACTACTTTTGCCAAAAATTACTACATCCAACGGTACTGATAGCATTCAGTTTATTGAAAACGACTGTACCTACCAAGAGGATGATGTAACATTAGCAACACCTTATTATAATCCAGTCACAGGTACATATGATGAAACAAAAAGTACACTGCATTTTAATAACGGTGAACAATTAATAATAAAGCAAACTTATAACGCAACTGAACTGGAACTGAATGCATAATGACTGAACTGACTGAATTACAAAAAATAAAGAAAGAAGCTAGTAAATTTTATAATTATGAGCAAGCAGTTAAATTAATGCTTAACTCTATTTATGGAGCATTTGGTAATCCTTATTTCTATTTCTTTAATGTAGACATTGCAGAAACGATTACATTACAAGGTAAAGATGCAATTCTTTATACTGAAGAATTACTTAATAAATACTTTACACAATATTGGCATAAAGATATCGCAGCTCATAAAGAAATGGGAATTACTGTAACTGGTAGAATTGAAAATCCTGTAGGTATTTATATTGATACAGATTCAGTATATGTAAAATTTGATGAAGTAATTAAAAAGAGTGAAGGTTGGGAAGGTGATGAAAAAGAATTCATTCTTAAATTATATAAAGTTAGGGTTAATGGTTATTTAGAAAAAATACTTCAAAAATATGCTGATGATAACAATGCAGAAAACTTTTTATCTTTCGAATTAGAAAGTATTGCCAAAAATGCAATATGGTTGGCAAAGAAAAAGTATATGCAAAATATTGTTTGGAAGGATCCTGACATTCATTATGAAGATCTTTCTAAAATTAGTTCAAAAGGTTTTGAAATTATTCAATCATCAACCCCAATATTTGCTAGAGAAAAACTTAAGGATCTGCTAACATATATTTTTTCAGTTGATAAATTAGATATGAAAGAATTTGCTGCTCTTCTTAAAGATATAAAAAGGCAATTTAAATTAGCAAATGTAGATCAAATTTGTTTTTCTAGAAAAGTAAATAATTATCAAAAGTATATTGTAAACGATTATGAACAATTTGAATTTGCATCAAGATGTCCAATCGGCGTTAGATCTGCAGGTTATCATAATTACTTATTAAACAATTCTTCATCTAAAGGTAAATATCAACCGCTAGGAAATGGAGAAAAGTGTAAAATGTATTTCTCAAAAGATAAATCTTGTGATGTATTTGCATTTGCGCCTGGTGATTATCCTTATGAATTTGCACCAGAGATTGATCATGATAGACAGTTTGAAAAAACTATACTTGATCCTATAAATCGTGTAGTTACTGCAATGGGCTTTAAGGCATTTAACCGAAACCTCATTTATACGACTAGTCTTTTTTAAGACATAAATAAATAAAAAAATTATAAAAAAATGGCGAAACAACAATTTAGAATACACTTATTAGGTTTACCTCATACTAAAACTACTAAGGATTTTACAGCTTGTGCATATACTATGAAAGTATGGAAGTTTTGTAAAATGATGAAAGGTAGAGGGCATTACTTAATGCATTATGGTCATGAAGAATCAAATCCTGAGGCGGATGAACTTATACCTGTAATTAGCACTGAAGAGTGGAATGAAGTTTATGGTGATCATGATTATCAAAGTAAGTTATTTACCTTTGATATAAATGATAAAGCATATCAAACATTTTACAAAAATGCGATAGCTGAAATAGAAAAAAGAAAACAACCCGGTGATATTATTTTACCATTTTGGGGTCATGGTGTAAGAGCTATATGTGATGCTCATAATGATCTTATTGTAATTGAGCCAGGAATCGGTTATGCTGATGGGCACTGGGCTGACTTTAAAATATTTGAATCTTATGCAATATATCATGCATGGTGTGGATTACCAAATATAGGTACATGTAATCAAAAATGGTATGACATTGTAATTCCTAACTATTTTGATTTAGATGAATTTGAGTACAATGATAAAAAGGAAGATTACTTTTTATTTGTAGGTAGAGTTTATGATGGCAAAGGTGTTAATATTGCAATACAAGTAACACAAGCATTAGGTGTTAAATTAAAAGTTGCTGGGCAATTATCCGGACACTATGCAGAACCTGATTTTGTTTGGCCAGATCATGTTGAATTTGTAGGGTATGCTGGCTTAGAAAAAAGAAAAGAATTAATGAAAGGTGCTAAAGCATCCTTCTTAGCATCAATGTATGTAGAACCTTTTGGTGGAGTTCAAATTGAAAACTTACTTTCTGGTACTCCAACTATTACTACTGACTGGGGTGCATTTGCAGAAAATAATATTGAAGGTGTTACTGGGTACAGATGTAGAACCTTTGATGATTTTGTTAGAGCTGCCAAAAATTGCTTAGATGGAAAAATTAAATCCGAAGACTGTAGAGCACATGGAGAAAAGTTTTCTTTAGAAGCTATTGCTCCTAAGTATGAAAAATTCTTTACTGATGTTAGAAATATTTTCCAAGGGCAAGGATGGTATCATATTGATGATTCATCAATTTATACTAATGAGTGGTTAGAGCACCAAGGACATCCTGATGCTTCTTCAAAAAAAAACCAAGGCTAGCAATATTTAATCAGACCGATTGGTCTATAGGTAGAATTCATAGTGAAGTTGTAAACCATCTTAGTGATGATTATGACTTTACTATTTTTGATTGGAATAATACCAATGATGTTCAATCATTTAATAATACATGGAAGGAATATGATGCTATACTAAGTAACGGTGTTATTTCCAATTATATTAATGATCCAGCTTTTCATAAAAAATGTATATGCGTATGTTGGGCAGAACCTAAATTAGAAGGTAATCATTTTATTGAAGTAATCGGTGAGAGCAAAGATATTCTTTGGGCTGCTCCGACTGGAGAAATAGCAATGGCGCTAAAAAGGCATTTTAACATAGATGCAGAATTTGCTGTTGCTGGCGTAAACTCAGAACATTTTTATCCAACACGAAAAATAGATAAGATAAGAACCTTAGGCTTAAATGGTATTCCTTTTGTTAATAAAGGTTGGGATTTGGTTAAAAGGCCACAAATGTTTGTAGATATTTGTAAACAAGTACGATGTTCACCAGAATTTATAAACAACCGAGATCTTAATGAACACCATAATCTTTATAAAGATATTGATATGTATGTTTGCACTAGTACTCATGAAGCAGGTCCTTATGGGATAGCCGAAGCAGCCTTTTGTAAAATACCAGTAATATCTACACCTGTAGGTTTTGCATCAAGATTTAAGAGTATAAAAACTTTTAGTACAGTTGATGAAGCAGTAAAAATTATAAACGAATTAAATTCAGATCCTGCTCAATTAGAAAAATATGTTAATGATGTATATGATGAGCTTACTGAAAAATTGGATTGGAAATATGCAATACAAAGATATTGGAAACCTTTAATTGAAAAGAGATTAAACTTAAACAAATCATAATTTTTACATATAAAAATAAACAAAAAATAATATGGCAAAGGAATTTTCATTCGCAGATTTAAATAAAGAAATGTCAAAGATCTCCGAGTACGGTGATACTTTAGATAAATCAACAATTTCAGAAATTGATCATTATATACCAACAGGTAACTTTCATCTTAATGCATGTTTAACAGGCTCTCTGTTTGGTGGATATCCTAATAATAGAGCGGTTGCATTAGCAGGGCCTTCAGGAACTGGTAAAACTTATCTTATTCTTAATGCAATTAAACAAGCACAGCAACAAGGATATAGCATTATCTTTTATGATTCAGAAAATGCAGTAGATAAAAGATTAGTTGAAAAGTTTGGAATTGATGCATCTAAATTTAGGTATGAACCTTGTAATACGGTTCAAGAATTTAGAAGTTCAGTTACTGCTATTACTGATGTTTTAATTGAGCAAAAGAAAAAAGGAATTGAATTACCTAAAATTATGGTGGTGTTAGATTCTGCAGGTAACCTTGCAACACAAAAAGAAATTGATGATGCAAAAACTGGAAGTAGTAAAGCTGATATGACAAGAGCAAAATTACTAAAGTCTACTTTTAGAATCATTATGACTCAGTTTGGTATTTGTAAAATTCCATTCCTATTCTCTAATCATACATACCAAACACAAGATCTTTTCTCAAGACAAGTTGGTGGTGGAGGAACTGGGCCAGAATATGCTGCATCAATTATATTATTTTTAGGTAAAGCTAAACTTAAAGAAGGTGTAGAACAAACAGGAATTATAGTAACTGCAAAACCTAATAAAAATAGATTTGCAAAACCAACAAATATTAAATTCCATATTTCTTTTAACAAAGGTATGAATCCTTATGTAGGTTTAGAAGAATATATTAGTTGGGATACTTGTGGTATTGAAAGAGGTAGGTTTATCACCGAAGGCGCATTTAAAAAATTAACCGAAGTAGGTAAAGCTGAATGCCGTGAACATTCTTTTAATAAAGACGGTAAAGATGTTACTGTTTATTTTCAGCCTGCAGCAACTGCTCGTAAGATTTGTGTTAAGCATTTAAATGACTCAGTTGAATTAAGTAAATTATATACACCTGAAGTTTTAACTGAAGATGTACTAAAAATGTTAGAACCTATTGTTGCCGAGAAATTTACTTATGGAGGTGAAGAACTTGATAAAAATGAACTGGCTGATATAATCACTGAAACTGTTGAGGATGCTACCGAAAACTCTTAATACTGCAAAGCTCAAAGTAAAGTATGTATTAGGAAACCACACATCACAGCCAAATTATCCTGATGCTGAAGATATACTTTTTGAATTAATCAGAGACTATTGTGGAAAGGTTGCCAAAGAGATTAAATTTACAGATGTCTCGATGGCAAAACGATGGAGTTTATCTAAAGAACAGTGTAATGTTCTTTTAAAGGAATTACTTAAGCATAAGTTTTTAAAAATATCTTTACAGAATTCTGCCTATACAACTTATGAAGTTATACATAATCCTTATCAGTAAACTAATTATGTTTTTTAGCATATAAAAATAAAAATACATGAAATCAAGTATAGATCACGAAAAAATCTTTTTTAATTACTTTTTAACAAAACCTCATTATCTTAAAGGTACAGGTAAAGGATTTTTTGCTAATCGTGATTTGGATCAAATTGCAAAACAAGCAAAAGATTTTTATTTAAAATTTGGTGAAAGTCCATCTAAAGAACAGATGAAAGCTTTAGTTAAAGATTTTAATGAAGAGCTATCTCCAGATATTGTTAATTCTATTTATGATATTAACATTCAAGAGTATGATCAAGATTGGTTAAAAAGAACTGGAGAGGCGTGGGTTAAGTGGAAACATTTTGATAAACAATTAGTAAGAACTATTGAATATGTAAAAACTCAAGATGTATCACCAGAAAATGTTGAAGATGTTGTGAATCGTGCGATAGGTATGGTTGCAACAGACGGTTCTATTAATTTTGATACTGATGTAGGTTTAGATTTTTTTAATCCTGCTGATCACGTACAAAGAACATCTAAAAAAATTGAAACAGGCTGGGGTTTTGTAGATAGAGTATCTGGTGGTGGTTATGATTCTAAATCTTTAATTATTTATGCAGGTGAACAAAATATTGGTAAATCTATTTGGTTAGCTAATGATGCAGCTAATTTTGTTAGGATGGGTCATAATGTAGTTTTTATTACGGCAGAAATGTCAGCACAAAAGGTACTTAAAAGAATAGGTGCAAATTTATTAAATGTCCCAATGATGGATTATGATAAAAATGCAAGTAATAGAGATTATATGAAGCGCCGTTTAGAGAAAGTCTCTAGAGGATTATTACCACCAGGAAAATTATTTGTAAAAGAATACCCAACATCACAAGGTACTATCCCAGATATCGAAGCTTACTTAAAAGATTTAGAAGAATCACAGGATCATAAGGTAAATGTATTGGTTGTTGATTATATAAATATCTTAGCCAATTATAGAAATCCTAATACTGAAAATACTTATATGAAGATTAAACAGATTGCTGAAGATCTTCGAGCATTAGCAGTTAAAAGGGATATGTTAGTTATATCTGCAACACAAATTAATCGTGGTGCATGGGATGCAACTGAAGTAAGAATGGAAAATATTGCAGAATCAGCAGGTCTTGCTCATACTGCTGATGTTATGTACGCTTTAATCCAAGATTCAATAATGCATGCAGAAAGAGAATATTGGTTAAAGGTTTTAAAGATTAGGGACGGTCAAGGAAAAGGTTCACGATGTAAATTTAACATTGATTATGAACATATGAGGTTAACGGAAACTGATGAAATATCAGGTTAAAAAAATAAATTATAAAATAATATGTGGGGAAAAAAGAAAAAGAAACTTACAAAAGCCGAAGATGATAAACAATCAGGTTATCAAGAAAAAGATAAAATCTTTAATAATACATACGGTGAACAAGACTTAAGTGGCCAAAAAATAAATTTTACAGTATCATCCTCCTGGTTGGATTCAATGGACCCGGATGATAAAATGCATTATGATGCTTTATTTGAAGTAGTAGATGGATTAATTAAAGGTAGTGAATTTGAACATCTTAATGAAGCTACACCAGATGGTGTTATAAAAAAATTAAATAAAGTACAAATCAATAAAGTATTCTTTTACATTATAGAAAATACAGGAACTTCATATTCACGAATAGATTTATTTAGTGTACTATCAGATTACTTTGATGTATTTCCTAATAAGTTCTATAATTCATTATCTAATAAATTTAAGGATGAACTCATAAATGAATTAGATGCAAAATACAATATTTTAGAAAAAAGAAAAATTAGAAAATTATTTTAATATGGCAAAGAGAATATGGATGGTCTCAGATTCTCATCTAGGTTGTAGATCAAATTCTGTTTTATGGCTTAAGATAATTGAAGATTACTTTTTTGAATTTTTTATACCCTTGGTTAAAAAAGAATATAAAAAGGGTGATGTTCTTTATCATTTAGGAGATGTATTTGATAATCGGCAGAGTGTTAATTTAGCTGCACAGGATTTAGCAATTAGAGTATTTGAAGAATTAGGAAAGATTTTTCCAGATATACATATCATTGTAGGCAATCATGATATTATGAGAAAAAACTCTAATGAGATATCATCAGTTGATTGTTTAAAGTATTTACCTAATGTTACTGTATTAAAAGAACCTAGAATTTTAAAGTATGATAGTGCTACATGTTTACTAATGCCGTGGAGGCGAAATCATGAACATGAAAAAGAAACATTGGATTCAATAAAGGAAAATATTGATTATATGTTTTGTCATACAGAAACACAAGGTGTCCAAACTAGTCCTAGTACAAAACATTTACATGATGGTGGTAATGCAGTAGGTATATTTAAAAGATTTAAAAGAGTATACTCAGGGCATATTCATTATAGACAAGATAAAGAAAATTTTGTCTTGGTAGGAAATCCTTATCAGATGACTAGGTCGGATAGAGATAACCAAAAAGGTATTTACTTATTAGATTTAGAAAGCGGGGAACATCAATTTTTTGAAAATCACCAAAGTCCAATTTTTCTTAGATATTATATTAATCAAATATTGGAAATGAGAATGGAAGATATTGCAAAAGAAATAGAAAATAATTTTGTAGATGTTTTTATTCCTTCTAATGTATTAGGTAAGTATAATATTAATATGTTTATGGATTATCTTGATGGATTGGCTAGAAAATTAGAACCTAGAATTTATGATGAAGAAAATCCTTATGACACAGAGGATGGTGAATTATCAGATTTTAATGGAGAAATGAATTTAATGAATATTGCTGCCGAGTATATTAATTCATTAGATTATGATGATGATTTAAAAGATAGATTAAAAATATCAGTACAAGAATTATACAAAACAACATTATCACCTAACTATGAAGATTAAAAAGGTAGAGTTTAGAAATTTTGCAAGTTACGGAAATAGAATACAGACCATTGACTTTGAAAAAGATAAAAGTAATCTTTATTTAGTTTTAGGAGGTAACGGCGCAGGTAAAAGTACACTTGCTAAAGTAATCACATATTTATGTTATGGTAAAGTAGAAGGTTCCACTTTAAAGGATTTACCTAACCGAGTTAATGGTGCTCTTTGGGGTAAGATTTGGTTAGAGTCCAAAGGTAATCGTATTCAAATTGAAAGAGGTATAAATCCTGGAATTTTTAATGTTGAAATAAATGGTGCTGAATATGATGTTGCAGGTAAAGTTAATTTACAAGATTTTTTAGAGACTGAAATTTATGAAATACCTTATCACGTATTTAAGAATGTAATTATTTTATCTGTAAATGATTTTAAGTCTTTTATAACAATGTCTCCTTATGATAAGAAAAGAATCATTGATAAGATATTTGGTTTTTCAATAATTAATGAAATGGCTGAGGCTGTTAAAGAAAAAAGAAGAGGTATCATTGAAGAGATAAGAACTTATGAGGATGAAATTAGAACTCTTAACGAATCAATTGGATCTGTTTATGATAAAATAGAACAGATAGAATTACTTACTGCTAAGAAAGATAAATCTAAAGTTAAAAAACTAAAGCAAGATTTAGTTTCTTTAAATGAAAAAAGAAAAAAACTAAAGGAATTTACTGCAAAGACTAAAACTAAATTAGAATCATTAGATTTAGATTCAAGAAATAGATCAACTGAGCATTCAGCTCTTAAGCATAAAATAGCGAATGTTAAAGAAGATTTAAAATTATTTGAAAATTCTACATGCCCTACATGTACAGCTCCTCTTACTTCTGATTTTCATTTAGATATTAAAAAGGAAAAAGAAGAATCTCTTGTAACTTTAGAAGAACAATTTGAAATTACAAAAAAAGAATATGAAGACTCTGTAGAAAAATTAAATGATTTAAGATTAAAAGGTAGAGAAATCCACGTAAGAACTGGTCAGTTAGAAGTGGAGATGGAAAATTTAAAATCTAAATTAATTGAAATTGCTGAAAAGGATGAATCAGATTCTTCTACTAATCTAAAGCAATTGGTTAAAGATTTTAAAATACGCAAAGATGAAAAATCTTCTGAAAAACTAAAAAGTGAAAGCGAAGATTATTATTTAACTATTCTTGAAAATCTAATGGGTGAAGGTGGTATTAAAAATTTAGCAGTAAGATCTATATTACCTTCATTTAATAATCATATACTTTTGATGGGTAGAGAAATGGGAATTCCGTTTGGTATAAGGTTTGATGATAAATTTAATTGTACACTCCATCATCTAGGAACTGAAATAAGTCCAAAGACACTGAGCACAGGTGAAAAGAAAAAGGTAGATTTTGTAATTATTATGGCTTTAATGAAAATGATTAAAGTTAGGTTTCCATCATTAAATATTTTATTCTTGGATGAAATATTTTCATCTATTGATTCTGACGGTGTATATCATATTATTAATATATTGCATAATACTATCCAAGATATAGGATTAAATACATTCGTGATTAACCATACAGTATTACCAAGTGAATATTTTGATAAAAAGTTAGAAATTACAAAAGATGCAGGCTTTAGTGAATTTACAATTGAAGCTATTGGATAAATATAATACAAGAAAAAATTAACTTGACGAATGTCAGTATATAATCAGGAGTTTAATAAGGACAATACAATTCTACGCTATATTATAGTAGCTCTTTTGGCAGAACTAAAAGATAAAGTTTATTATTATAATCAAGTAGATGAAGATACATTAAAAAAGATACCCGTACCTTTCTTTTATTCAATAACAGGAGATGGTAGATTTTTAATGGATAATTTCTTGTGGGGTGCAGAGGCAGATGGAAAGGCTATAGGTGATTATGAAGTTGTTCCAAGAGGTATATTACAGTTAACTGGAATATCCATAGATTCAGGTAGCCAAACAAACAAGTTCGCTAGAAGTGAGTTTGTTCAAGAATGGGAAGGTGTATTAAAAACATTTTCAATGGAAACAAATTTCTTACCCTTAAATATGACATTTGATTGTACTGTAGTTTGTTCTTCTAATTTAGAAATGTTAAAGGTTACAGAATCTTTAATGAGTAAAGTTTATAAAAATACTTTATTTCAAGTTGACTTAGGTATGATGAGAGTTCAGGCAACATTTGCTATTCCTGAAGATTATCAACAAAACCGATTATTTGAATTTCAATTAAATGATAAAAAAGAATGGAGTGTAACATTTCCTGTTGAAGTAAAATCATTTATGCCAGTCTTTGAAAGTGGTATTCTAATACCTGAAGTAAGTCTTATGACTAAGTCTGCAATTAAAGCCAACCCAACAGCGGCTGGTGTAGGTATGCTTAGAGCAGGTAAAGATAATGAATTAGGAATTTATTTCGGTGGAATATTTCAAAAATTTGAATACACACAAGATAGTTTACTTAAAGTTCAACCGTCTGGTACATTCAGTAATAAAGGATATATTGACCCAGATGCTATTAATACCGGAGGACCTTACTTAGATGCTAGTATAACATCTGCCCCAATTATACCAGAATCCTTAGAAAGTATACAATATAGGAATGCAAATTCTGAACCAGATGTAGATGAATCAGGCCTTGGGAGTGTTGATGACGGCTTTGGTGTATGATAACAATTAATCAAAGAGACTTATAATATATAAAACAAATCAAATAGTGTAATATGGAAAACACAATTAACGAAGGACAAACACAAGTTTACACAGACGGTCACATTGATGCCCAACCTGGTGTAAATACTAATGCTCCTTATTTAAATCAACCAAGACAACAATTAATGGATATCATTCATGTATTGTTCAATCAAAGTGGTAGAATGTCAGACATTGATAATGATGGTAAAATTGACCATAGCGGATCTATGACAGATCAACAAGTTATGACGATCTTAGTTGGAATGGGAATTCCTCAACAGATGGCAATGAGTGGTATTGCTCAATATCGCCAAATGCATAAAGATAAATCCAATATATACACTGAAAATAATAATCAAAAAAATCAAAATAAAATGAACTTTACATTAACAGATCTGTATGAAAAAGTTATGGAGAGTATTAACGGACTAAAAGCAATGGACAACGATAACTCCAGAGTTTCATATTCTGTTAAAGAATCTTTAACTGTTTTAGAGGAAGCGATAACTGCATTCCCAATGAAATTAAAGAATGCTGACCTTTCACTAGTTAGTGAAGAGATTGAAAAAGCAGCAAACCCTAATCTTAAGTTTAAGATTGCAAGAGACTTATACTCAAGATTATCTCAGAATACTTGGTTAAATCCAATTTCTGAATTAAGAGAGTATATTATGGAATCCTATAATAATTCTAAATGGCATTTTAGAATCAGTGAATCTATCGAAAGAACTGCTTCACAAAAAGGAAAATTAATGGAATCTTTTAATGCTGATTTAACTTCTTTATTAAATGAGTCAGATGTAAAATCTAAATTTTCTGTAGTTGCTACAAAACACCCATGGTCAATGGATGCTAAAGCAATTGTAAATGAAATGAATGCTGAAGATCAAAAAATTGCATCTACTGCAAATGGAAAGATTGTAAGTATTCTTTCTCCAGTTTTAGAATCTGAAGAAGGTTTAACATTCCACTTACATGGAAAGAATTATACTTATAACGGAACTGATATTACTGAAGCTAATGTAACAGATCCAAGATTCTTTGATATAACTGAAGGTTTAGCTATGTTCTCAAGAAATGAAAATATTCTTTCTTTACACGGTGAAAATAATAAATCATTAGAATACAACATTACTGAAGGTACATTAACAATGGGTAAAGTTGATATGACTAATTATAGTATCATTGAGTTAAAAGAAGCTTTATTAGCAACGAATTTCTCAGGCTATAGAAATCAATGGCAAAATGATAAAATTTGCAAATTCTTTGAATCAGTTGATTTACTTGCTGAAATGGATAACTTTACAACTATTCAGAATCCAGAATTCTTAGATGTATTTTTAACTATGATTGGAGTAAGTGAAGGTATTTACATTAATAAAGTAAATCCTGGAATGAACTTAAATGAAATGTCAAAAATCAATACTGCTACTGAAACGGTAGAAATAGTAAAAGAATTTATTAACTTTGATGTTTCTCCAATTCTTTCTGAAAGATTGATTGCTGAGGATAATGAAAAAGCAATTGAAGAAAATAAAAGAAAGGATCTTACTGATTCAATTTCTTTCCTAGAAGAAAAGAAATCTGAAGTTGAGGCTGCTATTAAAAAGTTAGGTGAAACTGAAGAATTAACTGAAGCTCTAAATTTATTAGAAGAAGAGCTAAAGGGAAAGGAAAAAGAATTAGCTGATTCTTATATTTCTGAAAAAAAAACTAAAGACGATTATTTAAATGATGGTTATGTAGAAGCATCAATGAAAGTAAACAGTCAAGGTTTGAAAAAGAGACAAGAAGTATTAGTTTCTGCTGAAGAATATGCTTCATTAGGCGATGACGATATGCTAAGTGTAATTGTTCCTAAGAACGGAAAGAGTGTAGTAATGCCTAAGGGTGATTTAGAGGTTAAGATCTAAGATATAAAATACATTCTAGTTTAATATAATTAGAGGACCGATTGGAATTAAACAATCGGTCCTTTTTTGTATATAATAATAAATAAATCAAAAGTTAATGGCAAGAAAGAGAAATTATTTAAATAATAGAGATCTTCTAGAACAGATTATTATATCTAAAGAACAAGGAGAATTAACACCAAAGGCGTTAGAATTTTTGATGCTATTAGCTGATAAGTGTTCAAGAAAATTAACATATAGAAATCCAGAAGATAGACAAGATTGTATTGCTTATGCTTATATGGATCTTTATAGATATTGGAGAAATTTTAATCCAGAAAAAAGTACTAATGCATTTGCTTATTTTACTGAAATAGCTAAAAGAGGATTTGCAAAAGGATGGAATAAATTACACCCTAAGAAATATCATGGCACAGTTTCTATAAACGGTAGCTCTGATAGTGAAGGGATTTATACAATATAAAATGTTAAATGAGTATAAAGAAAGTAAAGCCAACTGTAAAATCTGGATTTAAGCAAGGATATTACAAACCTAAATTTCCTCAAAAATACAGAGGAGAAGGCCCTATAATTTATAGAAGCAGTTGGGAGAGAAAGTTTTGTCATTGGTGTGATCATAATGAAGATGTCATTTATTGGATATCTGAACCTTTTTCTATACCTTACTTTAATTTATTGGATAAAAGGTTTCATAAGTATTATCCTGACTTTTTCTTTAAGATGAAAAAGGGAGACGAGACACAAGAATATGTAGTTGAAATTAAACCTAAGGCTCAATTAACCAAACCTAAGGAACCTAAAAGAAAAACTGCAAAGGCTATGAAAAATTTTAAATATGCATATGAATCGTATATTAGAAATTTATGTAAAACTAATGCTTTAAATAAAATGGCAAAAGAAAGAAACTGTAAAGTAATGTTACTAACAGAAGATTCAAAATTATTCTAATGGCACTAGTAGGAGTATTCACAGAAGATTTAGATATTTACCTTGCAGAAAATAAAGGTAGAACTCGTGCATCCAAAAAATCAGAAAAAGACATACCTAGAATCAGTGCACCTTGTGACGGTGTTTTAAACCCTGGTCAAATGTATTGTTTTAATTATTATACTAAAGACGAACCTTTTTATGATACTAAGCCTTTGGTTATAGGATTAGGTGAATCAGATAATGGCCACCAATTAGGAATTAATCTACATTACATGCCGTATGAAGCAAGAATTCCATTTTTAACAGAAATCACTGTTTCTTTACAATCAATAATACAAAGCAGATTAAAGGGTAATGCAATAGGTAATCCTAAAGACCAAAGGCCTATTCCTGAATTAAGATGGGAATTCATTAAACAGGCTTACGGTAAAAAATATAATTTAACATACTGCACAAGACAGTATATAATAAAGAAAATGAGAAATCCTTATGTCTTAGGATATGAGGATTGGTATGTAGGGGCAGTTAATAATGAAAATCAATTTTATGGTGGTAATATTAACCAGGCTCAAGCATTATATTACAAGAATATATAAACTAATAATAAAAATAGATTATGGCAGGTTTTACAGATAGAAGAGGTCCTTTAAGTACTGGAAATCCAGTTAGAAGACTTCTAAAAGATCTTTCTAATTTAGGAATGGCATATGATGATATGATCATTCGTAATTCACGTGCAGTAGGTTTTACTGAAAATCAAATGGGTTATACATTTAATCCAATGGGATCTGATGGTGATGATATGTACGGCGCATTTGCTGCACTTTCACTAACGGATACTAATATGAAGAAAAATATTTCTTTCTTCGATAAAGATTATATTCGTAAAAGAGATCAACTTAGAACCTTTGCAGTACAAGATGAAATTGAAGATATCCTAGATGTATTAACAGATGAAGCAATTGTATTTGATGAATCTAATTATATGGCATATGCTCATTTTAACGGTCATATTGGAGAATCTATAGAAGAAGAAATTGCTGATGTATATAATAATATCTATAATTACTTTGGGTTTAATGATTCTGTATCTCCGTGGAACTATTTTAGAAAATGGTTAATTGATGGTTATCTTGCATTTGAAATTGTTTATAATGATAAGCAAACTGAAATTATAGGATTTAAAGAATTGGATCCTGTTTCATTAATGCCAGGCATTGATACTGATGACGGTAAAAAGGTTTGGATCCAATATAAAGGAGAAGGTGCAAAAGAAAGAACCTTATGGGATTCTCAAATCATTTATCTTTCATATTCATCTGTAAATTCACCAATGAGAATATCTTATGTGGAAAGATTAATAAGATCTTTTAACTTATTAAGAATAATGGAGCACAGTAGAATTATCTGGGCTGTATCTAATGCTTCATTCAAAACTCAATTTACAATCCCAGTTGGTGGTAAATCAAAAACCAGAGCAAAACAATCTCTAGCTACTTTAATGAACTCATATCGTGAGGTTGTAGACTTTAACTTTGAGAGCGGTGAGATTCAAACCAATGGTAAACCAATGATGCCGTTTAACAAAGAATACTGGTTACCTTCTAAAGATGGTGAATCACCGGAGATTACAACCATAGGCGGCGACGGTCCTGATTTAGGTGATACTGAATCCTTAAAATACTTTTCAGATAAATTACAATTAGCTTCTAAGATTCCATTCTCTAGGTTTGATAGGGAAGGTGGTAATACATATGATATGGAAGCAAGTGGTATGTTAAGAGATGAAATTAAATTTGGAAGATTTATTTCAAGGTTAAGATCAATATGGCAAGAAATATTAGTTAAGCCTGTATATCTTCAAATGTGTCTTAACCACCCAGAGCTAAAAAATGATGTTGCATTTAAGGCAGGATTAGGATTAGATTTTATAAAGGATAATGTATTTGAAGAAATGAAAGAAATGGAATTGCAAACAAAGAGAGTTGACTTTATTGGTAATCTAAAAACACAATTAAGTACAATGACTGCTGAAATGGAAGAAATACCTTACTTTGATTTAGGATTCTTAATTAAGAGATATGGTGGATTTACTCGCGATGATATCAAAGCAAATGCACGTGCTAAAGAGCGCGAAGAACTAGCTAAAGAAGGTTATAAAGAAGAGGATATTGAGAAGATTCTTTTAGGTGCAAATAAAGATGATTTTAAACCAGAGAAGAAAGATGACGGAATGGATGAAGACCCATTAGCTGGAATCTAAAAACTATCAAGAGTTATAATATATAAATCAAATAAACTAGAAAGATGTCAAATAAGAAACTTTTAATTCTAGAAAGATCTAAGTCAAATTTAAGTATGACTAAGGCCGAAGATGGCTCTGTTGTACTTGAAGGTGTATTTACTGAGATTGGAGTAAAGAATAAAAATAATAGAATTTATGAAGAAGCTGAAGTACTTCCTCATATTAATGAATTAAAGGAGAAAGTTAAAACTAATAAACTTTTAGGTGAATTAGACCACCCTAAAGATTTTGACATTAGCTTATCAAATGTTTCACATGTTATCGAAGATTTAGATTACGATAAAGATAAGAAGCAAGTTTTAGGAAGAATAAGATTACTAAATACTTCAAAGGGTAAAGAAGCTCAAGCGTTAATAGAGGATGGTATTCCATTACATATTTCTAGTAGAGCGGCTGGTACTGTTGATGAGGCAGGTAAGGTTAAAATTAAAAAATTCTTTACCTATGATTTAGTTGCTGATCCAGGATTTGAAAATGCTGAATTGGCTAGAGTTAATGAATCTTTTGGTTTTGCAAATACTGAAGGTTTATACATTTATGAAATGGATAGCTCAGACGAAGAAATAAATAAAACAAATAAAACAGATCTAACAATGGAAAATACATCAGACAAATTTGTAACTGTTGAGGATTTTAATAAGTACACTGAATATGTAAAAAATACATTGGATAGTGTTAAAGAATCTGCAAATTCTAACAACGATGAATTAATCGAAAAGCTAGTTAAATATACTGAGCATATTGCAGAGAAGGTAAATCAGGTTACTGATTATACTGAATACTTATCTGAGAATCTTGACAAAAGCATATCTTACTCTGACTACTTAGCAGAGAATGTAGATAAAATTAAAAATTATGCTTCTTACTTAGGTGAAGAATTGGATAACTCAATTCAATATACTGAGCATGTAGCTGAACAAGCAGATAAGGGAATTGCATATTCTAATTATTTAGGTGAAAGCTTAGAAAAAGGAATTCAATATTCTGAATATGTTGCAGAAAAAGTTGATCAAAATATTGCTTATTCTGAATACTTATCAGAAAGCTTAGATAAGAGTATTAAATATTCTGAATACATTGCAGAAAATGTATCTTCTGTTAAAGGTGAAGCAATTAATGAATCTACTGTTAATGAGTATGGTGCAATGGAAGAAGGTTCTATGCCAACAATGGAAGAAGTTAAAAAATGTATGGATGAAGGCATGACTTACGAACAAGTATGTGAAAAATATCCAGATGCAGATAAAGGAAAATTAAAAGAAATGTGCGAATCATGTAGTAAGAAACATGAAGCTAAATCTTATAAGGATTCTATCAGTGAAAAATTAGAAAGTTTAATTTCTAAAGCTGAAGCTAAATCTGTTTCTGAAATGCACTTTATGAATTTCTTATCAGAATCTAAAAAGAATGAATTTGATTCTTTAACAGAAGATAAAAAAGTTTTAATAGTTGAGTCAATGAATAAAGATTCTATTATGTCAACTGTACAAGCTGAGAATGTTTGGGATTCATGTTTTATAACTGAAAGAAAGGCAATCAATTTTATTGATGATATGCCAGAAAAATTCCGTAGTAAATGGGATAACCTTTCTGAGGCAAGAAAAGAACAAATTATTGCTGAATCTAAATTCCACTCATTAAGTACTCCGTATGCTATTAATAACTTTTGGCAAACAAGAGATATGAGATCTACTCAAATGAGTTTAGAATCTATTAATGAAGCTAAAACTGCTGCTGAAGCTGCTCAAGAAAAGAAAGAGCCATTATTAAATGAAAGCTATCAAGCAGATTTAATTCAAAAAATGAAATTCAGATTAAATAGATAATCATTTAATCTAAACGATATAATCGAATAGCTAAGAAGAAAAGGGCTGTGGCGATTAGAAACGGAATTTTTATAATTCCACAAAAAATGCGAAAAATAATTTTTTAAAATGTACGCAAATCAATTAATTAACGAGGCTGAGGTTCAAAAGACTTGGGGACCTGTTATTGAGGAAAGTACTGGTATAACTGAAAAGTCTAAATTGGCTTGGATGTCTAAATATTGCCACTACCACAACCTTAATGAGAGTGTTTACAATACTGTACACCTTAACCCGAACATGAATGTTCAAAGTATGGGTAATGTTACATTGCCAGGAGATCCTGGATCAATGAACGCTTTCCCAGGACAAGCTACTGGATCTGGAGACAGACCTTTTTCTTTGTTACCACTTGCAATGCAAGTAGCTGCACAGACTGTAGGTTTAGACTTAGTTCCTGTAGTACCAATGCAAGGCCCTATGGGAGTTTTAACTTACCTAGACTTTGTATACGGTGGAGGTAGAGGATCAGGTGCTCCTATTAACGGTGCTCTTGATACTGTAGCTGCTCCATTAATGATCAAAGTAGGATGTACTCCTGCTGCTGGTTTTGCTTTTACAGTAAACGATCTAATTTATGTAGATACTGCTGCTAATATTGCAACTGGTACTTCTGGTGGATCTTACGAATTAACTTTCGTTGGAACTTCAAGAATTGACGGTTTAAATATCTTCAGAGTAAGAGCTAACACAACTGCACTTGATGCAAATGGTGTAAACGGTGGATTTAACTTCGCACAAGGTGCTGAGACTGCTGCTGCAACTATTTATAATTCAATTGTAGCTGGTGGTAACTATCACGGTTTAGTTGCTGGTACTCCACTAGGTGTAGTTTTAGCTGGTGGTAACGTTGCTGGTACTTTCACTAACCCTACTAACTTAGGATTAGTTAAAGCATTAGAGGATCATATTTCTGGTTTCTCTGGTAACGCTTTCCAACCATCTAACGACCCTGCTGTTGGTGGACCTGCTTTTGCAACTGAGAATATTAACGGTTTAGATCCTTACCAAAGAGGTGTAGGTGAATCAACTGTTGATAACATCATGGGACTTAGCTTATTCAACAAGTCTGTAGCTGCTGAAACTTTCCAAGTTGCTGCTGCTGTAACTAGAGAGCAAGTACAAGACCTTAAGCAATTCGGTATCGATGCAGTAGCTCAAGTAGAAGCTGTATTAGTAAACGAATTGACTCAGTCAATCAACAAGTACATCTTGGACAGAATCTTTAGAAACGGTGTAACTAACAACGCAAACGTTGCGGCTGTAAATGGTACACAGTTATCTCAACAGTTTGACCAAGCAGGTGGTGCTACTACTGCAATTGCATTAGGACCTAACAACACTACAAACGTTAACCAAAATGCTGCCGGTCTTCCTGCTGCACAGACTAACGTTTTAGGTGGTGGTAATGTACAAGGTACTTTACAGAGAAGAATCTACACTAAGATTCTTGCTGCAAGTAACTTAATTGCTACAAGAGGTAGAAGAGGACCAGCTACTTTCGCTGTAACAGGTGGAGAAATGGCTACTGCTCTTCAATCAGTTGCTGGATTCGTTGCATATCCGTTATCAAATACAGTTAATCAAGCTGGTGGATCTTTATATCCAATCGGTGCGATCGCTGGGGTAACTATTTATGTTGATCCAAACAGAGCCTTCAATGACTATACAATTGCTGTTGGTCGTAAAGGTGATGGTAACTCACCTGGTTTAGTATTCATGCCTTACTTAATGGCTGAATCAGTAGAAACAATCGCAGAAGGAACTATGGCTCCTAAAATCGCGGTTAAATCTAGATTCGCTTTAGTAGACGCTGGATTCAATCCTGAATTAATGTATTACACAATGAACTTTACGTTCACTGGTTGTTCTATTATCTAATAATAGTTTAATACTTTATATAGAAAGCCACTCTTCGGAGTGGCTTTTTTGTTTTAATATGTCTGATATATAATTAAATTAAAATTATAAAATTCTCATGGGTAAGTTAAAGACATACAATGAATTTGTAAATGAGGCATTAATAGATGCAATTAGAAATCCAGTGAAATGGAAGAAGATTAAAAATAATGCCAAAAAATACCAAAAGGCTAGAACTGCACAGGCATTAAACGATGTTGATTTTGCAAAAAGAAAAGAAAAGGCTAAAGGAAACTTAAGCCCACAACAAAAAGAAGTCTTAGACCAAGCAAATAAGGCCAAGAATATGGCATTAGCAGATACTGCTTCTAATATTGCACAAAGAATGACTGACTTAGCAACAACTGATGGTTTAAAAAGAGTTGCAGCATTAGCAAAAACAAAAGCTAACTTAGCAGCAAATGAAATTGTACTCAAGGCAGCTGACGGTGAACAAGCAAAAAGGTTGAAAATTAGAAAAAAGGAATTAACTAAAAAAGCTCAAAAGGAAAAATCAGCATTAGCGGATTATGAAGCTGATCCTGGTGAAGTAGATAAAGCAAAAGAAGGTCAAGCAAAAGAACAAATAGCCACATTAAAAAAGCAGAGAAAACCTCTTATTGACCAGAAGGCGGCTGAAAAAGATCCAGCAAAGAGCAAAGCTATAGCGGTTAAGATAGAAGAAATAAATGTTAAAATAGCTGAGCTTGAAGGTGAAGGTCAAGCCGAAGCAAAAGAGGATCTTGCTGCTGCTAAAGAAAGATTAGCTCAAGAAACAGGAAAACCTGCCACAGATGATAATACTGAAGATGAAAGCACTGAAGATGGTGGTAAAACTAAAGAGACGGCAGCCGAGAAGAAGGAAAGAGAAAGAAAAGAAAAGATCTCTAAGAAGATTGAAGATGCAATGAAAAAAATTGCTAAAGCTAAACAAGAAAGAGTATTAGCACAAAAGGAAGAGGATGATCTTGCTACAAAATTAAAAGATGCTAAAGGTACTGATGCTGAAACTGCTTTGGCTGGTCAAGTAGCTGCTGCTGATAAAGCAGGTAAAGATATTGAGAAAGCAATAGCAGATTTAGAAAAGTCTATAAAAGATTTAAGAAAGGAATTAAAACCAGTTGGTGAATCTTTTGAATATGTAGCAGAATCAGTTTCTCAAAAATTTGCAAGATTAAGACCAAACCTGTAAAAATAATTATTAATATGAAATGTAATTGTAAAACATGCGGATGTGGTACTTCATGTGATTGTACATGTTGTAACTGTTAAATTAAAAATTTATGTATAAAGTTCGTAAGATAAACTTCGGATGGTATAAAAGGCGGTATGGTATTCTTTTGGAAAACCTTCCGCCTTTGAAGCAAAAATTGCTTTTAAATAACCGTCATATGAAATGGTTAGATTCAGATACTCAAGCTTTTGAAATAATATTTAAAGTAGAGGATATGAATGGACATGAAAAGAATGTCAATAAAGTTATATGGAATCCTTTTAGGGAAACGTTTACAACTCTTAAAGAATTAGAAAAAGATGCAGATCTTGTTGATTGGAATTGTGGAATATGTAAAGTTCCTATAAAATCTAGAATGGATTCCAAAAAAGTTGAAAACTTTGTTTGTACTAAATGTTCTAAAGCCCATAACTCACGGAATAAAAGTGTAGATGGTAGAATTATAGATACATCAATTAAATTTACTAAACACTGTAAACACCTCCTAAAAAAGGAACAGAGGGAGTTTATGACTTATGCTAAAAGATCATCTAAAGCTTAAGGCCTGATCAAATGAAATCTTAGGAAAATCATTTATCTTACTATACGGTGAAGCATTTAGTACTTGAATGTTATTCTGAGTTAGTTCTGCTTTTAATTGTTTAAATCCTGGTACAAATTTATCCATATACATTCTGTCAGATGTACCTCTTGAAGGGTAACCATCATGAAAATGACTTTCATCACCGTTATTAGCCATATCAAAACCTAATAATATAATTCGTGCTGCTCCTAAATGATAAGCAAGATTAATTGCAGCATATCCACTATTAAAGCCATGAGCTAATGTTTGAGGATCTTTTTCTAAGCCATAAGGCTTTCCTTTCTTTAAAACTTTAATATCACTCGTATATTGACTACCAGGTTTTAATGCATATTTTAAACCTTTATATTTATCTATGTCTTGTTTATACCAAGAATAAAATCTAGTATCAGTCCAATATAAAACATCTGCAAAGGTATGAAATAAAACAGCTTTATTGACTGCAATGCTTTTTGCTCCATGTAATTCTCTAAAATCAAAATTCTTTAATGAAGGTCCACCACCAATAATATAAATAGTCTCACCTTTGAAAATAGGACTTACTGCTGAATACTGAACATTAGGATCATGTCTTTCAGGTAAATGTACAGGTGGTACATTACTTCTAGGTGCATTTCCTTGTGCACGTAAAGGTGGAGTGTTTTTCTTAAATCTTCTAGTAGCATGCCTTCTTTCTATATTAGATGGCCTAGTGTGTACTATGTTAGGATTCTCCATTACTTTTCTAACATTCCGTCTTCTTTGCATTATAAATGTTTATTTTTATATTTATCCATGATGTAAACAATTCACTAATTTGTCCATATAAAAATAAATTAATTATGCGGAACATACAAAACATTTTACTTACAGAAAAATATCGCCCAAAGGCATTAGAAGATTTAATAACACCAAAAAGAGTAGGTGAAAAATTAAGTAAAGGAGTTTATCAACATTTATTATTACACGGCAGTCCAGGTACAGGAAAAACATCAGCAGCAAAAGTAATGGTTAAACATTTTAATCATCCTTACTTATACATTAATGCATCAACTGATACCTCAGTAGATATTGTAAGAAATAGGATTACTGATTTTTGTGCAAATCGTTCAATAATGGATGAACCGGGAAAAATGAAAGTAATTATTCTTGATGAGATTGATGGTGTATCGGATCAATTTTTTAAAGCATTAAGAGCAACGATGGATCAATTTGCAACAAATGCAAGATTTATTGCTACATGTAATTATATTAATAAAGTACCAGATCCAATTCAGTCAAGATTTGAAATGATTGATTTTGATTTTTCCAAAGAAGAAGAAACTGAAATAATGAAAAGCTACATTATGAGGATTCTTAAAATTTGTAAAGAAGAAGGAATTAGTATAGATAAACATGCAGCTGTTGAATTAGTAAAAAGAAAATTTCCAGATTTAAGGAATATGTTAAATCAGTTGCAAGGCTTCCAATCACAAGGTAAAGATACAATAACTGTTGATGATATAAAACAATTTAGTTCGGTTTATAAAGATATTTATGATTTAGTTATTGATGGAGAAGATCCTGTAAAAAACTATCAGTATATGTTATCTAATTATGCAAACAGAACTGATGATGTATTATCTTCACTAGGTGCTGAATTTATAGAATTTATTCAACAAGAAAGACAATCATATATTCAGTTTATTCCACAAGTGGTAGTAACTGTAGCAAAATATCAATCACAAAGGCAACAAGTAATAGATCCTGCAGTATCAATGCTTGCTTGTATTTATGAACTGCAATCAATATTAAACGGCGTATGAGATCACAATTCTTAAAACAATTAATAAAAAAGTTTCCTAACAATTATCAATTAGGATCAGCAGTTAGAAGATATCATTGGTTAAGGCAAGAAAATAAATATGCAAAAGAAGAAGCTGAAGAAATAGTCTTAAAAGAAACTTTCAGTAATAACTAAAATTTGTTATATTTATATTAAATAGATTATTATGAGAAAAACAGGAAGGCATACATTTGTTATTGACGGTAACTATTTTCTTTTTAGAACTTTATATGTTTTACCAAGAAAATCTAAAAAAGCTGAAATGCTTGGTACAGAAGAAGATACTAAAGTATTTATGAGAAAGCTAGCTACTGACTTTGCATATCAGATAAGATTATTTGAAGGTCTGATTGATAAGGTTGTTTGGACACAAGATTCCAGATCATGGAGAAAAGACTTTTACCCAGATGCAGAATATAAAGGTAACCGTAAACAGGATAGTTCAATTAACTGGGCAAACTTTTCTAAAGTTACTGAAGAGTTTACACAATTACTTATTAAGCAAGGTGTTATTTATTCCAAAGTAGACGGCGCCGAAGGTGATGATCTAATGTATGCATGGAATACTGAATGTCTAGCAAATGATAAATCTGTTATTATGTTTACGGGTGACAGAGATTTGGTTCAATTAGTAAATAAGAGTACAAATAATAATACTCATACTATATTGTTTTCGCCAGCTCATAAAAAGCTTTATACTTATCAAGGCTTTTCTGAATGGCTAACTTCAGAAGAAAAAGAAACTTCTAATGATTTATTTGATGTACTAAAAGTATCATCTTCACCAGAGTCACAATCTAAAAAACTACTTTCATCTATTATTTCCAAAAAGAAAGTTTCCGTTGTAGAGGTAGACCCTGAAGAGTTCCGCTTCCGTAAGGTTCTAACCGGTGACTCTGGTGATAATGTTCCTCCTGCATATTGGTATGTATCAAAACCTAAAAATGGAAAATCTAGGAGATACGGTGTCAGTGAATCTAAAGCCACTGCTATCATTGCAGAATTTAAGGAAAAGCATGGCTCATTATCTCATATGTATTTATATGAAGATGGTTATATTACTGATTTGGCCAACATCTTAATTAGGCATATGAAAGCTAAACATATGAGTAGAGAACAAATTATTTCTAATTTAAAATCTAATGTTAATTTAATGGTACTTAGTTCTCATACTATCCCAGAAGGTATATTAGATGAAATGTTTCAATCAGTAGAGTCTACAATAAATATAAATGAATTAGCGTTACCTAATATTTCAACAATGAAAAAAATTGTTGGCGGCACAAAATATGACGGAGATGATAATTCAGCATTTAAGGCTAGCTTCTTTAAAGGTGATAATGATAATTCAGATGATATGTCATTCATTACAAACAAAAAAACAAAAGGAAAAATATTTTAATGGAAGTAATTAAAACTGAAAATAATATACCTGTAGTTAGGTTGCCTAAAAAACCTAAAAAGATTCTTTTATGCATGCTCTCTCATCATAATTTACCAGCTTTAAAAAGAATGGTAAAATCAGTAGAGCAACAATATGAAGAAAAGAATTTAATAATTGAACCAGTTATTGTTATTAATACATTAAATGATCAATATTATGAAGATGTTTTAAATGAAGGGTTTTCATATAAAGTTGTAAGAACTGAAAGTAACGGAAAGCCTGGTAAAGGAAAAAATTCCTGTAGAAAATTATTTTTAGAGAGTGATGCTGATTATTTAACGCAAGTAGACGGTGATGATTTTCTCTATCCTACCTTTGTTAAATCAATATGGGAACATATAGAATGGTATCCTTGTATGGATGTGTTAGGCAAACACCCTTTAGATGCAGTTGCTAATGAAAAATTAGGAGGTCACCATTTCACAGTAGGTAAGAATGATGAATATTGGGGATGTGTTTGGGGTGATTCATTATTCAAAAGACCAGAGCATGGACCAGGCGAAGCCAATTGGGTTAACGATCCTCACCCATGTAGTTTTGATAGAATTTTATTGCAAAGTAGAAGAAGTGCTGAAATTATGATGGATGAAGATATTCCTAATGGTGAAGATCATTTATATTCTATGCAATTATTAGCTTTACACCAACAAAGAAAAATATCTTATTTTGTAACAATGTCAAGTGACTTATATGTAACAGTAAGAACAGAAACTGATACTATACAATTTGAATATCCTTTCGGACCTTATATTGAAGAAATGAAAACTAAAATGAGAGAGCATGTTCAAGAATGGAGATCTAGTCAAGAAGAGCTTCCAATGGTCTTTAAACCTTTACTTTTAAACTGGGAACAAAAGGCAGAAATTATTAAAGAACTTTACAAGTAACTTGTAAACAAAAGTACTAATCAATCGTATAAATAATAAAAGGTAATGAAATTATTTGATTACATAAAAGTCTTGTTTGGAAAAGACTCACAATGGAATAAATTAAAAGGTTATGATAAGTCAAAAAACTCATTTATGACAAATAGATTTATGAGTATTAAATTTCCAATACAAGCAAATATGTTTAATGCATTAAAGATTGATCCAGTAGGTCAAGCAGAAGCATGGAGAATGGTTGCATCAAAATTCAATAGAGTACCTGGTTTTATTTATACAAAAACCAAAGCTAAAAAGAAGGAGAAAAAATGGGATCCTAATCCTAAAGCTTTAGAAATGTATCTAAAGATTAATGAAATAGGTGAACGTGATTTTAATGAAGCAATGAAGCATATGCCATCTGAAATAAAAAATGCAATAAACGTGTTAGAAAAACAGATGAGCAATGATGTTAATTGATAACCAATTTGAATTAGAAATTCCAACTCATATTTCTTTTACTTTATATAAGAATGATTATATTGATAATCTTATTATATCTAGAGTTAAAAAAGAATGCAGAAATGAATCTAAAAAGAAAAATGAATTTATTGTATCTTTAGATGATTTTCAGAATGCAATAAAAACTTCAACATTTTTAAAAGCAGAAATACAAAAAACTTTAGGACAAGATACTTTACCTAATCCTAATTTTAAGCCTAATTCTATTTTCTTTTTACAGTCTATAATAAAAAGGTTATCTAATCTATCTAAAATAACTTTTAAAATATCTGATGCAAAAATCTATTCGCGATTAGTTAAAGTTGATGGTGGTAAAGAAATTTTAAGTTTTCATTTTAATATTATAGAAGGCGTATTTGATCTTACTAAAATTTTAGATAGAGAACAATTAGATAATTTTAACAAAAGATTCATGGACATCGGTGTAATGAAAAATAAGTACCTTGAAAGAATCCCTTACTTTTATATTAAAGCTACAACTTTATTTGATGTTCTTTCTCAATTTGACGATATTCAAATGGATGCTATGAATGGCTTTGATATCATCACAGCAGTAGATCCTAAGATAGAAGAAGATGATCCAATACTTTTAGTGAAGACTGACTATACACCGTATTAGAACATGAATATATAAACAAATAATGTTTGTATATGAAAAGAATTATCAATTGGTTAGGTGGTCTTTTAAAAGATGAAAAAGGCACGCCTTCATCAAAAAGGTTTATTGGTATTTTAGCAGGTGTAACATTATGCGCCGCTTTAATGATTAATCTTTACACAGATATGCCAGTAGAGCCAACTTTAGTAAATGCCGTTGCTGCAATTTGTATCGGTGGTTTAGGTTTAGCATCTGCTGATAAAATCTTTGGAAAGAAGAAAGTAGATATAGGAGACCAACAAATAAATTCATAACATGGCAGTAACTGGATCAAGTACAGATGCTAATGGCGATCAGTTATTAGTTAGTCTTAAAACACCATACGAAAATGTAACCGAAGTAATAGGATTTACTGATTCTATTACAGGTGAATCTACCTCTTGTTATTATAACAAGGATTTTAGGTGGGGTATTGATGGTGTGACTTATTCTGATTGGGTTCCACTTACTGATATAAATTTAGAGGCATTAACATTAAATCCTAAAAATCCATTTTGGATTCAATATAGGTATACTCAAGTAGGTGATTGTACTTTAACATTTAATTCTATAGCATTAGAGATTGTAACTGATGGTGGTGTGATTTGTAAAATACCGCAAATTGATTGTGGTGGAGTAGACGGTTGTTCTGGTGCTCTTAACTTAGCGTTTGATTGTTGTGGAGGTGGATGGAATCCTTATGATATATCTAGAGCTGGTCAAATGTACGACCAATTAGCTGCTATGACAAGCAACTTATTTGGATTTTGTGTTGATTATTATAAAACTAAAGCAGACCAAAGAAGTAGAGATGTTATCTTAAAAGAATATTCTTTATTTGATGTTATTAAAGAAGGAGAGATTAAAATTTTAATTCCTGATAATGAATTACCAACTCGGGATATAAATTTCAATCCTTTAATGATGGACTTTCCTGTTCAATTTGAAATTCATATTGTAAAATCTGCATTTGAGGCAGTGTTCGGTGTAGGGGCAAAACCACAAATGAGAGACTATTTATATTTTAAACAATTTATGAATAGAATGTATGAAGTTGATGCAGTTGCACAATCAGATGATTTTATGTATACTGGTGCATATTGGAGAGTAAGCTTAGTTACATATCAACAAAGAACAAATGTAGGGTTCGAAGATACTGCTGAAGGTGATGCAGCTGAAGCATCTACTGAAGCATTAGTTTCTAATGTAGAGGAAAAATTTAGGGTTGAAAGAGAGAATGAATTTAAAGATGTTAGAAAACCTAATGAATATAACACAATAGGTAGCCAAGCTAATGATTATGTAAGAAGAGCATTAAATAAAAAGATGACTATTACAGAAGAGAATGTCTATAATCAATGGACAATCATTTCTAAATATCATTATGCATTAGGTACATTAGAGGATAGGTCTATAGCAGTGAAATATAGATATAAGGATGGGTGGTCTAATACTGATAGTAGAGCATTTACATTTTGGTTTAGGCCTCAATACCTTAAACCAATTCAAAAAAATCTACTGGTTATTTTAATAAGTGATGAAGGAGGGTATCCTAAGTTAGTAACACCAGGTTTACCTGTTGCCCCAAAGAGTGATATAATTGTTCCGGGTGATTGGGTTGCTATTAGAGGTACAAATTCTTATAATGGTATACAAAGAGTTAAAGAAGTCATTGGGGATAGTATTGTTTTAGATACACCTTACATAGACAATATAATAACACCAACTGCAAAGTTCAATAAAGAAGTAAGTAATACTTTTTTAGCATATGATAACTATGAATTTAAATCACCTATAACAGCATATGTTGAATTTACATATACTACTAATTGGTTTATTATTAAACTTAATGATATTTATTATAAATATGATTTAAGTAAAAAATCAGTTAGTTTCATAAAAGATAAATGGTATGCAGCAACTATTAACTTAAATAACTTATCCAAACAATTATCATTATTTTTATATAATACAGTAGAACAGGCAGGTGCTGCAAATCCAGATAGAACAGCAGATTTAACTAATATTTATGTAAATACACAAACTATACCTGCTACATCTGTACCTGATGGTTTTGCATGGAAATTATTTGGTTGTCAAACCGACTTAACTAACATAAGAATTTGGAGCCAACCTATAGAAGAAGAATTACAAGAATTAATCTTAAGTCAATATGTAGTAAAGGATTCACACCTAGCCTTAGTATTAGATAATGCTTCACCAGAATTATTATTGCCAACTGTTACTAACCCAAGATAACTTGGAATATATATTATAAATTTAGGGAAAATGAAAGACGAATCGAAAAATAAATTTCGTGACAGTTTAGGTGATCTATTAAATGATTTGCCTGATGAGGTTGAAGGTTTAAGTAATAACACAGAAGAGCTACAGCCTGTAAGAGTTGATAGTGGCCAGAGTGCGGCACTGATAAAAGCTAAAAATAAGGCAGAATCAGTAATGAACAGTTTATTAACTTTTTACTTAAGTGAAGATATAATAGCAGAACATGAATACATTAGAGCAAAGGCTGCTTTAGATGAATCTGCATTATCTATGTTAATCAGACAAATGCAAAATAGTGAAACTGCTATTACCTTATTAATGGAGACTATACATGAAGGTGATGTATCTCCTAGAATGTTTGAAGTACTTAGTGATTTACAGCGAACTCTTTTAGATATTATAAAAAGCCAAACAATGTATATGGTAGCTATTGAAGAAAATGCTAAAAAGATATCACGAGATGTTGATGTTTATCACAGTACTGAAAATTCAACATCCAATAAACAAAGTGGTATTAAATCTAGAGGAACTAAAGATTTAATGAGAGCTTTACAAGACACAATTAAAGAAGAAGATATAGAAGATGTCGATGCAACTGAAAATGAAGAATGATTGCCTGTTAATTCAGGAAATCGAACAAGAAGAAGCAACTACGGCCGCAGGAATTATAATACCTGCTGATAAATATAATCGCAGAGCCATAGTTATTAATCCAGGTAATGCAAAACATTTAAAAGCTGGAGATGTTATATTAAAAAATATAGGAAAGGGTACAGTGTATAATTTAAATGGTGAAGAGTTTGAAATAATACACGTTGGAGAAGCCTTAGCCGTGATAGAAAATAATGCCTAGACCACAAGCAGAATCAGCAGGATTTGAATTTAAAGTATCTAAAGGTGCAGAATCTTTTGCATGGACTAGTGATAAGGTAGAACAACTTATGCTTGCATTAGATGAAGGGTATAAACCAAAGTCAACTCCGTTCTATGAAGGTAATCCTAATTTAAGAAAAGGTAACATTGTATTTAATTATACTGCTGAGGAACTAAAAGAAATTAAAAAATGCGCAACTGACATTGTATACTTTGCAAATACTTATTGTACAGTAATGACAGATGAAGGATTGCAAACTATTTCTCTTAGGCCATACCAAGAAGAAATGCTTAGACAGTTTCAAGCAGAAAGATTTAATGTTTGTTTAGCCAGTAGGCAAGTAGGTAAAACTATATGCTCTTCAATTTTTATTGCTTGGTATTCAGTTTTTAATTTTGATAAGAATTCACTTATCCTATCAAATAAAGGAGCGACAACGCGTGAAATTATTGATAAAGGTAAAACTATATTAGAGCACTTACCATTCTTTCTCAAGCCCGGTACATTAAAATGGGATGTATTTAATTCCAAGTTTGATAATGGTTGTAGAATCATTGGTCAAACTACTACAAAGAAAGCAGCGATTGGTTTTACTATTCATTTATTATTTATGGATGAGTTTGCGCATATACCTGCAAACTTTGTAAATACTTTTTATGAAAATGTGTATCCAACAGTATCCGCTTCACAAAACTCTAAAGTTATTATAACAAGTACTCCTAATGGCTTTAATAAATTTTATGACATTTACACAGCAGCAGAAAAAGGCCTTAGTGAATATACACCTTTCCGAGTTGACTGGTGGGATGTACCTGGTAGAGATGATGCTTGGATGCAACAAGAAGTTGCTAACTTAGGAAGTGATGAAGCATTTAACAGACAATACGGAAATCAGTTTATTGCAAACTCTTCATTATTATTAAGTGCAGCTAGTTTACAGAAGTTAACAAAAGGGCAAATAGAATTTGAACATAGAGAGATTCCAGAATTTGAAGATGCTGATATTGATTATAGTGGACTCTTATGGCATCCAGATTTAAATTTAGATGAAATAGAAGAAGATTATAATTATTGGGTATTTTCAGTTGATATAGCCGAAGGTACAGGTGGTGATTATTCTGTTATAAATATTTTCCAAATAAAAATGTTAGATGAAAAAGATTGGAAAGGGGTAACCACACCAGGAAGTTTTGTTGATTTTTTCGGAATTAAGCAAGTAGGAAGGTTTAGAAGTAATTCTCATACGATAGAAGAATTTGCCAAAGCTCTTTATATTTTAGGTTTTGATTTATTTTACTCGGAGAATGTAAAATTAATAATTGAATGGAATATGTTTGGTGGAGAATTAATTAAAAGATTAGAAACTGTCTTTCCACAAAGAAATCAATTTGATGAGGAATCAGTTGTAAAATTTAAACATAGAGTAGATGCTAAAACAAAAAGATTTGGTTTAAAAGTAAAGAAAGATAATAAACCTATATTTTGTCAAAATTTTAAAAAATATATTGCTCAGAACAAAATAACCATTTACGATAAAGATACAGTAAAAGAATCATCAACATTCGGTAAACTTCCAAATGGGTCATATGCAGGCCAATTAGGTAATGATGATTTAATTATGACTTGTATAAATAGTTCTGAGTTCTTCACAACATTAGATTTTTCAGATTTTGTCGAAGAGATTTATGATGAGATAGATCCTTCCATTCAAAATAAAATAGAAGAAATTTTAGAAAAAGATTCAAAGGGTGGGAATCTTAATTTTGATATCTATGACTTAGTATAAAAAGTAGTTACTTAGTAGATATATAAAAAAACTAATAAACAAAAAAAATATAATACAAGATGGCACTAGATCCAAAAATCGCTTCTCTTAAGGCTGCAGGAACATATAGATTTGAATTTGACAAAAGTCAAGTCGTTAGTATCCCTGCTAATCAAACACGACTTGTTGTCGGTTTTTCTAAGACAGGCCCGTTTAACACTCCCGTCTTCATTCCCGATACAGCTTTCTTTAAGCAAGTATATGGTGATATAGATAGAAATTTAGAAAGAAAGGATTCTTACTTCCACAGAAGTTGTTTAACAGCTTTGGAAAGAGGACCTATTCTTGCTCTTAACTTATTAGCGTTAGATGCTAATGATAAAGTTAATGCAGTTAGATTTTCAACTGCTTCTACTCTTGATACATCACAAAAGAATGCAGGTGCTGATTATGAGTTATCAAAATTTTATAACAGAGATAAATTTTGGTTTCCATCAACAGACGACTTTTTAACAAACGTCGGCGCAAATACTGATGCATTACAGCCAACTACTGTAAATGACTTTTTAGATATTGTAAACTTAGGTCAAAATCCTATATCTGTTATTGCTAAAAAATCTGCATTAACAAATGTTTTACCTTTCCAAGTAACAGTTGAAGAATGGTATGGTGCTGCTAATGTTCCTGGATTTTTAAATAAAGATAGTTTAATATCTGACTTCTTTGTAGATATTTTTGTAATTGAAGGAAACTTTGGTGGAGACTTCGGTACAACTACTCCTTATTCTAGATTTAATGCGGATCCTACTTTCCAAAAGTATTTTGATCCAACACAAGGTATAAAGAGAAGAAAGTTCCAATCTGACACAACTGATACATTATTGCAAGAATTCTTTAATGAAACAGAAGTAACTTTACAAGCTACTTATACTGCATGTTTAATTCCTGATTTTGTAGACTTATTAGGTAATAACCTTTTTGTTGAAAAAGTTGTTAATGCTGACACTGCATCAACCGGATTATTTGTTACTGTTAATGAAGATTTATTCAGCGGAGATATTTTAATTGATGGTGTACAAGGTGGTATTGATATGGTAGGACATAACATTGAGTATATTCAAGCTAATTCAATCCAAGATGATATAAACATGTTATCATATAGTGGATCAATTGTTTCTGATTTAAATTATTGTAGAACACTTGACCCAGGAACTGTAGTAACAAACTCATCAAGTATAATTACAAAGTCTATTCCAACTGGAAGTACTGATATACAATTACAAATTGTTAATGCTAATGATCCTAAGGATGCTTTATGGAATGCTTTTGATAGTATGACTGCGAATACTGCAACTGTTGTAGGAACATTCATATTAAGTCAAGATGGCACAAAATATATTCCAGTTATATCTAAACAAACAGTAGGTGATACTATAACTATATTATTATCTGGTGATGGTGCTGATTTAGCTGATTTTAGTACAGCAGTAGATGCAAGCTATAATTATATTAATGAAGCTGACTTTGATTTTGTAGCTGATGAATTTAGCCCAATTGCAGGTACTCCTGCTGGAATTATTGGTTCTTATGGATCAACATTACAAACTCAATTTGCAAACGGTACACTAACTGATGGTGATGAAGCTGTTTATGTATTAGGTGGAATTGAATATACATCTTATTTAGTAATGAATGCTATAGAATACGGATGGATTCATACTACTCCTACACAGAGAGTAGCAATTTCTGATCCAGCTTATTCTATACCAGCAGTAAGAATTACACCTTACCAAGAAGATGGTTATATTAACTTAACTCCTCACCAAGAGTTTACATTAAACGGTGCAGGCTTCTTCTTAAAATCTGATGGTAGTACATTAGCTGCTGCTAATTGTTTAAATGTACAAACTTTAAAAGGTGCACTTAACTTAACTATTGATATTTTAGGTGATTCAATTAATGAGCCAACATTAAAACCAAATGAAATTTTAATTGCATCAACTTCACCAGAGGCTGCTGATGTTATAGTAGGAAACTATTTGGTACATGATGAAGGTACTTTAACAGGGCACTCAAGATTAACTAGAATTAATTCTGTAGTTGGTGGAGTAACACCATCTCAGTATTCTGTTATTCCTGCAGGCACTACTGCATTATTGGTAACATGCCAATCTGAAGTTAGTGTAGATACTGTAGGTGCTACAAAGAAAGTAGAATTATATTATCCTATTGACAGATGGGTTGATTATTTAAATATCTTTGAATTACCAGGATTTAAATTAATTGCAACTAAACACGTACCTGATGGTTCAAATGCTAGACAAAACCAATGTTTAAGTCCAATCTTAGGAGGTACTAATTTATTTAAAGCATTAACTGATAGAGAAACTATTAACTTTAGATACTTGGTAGATACATTTGGTAATGGTATTGAAGCAAATTCAAAATCAATTTATACTAATTTATGTATGGAAAGAAAGAATGCGTTTGCCTTAATTAATGCTCCATCAGCTAAGGACTTTAAGAAAAGTACAGATCCTAGCTTTACAGATTTACTTGGTGGTGTTTCATCTAAGTTTATATCTGAAGGTGGAGATCTTGCATTAAACCCAACAGTTAGATATTCATTACCTTCTGCAACTAGTGGAGGTTCTTGGGGTGGATTCTTCTATCCTTATATTACTGTTAGGGATTTAGGAAAGAACATTAATGTTCCTCCAGCTGCAAATGTATCTAATAACTTTATTTTGAAATACGAAAACGCATTACCTTGGTCAATCGTAGCAGGTGTAAGACGTGGAGTAATAGGTGGAAATGGGGTTGTAGGTTTAGAAATAAACTTAGATAAAGATGATCGTTACTACTTAGAGCCATTTGGATTAAATCCAATCATATTCCAAAGTGGAACAGGTCCAACTATCTTTGCAAATAAAACTGCACAACAAGTACCGAAATCTGCTTTAAGTTCAATTAATGTTAGAGAAGTTGTTATTTACATCCAAGATGGTATAGAAGCAATATTGAAAAACTACCTATTTGAATTTAATACAGCTCAGACAAGGTTAGAAATTAAAACATTAGCTGATAACTTCTTAGCAACTGTTCAAAATGATGATGGTGTTTATGATTATAGAAATATAATGGATGAAACAAATAACACACCAGAAGTTATTGATCAAAATGTAGGTATCCTAGATACATATATTGAACCAGTAAGAGGAATGGAAATTCTTGTACAAAGAACTACAATTTTAAGAACTGGAGCAATTAGTACAGGAAACTTCCAATAAGAAGAAACTAAAGACGAATATATAAAAAAACAAATAAAATATGCCACTACCACATTATACCCAATCAAGGGCCAGTAGCCAAAGGTACGAACCTATTCAGCCTAACCTATTTGAGGTGACAGTATTTTCACCATTAGGGGATGATACGGGTTTAATCTTAGAGCAAGTAAATTCAATAGGAGGATTAAATAATTTAAATCCAGCAATTGAGCCAGTAAATCAGAAATATAAGTTCGCTGATAGATCTTATGCAGGTATGCCGGCTTCAACTATGGTTGATTTAACTCTTAACTTTAGTCTTAACTTGAATGAAGCAAATGAAAACTACATTTACAATACATTCCGTAATTGGAATAATTTAATCTATGATCCGCTAACAGGTGAAATGGGATTGAAAAAGGATTATGTAGGAAGTATGATTGTTGTTCAATACAACAGAGCAGGTGATATCTTTAGAAAGATTACATTTAAAGATGTATTCCCAACAGGACAACCTGATTTTGTTGATGAATTAAATTATACTACACAGGAAGCTGCTCAGCTAACAATGACTTACAAATGTGATCATTGGGTTGAGGAAAATGTAGGAGCATAAAACAATAATTAATTTAAAAACTGGGATTGTATAAAACTTTCCCAGTTTTTTTGCCTTCACTCTAATATATAATATAAAATATATAATATAGAAATGATAATCTATAAATTACAACAGGAAAAAACAAGAAAAGTTTATGTAGGATATTCTGTAAATGATAATCCTAACAATTATGGTACAGGTAAGTACATTAAAAGAGCAGTTAAAGATTTTGGAACTAAAGCTTTCAATAGAGAAGTTTTAGAAGAATTTGATAATGATGAATCTTTAGGTGATGTTTTAAAAAGAGTAGAATATTGGATTAACAAATTTAAATCTGATAATCCTAAATATGGTTTTAATGAAACTGTACAAGAATTAGTTCCTCAAAAGAAAAGACTTACAAAAAAATTACAAGTCCTAATTACACCTGAGGATGAAGAAAGCTTAAATTCAATAATTATACAAAAATCAATGGAAAAGTCAACTAAACCAGTTGCAATATCTAGGTATGTTAGACAATTAATTATAGAACATATCGTTAGTGAAACTAAACCAGAAAAACAATTAATAAAAAACAATTAAGAAATGTCAAACGAGCACGAAGAAAATATTAAAAAAGAATTTGCAGCAGCTGAAGGGTTACCTGTTGATGCAATAGAAACAACTGAAGCTACTGAACAACCTAAAGAAGTCATTTCTGAATTAGGAAAGGTAGATGTTAATAGGCAAATGGGAAAAGTTACTTCTGATGATCCAGAAATTCAGAGATTAAATTCATTAGCAGGTTATACTAAATTAGATTTATCTACATTCCCATCGGGTGGTAGATTTTATAGAGATGATTTTGAAATTCAAATTAGGCCAGCAAAGGTTGCTGAAATTAGAGCTTTTTCAACTATTGATGAAAATAATTTAAAAGAAGTAGATGAAGGCTTAAATAACTTGGTTATGTCATGTACCAAAGTTATGTATGGTTCTCAGCGAGGATCTTATAAAGATATCTTGGAAGAAGATAGAATTTATTTAATTTTATCAATTAGAGAATTAACATTTAAGGTAGGTGAACAAGTACTTAAAATGCCAGTAGGTAAAAAAGCATGTAAACAAACTGCATGTAAAGCACAAGAAAGTGTTGAATTAAGAACTGAGAATTTACAATTTAATTCTATAGGTGATCATATTGAAAAATATTATGATCATAATGAAAAATGTTATACCGTTCAAACTAAAAGTTATGGCGAAATTAAATTAGCACCTCCTACTGTAGGTGTAATGAGGGCGATAACTGATTATATCAGAGATAGAGAAGAGCAAAATCTAGGGTGGGATAAATCTACATTAGCTATCTTGCCTTATCTACAAAGAGAGTGGCGAGGATGGAATGAAAAAGATATCTTTTCCAAGATTACATCTTTTCAAGGCTGGGATGCCACTAAGTTTACTATCGTCTATAGGTTATGTGAAGATTTAAAAATAGGCGTTAAGCCAGAGATGGGATTCCCATGTCAAAGTTGCGGTGAGGAGGTCACCGTTCCTTTAACGTTTCCCGGCGGTATCAAGGCTCTCTTCCTTATTCCAGATATCTCTTCTGAACTTCTTTAAAGTTAGGGTACTATTATTAGAAAAGTTGCATCTCCAACCATCAGAGTTGGATTTGCTTCCTTTCTATGAATATGAGTATACTTTGGAAATCTATAATGATTTGTTGAAAGAGCGTAATAAGCAAGAACAACAACAAACGCAAGATGAGAAGGATAAATACAATATGGATAACATGGCAGGGCAAGCTAAAAGACAGATGTCAAATGTAAAAATTCCAAATATGCCTAGTATGCCAAAGATATCCATGCCAAAACTTTAAAAAATAAAATTTAAATGGCCGCCGTAACATTAGCACAATTAATGGATCCATTAACAAAGATCCAAGCTGCTACCGAAACAACAGCAGATGCAATTACTGGATTAGTAACAGCAATGGCAACACAAGGCCAGGTTGGTGATGCGGTGCAGAGTGCTATCTTAAAAGAGTTGCAATTACAAACTGCACTACTTAAGAAAAGAAATAGTGGTGGAGGATTAAGTTCTTTGTTTGGCGGTTCTCGTGGAAATAGTGGTGGTGCATCAAAATTAGAGGCAGGTGGTAATGCCTTTAAAGCTTTAGGTGCTGGTACGATTGAAATGGCTAAAGGGTTATTAGTCTTTATGCTTGTCCCAAAAAAGACAATTAAGAAATTTAATGAATTTGTTAAAGATCAATTAGAAATATGGGGAGCCTCAGATAAAGAAAAATTAGAAGAAGGAATGTTAGCATTCGCGATGATGGGTAGAAGTATACTCACATTTGCAAAAGATTTAGCAAAAGCTACATTATTTTTAATACCTGCGGCCGTAGGAATACCGTTAATGTATATTGCTACTGCTCTAATAGTTCCTTTATTTTTATTGCTAGGAACGGCAGATAAAAGAATACGTAAAGGTGCTAAGGCACTAGACCGTATGGGTGATGCCCTTAAATCATTTGCTACAGGACTAGCATTCTTTGCACTTACTACATTGTTTATATTAATGGTTCCACAAGTAATAGTTGGAATGGTTGGTGTACTTTTGGTTGTTGGTGGAGCTGTAGCTGTTTTAGGATTGGCTTCTAAACAAATTAGAAAAGGTGCAGCTGCCTTAGCATTAACCGGTGTTGCCTTAGGTGTATTTGGTTTAGGGTATGCAATATTTGCTTTTGCCGTTGCGTCTACTTCACCAACTTTAGAATCGGTTGCTATACAGGCAGGTATACTTGTAGGAATTGGTATAGCAACAGCAATAGTAGGAATATTTGCAAGTACTATTATTATGGGAGCTGTTGGTTTAGCTGCAATGGGAGTAGGATTACTTTTATTTGGTATAGGTTATATTCCGTTTGAATTTGCAACTACCAATGTAACTATGGAGGAGATAGGTGTACAGGCTGGTGTTATAACTGCAATGGGCTTAGTCTTTGCAGCTGCCGGTGCAGGTGCAGTATTTATTATTCCAGGGGCAATAGCAATGGCGTCAGTTGGTATTGCTTTAATGTTATTAGCACCAGGTTTAAACGCAATTAAAAATGTTGATTTTGATAAAGAGGATTCTGAGAACCTTGCTACTTTATTAGCAGGTATTAAAATGGCATTTATTGGTGGACAAAAAGAAGATGCAGGTTTCTTTAGTAGCCTAAAGGGAGCCTTTGCTGGTGTTATGGATAGTGGTGCAATGATAGCTGCTGCCGCTGCATATTCAGCAGCAGGTATGGCTTTAGTATTTTTATCATTTGGCTTAAAACAAATACAGAAAGTATTTGATAATGGTTGGGATGAAAATTCATCCAAACAATTAGCCACAGTATTAGGAAGTATTTCAGCAGCATTTGCTCAGGCAGGTGGTGAGCCATCAGATCCAGGCGGTTTAGTTGGTAAAGTATTTGGAACCGCATTTAGTCCTAATGCAGTTGAAAGAGGTATTGATTCTGTTATGGATGCAGGTAAAGCTTTAAGAAGATTAGCTAGTGGATTAATGTCATTTCAAAAATTAATTGATAGTAATGTTGAATTTGGAGAACCTGACGATAATGGTAATTATAAAAAAGGTACATTAGGATATGCTATAGTAAATACAGTAGGTTTTGTTCAAAAGGCATTTGCTGCTGTTGCTGAAGAAGGTAACGTTAATGCTGGTGGATTCTTTAATACTTTATTTGACATTAAAAAGAATAAAGTACAAGAAGGTATTGATTCTGTAAGTGGAGCAGGTAAACAGTTAACACAAATAGTTAAAGGCTTAGATGCATTTCAAGGTTTAAAAAATCCAGCAGCCCTTGCTAATAAAGTTTCAAAAGTATTAGGTATTGTGGGTACTGCATTTGCATCAATTGGTGGAAATAAAGTAACTAAGAAAACTAAAGCTCTATTTGGATTAATCGATGTAGAATGGGATAAGAATAATATTAAAGAAGGTGTAAAAGCCGTTAGGGGAGTTTCAAAATCATTAGAAGATATTGCAAAAGGTTTAACTGCTTTTTCTGGAAAGTTTGACGCTACGGCAGTTGCAACTTCTATTGCTACAATGTTAACTTCAGTTGGGGAGACTTTTGCTAATTTATATAAAGAGAATCCTAACATATCAGCCGAACTTGCAGACTTCTCAGGATTTATAGTAACATTAGGAGATGTTGCTAAAAAAGGATTATTAGACGATGCCGCTGAAGGTATTGAAAAGATAGCAAAAGCTATTGATGGAATCGATACTTATAAAACTGAATTATTAGGAGACTTATTTAAACAGGCTAGCAAACTACCTAGAAATGAAAAAGGATATCAAAAATTGGCCGCAGCAGTAGAAAGAATCACTGAAGAGTTAACTAAGACTAGGAGAACATTCGCTCTAAATATTGGAGGCGGTGGTGCAGCTGCTGCTACAACAGCCTCAACACCAGCAGCTGGAGGTAGTGTGACAGAGCGCGCATTCGGTCCGGACACTGAACAAATAATAAAGGTATTATCAAAACTTAATGGTACATTAAATGCATTACCAGGAAATATCCAGGATATGAAACTTATTGTAAGAAGTTCCTAAAACTTTTCCTATTTTAAGCTATATAATATTTAATAACAACTAAAGTTAAATAGTATAGTATGAATAAAAATATAGTTTGGTTTGATTTAGAAACCACAGGCATAAGTACTTCAGCCGACCGCATCATTGAAATTTGTATGATAAAGACTGATTTTGACGGTAATGAAATTGAAACTTACCACCAATTAGTTAATCCAGGTAATGTGCAAATGCGAGCTGAAGCTGAAGATAAACATGGAATCTCTATGGAGATGCTAAAGGATAAACCTACCTTTGAAATGATAGCATCTGAAATAAACGATTTTATAGGCGATTGTGATCTAGGAGGATATAATGCATTATTCTTTGATGTACCTTTCTTATGTGAAGAGTTTATGAGATGTGGTATTGTATTTAATCATAGAACCCGAGCAGTAATGGATCCTTTCCTTATTTACAGTAATTATGAAAAGAGAGATTTAACTAATGCTTATAAAAAGTATACAGGAAAATCTTTGGAAGGTGCACATAGAGCTGAAGCAGACGTTAGAGCTACAATGGAAATATTTCAAAAACAGAGAGAAGTTTATGAAATGCCACAAACAGCCGAAGAAATTGATAAGACAGTAAATACTCGTAGAGCAGATCAAGTAGATTTAGGAGGTAAGCTAAAATTTGATGAGGTAAACGGAAAGAGAACAATTGTATTCAATTTTGGTAAAAATAAAGGTAAGCCTTTTAAAGAAGTATTTGAAATGGATGCTAGGTACATTGATTGGATTATTGATAAAGGTGAATTCTCTAAAGAATTAAAAGTTATCTGTAGAAAATTAGTAGAAAAATTTAAAGCTGAGGAAAACAAAAATATAGAAATGCCATATTAAACTTTCAGAATAAGAGAAAGTTTGTTATTATTATAATATACTAAACATTAATATAAGATGATAAAAAGATTAGAAAATTACAGCTTAGAAGATACTCGTTTTCATGGCCATTATTTTGAAGCTACTAAAGATGATCTTGAAAAGGTATGTGGTAAAGTAATGTACACTGATAGCGATATTAAAGAAAAAACTCAAAATGAATGGGAGATGTCAACTCAAGATGATGTACATTTTACTATTTATGATTGGAAAGAATATCGAGAATATGATAATGACGAAATGATTGAATGGCATATAGGTACAGAAAATAGATTTGGATCTATAAAAGCATATAAAGCTTTAAAACGAGCATTTCATTTACATCCTAAAGTACCTTATAATATATAAAACCGATCTTTGACATTATGGGGGTGAACGGTTTTTGACAATCTGATTGAAATAAAAACTACAGCACCGGGTGATGACCTACATCAATCTTAGCCGACAACGCTGAGTATGCAATGGCTGCCTAAGAGGTAAGTAAATGCACATCATATTATTAGTATGCTTGTAAATAATTAAGATGTAAAAGGAAAGCAGCTACAGGTGAATGGGCGAGCTACTAAACCACCTATGGGTCCGAAAGGAAACGAAAAGAGTTTTATACAGTACGCAGTTTTAAAATGTTATGCTTAAAACATTATTGATTTTGGAAGTTTACAAAAACTTATCCTAAGCTGTAAGAAATGTTTTTATAGATGCTTATTGGACGTGGGTTCGAATCCCACCACCTCCACCACACGGGGAATTAGCTCAGCTGGCTAGAGCGCCTGCCTTGCACGCAGGAGGCCATCGGTTCGACTCCGATATTCTCCACAAAAAATAAATAATGAATATAATAATAATTAAATGTTTAGCTCTATCGCTATTACCCATTGGGATTGATGCTGCTATATCTTGGAAAGATCTCACTAAAATGAGAAAAAACACAGATAGGTATATTGCAAAACAAGTAATAAAAGGTGAAAAAAAATTACTTAAATTAAGTAAAGAAGAAAAAACTCTAATTAAGGAGTTTTATAAGTAAATATTATGAAAGAAGATTTTGAATTTACAATTAGGGTTATTAAAAACAAGAATAACAAATTAGTACATTATCCAGCTATTAAACAACTTATTGCTAATTGGGCATTTAAATGGAAAGAACATAATCATACTCCAGTTTATAATGTTTATTTAAATTCTTTAAATCTTAATCTTAAAAAATCTTTCAAATGAAAAGTATTAAATTTAGACCAGTAGAGAAAAAAGACTTTGCTGAGGTATGTATATTATTAAATCAATTAAAAGAACAGGAAATTAATTTAAATGATGTTGAACTAATCTGGGAAAGCTTCATAAAAAATACAAGTAATAATTCAATTGTAGGTATAGACGAAAATGATTTTGTTGTTGCTTATGGGAGTTGTGTAATTGAAAACAAAATCAGAGGAGAAGTTGCAGGACATATTGAAGATATTGTAGTAGATAAAAAAATGAGAGGTAGAAATGTAGGTGTAGATCTTATTTCAGAATTAGTCAAATCTGCAAAGAAAAGGGGATGTTATAGAATAACATTATTCTGTAGAAAAGAACTTATTAATTTTTATTCAAAGAATGGTTTTGAGGTTAATAATGTTGTAATGAAAAAATACTTATAATAAACAAACATAAGAAGTTACCATATAAAAATAAAAATACATGGCAGTAAGCATTGAAAAGAAGTACCAAAAATTAACAGATACTGAACATGTATTGTTAAGGCCAGGTATGTATGTAGGATCAATTAAGCCACATACAGAAGAAGTATTTTTACCTATTAAAGGAAAGGATCAATTTCAACTAACTGAAGTAACTTACAATCCTGGATTCTTAAAACTTTTTGATGAAATCATTTCCAACTCTGTAGATGAACATAAAAGAAATCCACAACTTAATAAAATTAAAATAGAATTAAATCAAGAAACAGGTTTAATTTCTGTTTGGGACAATGGAGGTATACCTGTAGAGGTTCATAAAGAATATGATGAGTGGGTACCAGAAATGATATTTTCTAATTTAAAAACAGGAAGTAATTTTGATGATAGTGAAGATAGAATTGTTGTAGGGACAAACGGTGTAGGCAGTACATTAACAAATATATTTAGTAAAGAATTTAAAATTCAAACTTGTGATGGTAAAAAACAATTTAACCAAACCTTTACTAATAATATGGCTGAAAGAACAAAGCCAAAGATTACTAAAAAGAAAACAAAACATACTGAAATAACTTATCTTACTGATTTTGAAAGATTTGGTTTAAAGGGTATTGATAGACATCATTACCTAATGATAACAAAAAGGCTTATTGATATTGCTGCATGTAATCCTTCCTTAAAAATATTCTTAAATGGTAATGCTATTTCTTTTAGAACATTTAAAGATTATGCAAACAGATATGTTACTCCAATATTTTATGAACAATCAGAACATTGGAAAATAGGTATAGGTCATTCAACAACCGGCTTTAAGGCTATATCATTTGTTAACTCCGTTGAAACTAAAGATGGAGGAACTCATGTGAATGATATTGATTGGCAGATAACTTCATTCCTTAGAGAAAAGATAAAAAGAAAATATAGAGTTGATGTAAAGCCTTCTGAATTAAGACAGCATTTATATTTGTTTATAAATTGTACAATTATTAATCCTGCCTTCTCGTCTCAAACAAAAGAAAAGTTAATTACATCACCTAAAGATTTTGGTACTAAACACATTTTAAGTGATAAGGTTTTAAGACAAGTTTTAAATTCCGAAATTATACAATCCGTATTAGATTGGGTACAACGAAAAAAGGACGCTGAGGAGAGAAAGAAATTAAGAAGGCTTAATAAAGGGTTAGATAAAACTAAAGTACTTAAACTTATTGATGCAAAGAAAAGAGGTATTAGAGATAAGTGTACACTTGCAATTTTTGAAGGCGATTCTGCATCATCAGCCTTTAGAAGATATAGAGAACCACAATATCAAGGAGCATTTCCATTAAGAGGTAAATTTATTAATGTAAGAGAACTATCTGCATCTAAGGTTGTACAAAACAAAGAAGTACAATCTCTAATGGCTGCAATAGGATTAAAGATTGGTCATGAACCTAAAGATTTAAGGTATGGTAAAATTTTACTTTATACTGATGCGGATGTTGATGGTAATTCTATTTCAGCATTACTTATAAACTTTTTAGGAAAGTATTGGCCAGAGTTATTTAGTGAAGGTAGAGTTCTGAAAGTAGAAACACCATTAATGGTTGCAAAAAAAGGTAAGGAATCTTTAAACTTTTATACCGAAGAAGAATATAAAGAATGGGAGTCTAAGCAGAGGAGTTTAAGTAAATGGTCAATTGAATATAAAAAAGGTTTGGCTGCATTAGAGGATGCAGAATACAAGGAGATCATTAGAAGCCCGAAAACATTCACCTTAACTAAAGATAAGGAATTTAACAGTACATTAGATATATGGTTTTCTAAGAACTCTGAACCTCGAAAAAGAAAGATATTAGGTCAAGCCGTAGAAATTAAAAATAAAAAATCATTATTTTAATGAATAGAACAGTAACTTCATTTTTTGATAAAGAATATTTAGAATATGCTAAATATGTTGTAGAAAACAGAGCAATACCAAGCTGTATTGATGGTCTTAAACCTACACAAAGAAAAGTGGTTTATATCGCAAATAAGATATGGAAAACTGGTAATGAAAAGCCAATGAAATTATTTCAGCTTGCAGGTAGGGTAGCAGCCGAAGCATTTTATCATCATGGTAATACTTCATTAGAATCTTCAATGGTTGGTATGGCTCAAAAGTTTAAAAACTCATTACCGTTATTAGAAGGTATAGGTCAATTTGGATCCTTAAGATCTCCTGCTGCTGGTGCTCCTCGTTACATAAGTGCTAAGCTACATCCTAACTTCAGATTACTTTATCAAGATTTTGAATTACTTGATAATAAAATAGAAGAAGGTGAAAAAATTGAACCAGAATATTTTTTACCTATCGTTCCTACTGTTATTTTAAATGGTACATCAGGTATTGCTGTAGGGTTTGCAACTAACATCTTAAATAGAAATCCAATGGATGTAGTTAATGCATGTATTTCTGAAGTTAATGGAAGGAGAATGAAAACTTTAACTCCTTGGGTTGAAGAATTTAAAGGAACATTTACAAGAGATAGTGAAAATCCCAAAACATGGAAAATAAATGGCTCATATGAAATTGTAAATTCAAATACAATAAAAATAACTTCTATTCCTCCAAATTATACATATGAAAGATATGAAGAAATTTTAAATCTTTTAATGGAGAAAGGAATTATTATTGCTTATGATGATAACTCCTCAGAAACTATTGAATATGTTTTAAAATTTAAAAGAGCTGTCTTAAAAGATTTAATTTCAAAAAATAGGTTAGAGAAGGCATTAAGACTAAATACTCAAGAAACAGAAAATCTAACAACCATAGATGAAAATGGTGAACTTAAGATTTTTAATAAAGCAGAAGAAATTGTAAAACATTTTGTACAAGTTAGGTTAGGTTGGTATCAAACGAGAAAAGATTATTTAATTGATAAAACGGAAAAACAATTAGCATTAGTTACAAATAAAGCTAGATTTATTAAAGACATTATAGATGGAAAATTAAAAGTTAATAATGTACCCAAAGAAAAGATTGTTAATTACTTAAAAACAAATGGTTATGATACTGTTCATGGATCATATGATTATCTTTTATCAATGGCTATTCATTCTTTAACAAAAGAAAGATATGAAAAATTATTACAGGAGAAAGAAGGGTGTATTATTGCTCTTAAAACATTAAAAGCAACAGATCCTAAAGAAATGTATTTAACCGATCTTAAAAAATTAAAGGCAGCAATTAAGTAAACTTTTTATGAAAAAGGCATATAATAATAAATCAAATTTTTATGATAAAATTTAAATTTTGCATTAAAGATGATTGTAGAACAGCATGTAAAGCTGAATCTGAAAAACTAGCCTGGGAATGGTTAGCTGCAACAAAAAAATTACCAGTAAAACAAGTTAAAAAACTTTATACAATAATACAAGAAAATGATTAAAGAACAAACAACAACAGTTGACTCATCAATGATTAACAAATACATTTATAACTTTCATACTAAAACATTAAAAGTAGAATTTAATAGTGGATCTTTATATGAATATGCAAATGTAGAAGCTGAATTATATGATGAACTTTGTAAAGCTGAATCGACTGGTAAATTCTTCAATGAGAAGATTAAAAATAATTTTGAACATACACAACTTTTAATAGACTAATTATGAATAAGAACATTATATATGATGCTTTGAAATCTCAATTTGAAGCACAAAGACAAAAGGCATTAGCCACATTAACAATTTATTTAACTAACCCAGTAGGTATTGGTGAGCACCCTCAGCATATTGAAGAAATGGTTGAACTAACCAGATCTTTAGCAGAAGCTGACGATGCTTTGGAAACTTTAAAAAGAAATTTTGAAATCAATACTGATACTGAAGTAAATGAATAAAGTTATACTTATAGGGAAAGCCGCTGCTGGAAAAGATCATATGAGAAAGGTCTTGGAAGGTAGAGGATTTACATACGGTACTTCTTATACCACAAGGCCACCGAGAAAAGGTGAAATTGATGGCCAAGATTATTATTTTATATCAGAAGAAGATTTTAAAAACTTTGCTGATAATAATTATTGGTATGAATATGTAGAATTCAACGGTTGGTATTATGGTACAAGCTATGAACAGTTTAAAAAGACATGCAACCTATTTGTTATGACCCCTCATGGTGTTAATGCAATTAATCCTATTGATAGAAAAAAATGTACAATAATTTATTTAGATATTCCTTTAGAAATTAGAAGAAAAAGATTAGAAGAAAGGGGAGATTTAAATGATAAAATAGAAAGAAGAATTAAAGCTGATGAAAAAGATTTTGAAGGCTTTACTGATTATGATATTATTGTAAACAATCCTAATTTTTAAACATATAAAAATAAACTGATGCAAAAATTCATTATTATAGAAGGTACCGATAATGTAGGTAAAGATACACAGCAAAATTTAATTATTGAAAGAATGCCTAATTTAGTCTTTCATAAATTACATTACTCTTCTTTACCTTTTAGAAAAGATAAAGACTTGCATGCTACTTATTCTAAAAAGATGTATGATGGTATGTTTAAGTTAATGATGAAATCTAAAATAGGACAATCTAAAGGAGACGAGGATATCAATTTAATTTTTAACAGATCTCATCTAGGTGAAACCGTTTACTCTCCTCTTTATAGAGGTTATTCTGGAGATTATGTTTTTGATATTGAAAAAAAGTATACAAAGGCATTAAGAGAAAATCTTTATTTAATTACATTAACAAATGATCCTCATACAATATTAAAAAGAGATGACGGTAAATCATTTTATGGTAATGAAGAAGAAGTAAAGGCTGAGGTTGATGGTTTTAAACGAGCCCACCGATTAAGTACAATAAAAAATAAGTTACATATTGATGTAGGTACAATGAGTGCATTAGAAGTATCACATTTAATTGTAAATTTCTTACAAAGAGAAAATACTGTTACAGGTGAAGCAAAACAATTAAATATGTTTTCCAATGTGTAAGACTGAAGATTTATTATATGAAGCTCATGCTGAAGGTATTAGGGATGAGGTACTTGATGAAAGCAGGAGATTACTCAACAAAGGTGGTAAATATACTCACATGGAATTTGCTGACCGTTTAGAAATAGCATTAAAAAATATTAGAAAAATTAAAATAAATGAGAACATATAGAGGAGATACATTTGCAGACGTTTACGAAAAGGCATTAAGAGATACATTAGAGAATCCTGAATATACTTCTTCACCAAGAGGTATGGAGATTAAAGAAATATGTAATGCAGCTTTAGTTATAGATGATCCTTATTTTCCACTTTATGAAAATGAAGTAAGGAGCAGTCAATTTAAATATATTGCAGGTGAAACTGTTTGGTATTTTACAGGTAGAAAAGATATTGAATTTATTGATAAGTTTTCAAAGTTTTGGAAACAATTGGATAATGGTGATGGTACTGTAAATTCCGCTTATGGTAATCTTATATTTAAAGAACCTCTTTCTGATGGTAGAAATCAATGGCAATGGGCACTAGATTCTTTAATAGAGGATAGAGATTCAAGACAAGCAATTTTACATTTTAATAAACCATCTCATCAATGGCAAGGTAATAAAGATTTTGTATGTACTCTTAATGGTGTATTTCAAATCAGAGATAACAGATTAAACTTTACAGTTGATATGAGATCAAATGATCTTATCTTAGGTACAGCAACTGATATTGCATTTTTCTGTTTATTACAACAACAAATGTTAAAGCATCTACAATTACATTATCCTAATCTTAAAATGGGTAACTATACTCATATTGTACATTCACTTCATATTTATGAAAGGCATTTTGATTTGGTTAAGAGAATGTTAGCTGGGCCGTTTATTCAAATGTCTTACCCGCCTTTAAAAGAAAATCTTATTACAACTAAAGGTCATCCTACTGATAATATGAATCTTTTAGAAGATAACATATTAGATGATACTCCAATAGTAGAAATTTTTAATGATCTCTTATTTAAGTGGCTATCATCCTATAGTAAGGACTCTGATATATAATAAAATAAAGAAAAGTGTTGAAATATCTAAAACTTTTTGAACAATTTATCCTAGAGAAGAAACCTAAAGGGGCTCCTGACTTCCATCATTCTGATGCACCAGATGCTGAAGGTAGATTTAAAGATCTTTCTATAAAGGATTTAGCTGCATGGTTAATTAAAACCAGAAAGAAAGATGTTAAAAAGATTAGCGGTTCTTTAACTCAACAAATAGTTTTTAATAGAAAGAGTGATCCTAAGTATGCTGAAAAGATGGAGAAAACTAGAAAGGAAGTATATAAGCAATTAGGTAGAGACGATTTATTAAAAGAATCTAAAGATAATGAAAGTGGTTTAGGTAAAGTTTATTTAGCTTTAAGAGAAGATAGCGGACAGAGATGGTGGACTTATAAAGGTTTTGCTGGAGATAAATTTTTTGTACAAGTACATGAAAATAATATGGATGATATTGATATTAATCCTGATTACCCAGTTTTAACATATCACACAGATACTGTTAATAAGTTAATAAAAGCTGGTAAGATTAAAAAAGAAAATGTTTATAATCACCCAGATCATATTTCAAAATCTGGATCTAAAGAAGAGTTCCATAAACTTGTTGGTGAGGATGAAAATATACCTAAGACAGTTTATTCTAAAAATGATGCTTTAGAAAATTTAACCTTTCCTATAATTGCTAAACCATCAAAAGGCCATAGTGGGATAGGTATTCAAATTATTGATAAACCAGATCTTATGGAAGATGTAGATGAAAAAATCTTTGATACATTTTCAGAGTATATAGATAAAGCTGAAGAACATAGATTTATAAACTTTAAAGGCAAACCGATTTTTTGGATGGAGAGAACTCCTTTAAATGAAAAAGCCAAAAGTGGTAAAGGTAATGCTAAAGAAGAAATGGAATTTGGCTATGCTAAAAGAGATGTTAAAGATTTACCAAAAGATTATAGAAAAGTCTTAGAAAAGTTTTGTAAGATTTATGAGGACCTTCCTTATATGTGTTTTGATATAATGAAAGGTAAAAATGGAAAGGTATATGTTATTGAATCAAATGCTCAACCTGGAGTACCATTTGATTCGACTGTTGAGGCTTATAAACATATCTATGAAGATTTTTATAAGAAACCTCTTGATAAAGAAAGTTTAACCAAACTAAATGAATATGCAAAAACTATGATTGAAAAGACCCTCAAGAAAGATGGAGGAAAAAGATTTTCAATTAAATAGTAAAAAAGTTCTTAAAAGCTTTTCAGTTCCCAACAAAATTGTTTATATTTAATCTGTATATTATGAAACAATATACTGTAAATCAATTATATGAATAAAGAAATACCTAAAGATTTTTATATTACTTCTGATACGTGGTTTGGTAGACCACAAATTCTCCAGATAGCCAATAGAAAATTTAAGAATGTAGAAGATATGAATTCTGCACTTATTAAGAATTGGAATAAAAAGGTAAAAAAGAATGATGTAGTATTTCATTTAGGAAATTTTGCATGGGATCCAGAAACTGCTCGTAAAGTACTTAAAAAATTAAAAGGAAAGATATTCTTTTTAAAAGGAAGTCAAGACAATGCATTAGAGGAAGTCATCCATGAATTTCCTAATGCTAAATTTTTCAGTGATGCTATTATGGAGCTTACTGATTTTGATGCGGTGATTTGCCACTATCCTTTGGAGGTTTGGAATGGTAAAGATTCTGGCACTATTCATATGCATGGCCATACAGTATATTCACACCGCACAGATCTGAATGTATCAAGCAGAATAAATGTTTGTACGGATTTTTGGAATTATACACCTATTAATTATTTAACTTTAAAAGATTTTATCAATGGCTAAAAAAGCAAAGAAGACGTACAAAGAACTCGCATTAGAATTTAAAAAGACAAAAAGTGAAAAAGTTTATAATGAACTTTATGCTAAAATGAGACCAGGCCTTTGGTCATATGTAAATAATATAGTAAAAGATCCTCAAGTATCGGATGATATTGTTTCAACAACTTTAACAACTGTGTATTTAAAAATTGATCAATATAATGAGGATTATCAAATTACTACATGGGCATATCGTATTGCTTACAATGAATGCATCGGTTGGATAAGATATAGAAATAGAAAGGTAAGTATGAATGCATTCACAGATAAAGGAATTGATCCTCCTACATTTTTGCTTCCTGATGTTGACACAGATAATTCAATGCCACCTACTGAAGCAGACCACTGGGAGGCAGAAAATATTCTTGCTGAAAAAGTAAGATTAACCACAGAAGCAATCAAAGCTTTGCCTCCAATGTATAAGAGATTTATGGAAGAAAGATTCTTAAATAAGAAATCTTATAATGACATTTTAGAGATAATGTCTGACTATGAAAAAGGCATAAATTTACAAACTGTGAAAAACCGCATATTCCGTGGTAGGAAAATAGTTAAAAAACAATTAGAAAGTATGAAAGTCTTCTCCGAGGCATAAATACATAAAAAACAGATAATACTATGTACATAATAGATTTATATAAAGAGTTAAAAATCTGGATTAAGATTAGAGCAATTGCAATGAAAGCAAAACCTCAACTTATAGAGAAAGGATTTAGAGTAGATTGGGTAGGTAGAATTTATACAGTTATAAATTTGCCGGAAGAAGTAGTTTCTGCACCTATCTCACAAGAAGGTTATGTACTAATGAAATTAAGAGAGCATGATAAATTTTTAATGGACTTAGGAATTGCAGATTATGTTTCACCAGAATTTAATCCTATTCCAGATTCAACATCATTCTTATTAGTATTATCAGCTGACCGAGAATATTTTAAACTTAAACCTTTTCTGATATCATTAATAAAAACAGGATTTGGTTTATTACTTTTAAGAATAATTTATTTGCTCTTTCAGTCTCATAGTGAAAAAATAATTGAGTTATGGAACAAAACAATGACGACAATATTTTAAGAAACATTAACAAAATTGAAAAAGAAGTTAGAGAATTAGAAAAAGAAAAAGAAAATATTCAACAGAGTTGTAATCATAAAGGAGAAACATTTATAAACTTTGATGAAAGAAAAAGCATAAAGAAATTTTGCTCAATATGTAAACAGGAAATAGGCTATGCCAGTTTACAAGAGCAAGATGACTTTTTAAAATAAGACCGAAAGGTTAACGAAACACATAGGAAAGGGTTTTCTATGTTAGAGGAATATTCCTCGCTTAATTAAATTAATAAACAAAAAAAAATTTTAAAAATGAAAAAATTAATTTTAAGTTTGATGTTAGTAGTTGGAATTTCAATTTCAATGAATGCACAAAATGCAAAAGGAGATTGGTACGTAGGTACAGGTGACATCGCAGATGTTGCATGGACTGAGTGGGCAATTTCACCAACACTAGGATACGGTGTATCTGATAAAGTAATGGTTGGTTTATCTTTAGCACAAGCAGATTCTACTGAAGACTTGGTAATGGATTTACATGCTAGATATTTTGTTACAGCTGGCGGACAAGACTTTTTCTTGTACGGTGGTCTAACTGACTTTGATACTGATAACCTTTCATTAGGTCTAGGTAAGATGTTCACAATACACAAAAGTGTATTTGTTGAGCCAAAGGTTGTTTATCACACAGGTGCTAAAACAACAAACATGATGTTAGGTTTCGGATTGAAATTCTAATGAGTATAAATCAAATTTAAGGAAACCGAGTCGTAAAGATTCGGTTTCTTTGGATTAAAAAATAATTAAATTATGAAAGATATATTTTCAAAAATCGGTGACTTCTTAGGAGGTCTTACAACAATTTTGTTATCATTCGTTTCTTTAAGTATCTTAGCTGAAGTTATTTTCGGTTTAGGTATCTTCGGAACTTCTGTAGTAACAAATGTTATGGAGATTGTTAAAGTATTAGGAGACGGTGGTTTCATCGGCCTAGTTGCTTTATTAATCCTATGGTCAGTATTTGATAAAAAATAATACTTAACTAATTCATATTAAACCAGTAGCAGAAATGTTACTGGTTTTTTTGTCTTAAACTTTCTTATTTATTTCCATATAAAAATAAACTATCTTAAATGAGTAATTTAGATCAAAGAAACGGTAATCCTCATACCAATGAAACAAGAAATCAATTGAATAAAAAGATTGATAGATTAGTATATTTAGGTCAAACTAAAAGAAATGAATGGGAAGGGAAAAGAAGGAACAGATCCATATAAATCAAATGGAATTAATAAGTACACATCCAGTAAAAAAATCAGATTTAGGTTTTCATGGAAATCTTTTTGGTGGTAAACTTTTAGCTTGGGTTGACGCAGCTGGAGCATCTTATGCTGCACAGGTTGCTGATTCTCCTAGAATGGTGACAGTAAGTATTGATAAATGTGTTTTTAAAAAACCAGCAAAGGAAGGTCATTTGCTTAAAATTTATGGAAGTGTACATACTATAGGAAATACTTCTTTAACATTAAACATTGAAGCAAGAAGTCATAATGTTTACAATGGAAAACAAAATATCATTTTATCCACAACTATTAAGTTTGTAAGAATAGATGAACAAGGTGATCCTATTCCTATTTCTGATAGAGTAAGAAACAAATTTTTTTAAATGGCAACAGCAGAATCTTTAGCAACAACCGAAACAATAAACGGAAAAAGATATTATAATATTGGTGAAGGTATAAAGTACCCATCTGTAACTACTATCTTAGGAGCAATGACTGATAAATCAGGAATTGATAAATGGAGAAAAAGAGTAGGTGAAGAAAAAGCAGATGCTATCTCTAGATTTTCAGCAAATAGAGGAACTGTTATGCATCAGTTTTGTGAATACTTTTTAGGTTCTGATAAAGAAACTCAAAGGGAAAGGCTGATTGATGCGCAAACACAAATAGGAACCTTTGTAATTGATAATGGATATACTGAAGAAGAAACCAATATAGGTAGAAAACTTTTCTTTAATTTTTATAATAGTAAATGCTTTGATCGTATTGCTAATGTAGTGTCCATAGAAGATACTCTATTCTCACCTCTAATGGGAGGGTATGCTGGTAGGGTAGATATTATATATGAAAATGAAAAAGGGCATCTAGTGATCTTAGATTTTAAATCTTCAAAAAAACCTAAAAAAGAAGAATGGATTGAAAATTATAAAATGCAAATTGCAGCCTACTCATTAGCTTATTGGGAAATGAATGGTAGAAAACCTAAAGGTGGTGAAATTTGGATAAGTAATGAAGCTGATGGTTTTCCACAGGTATTTGAAATGTCTTTTGACGATATAACAAAATATGGAAAAATGTTTTTAGAGCTAGTAAAAGAATTTCATAATAAGTTCCCTCTTATTCCTAATATATAAAAAAAATCAATAGATTGATGTTTATTAAGAATTATAGAGAATTTCTTTTTGAGGTTAGAGATAAAAAACCTGAGCCTGCAGGGGAAAAGGTGGCTAAAGCTCATAAAGACAATAAACATAAAGGTAGTAATGAAGAACTTGAAAAACAAATAGCAGATGAGTTGGAAGAAATTGCCGAAGACTGCCCAAGGTGTGGAGAGCGTTTCGAGTCTTGTAAATGTGAAACGGAAGACCCATGGTCAACTCAAAACTACCATAGAACTCCAAAAGGCATTGAACAAAAAACAAAACCAAAACAAGAATTTAAAAAATAAAAACATGAGTAAATTTAATAAATTTTTTGCAGATCATGGAATTAAGATTTTAGTAGTATTAGTATTGCTAACTTATTTTAAATCATGTGGCATTGATTCAGAAGTAGAAAGAATCAAAAAAGAACAAAGAATATTAACTGAAGAGGTTGATACTTTATCATCTCAAATAGTTAATGAAGAGGAAATGATTTTTTTAATAAAAACAGTTCCTGCTTGGAAAACTCTAAGAATTGAAGAAATTTCTGATAAAGAAAGAATTTCTATTAATGCCTTAGAAGAAAAAGAAGATTAAATGTGGCCAATACACCGATTATACCAGGAGTACCTACACCAGCGAGTGGAGATCCTAAATGTGCATTAACATTATGTGGTAGAATTATTGCCCAGGTTGATTGTATTATTGTAATAATGCAAGGAACTAACGGTTGTATTGATTTACAATTTTTTGGTAAGGATGGAAAGCCATTAGATTTGACTAGGTTTAGTGAAATTCAAATTATGTTATATAATGAATTTGATTGTACTATTGCAAATTTCTGGTGGCCATCAATTCCTACTGGCTGTAAAGGTTTATTAATGACAATTTTGCAGTACACAGATGCAAAAGGTGTAATTCACAATGAAGGTATGGTAAGAATCTGTTTAGATCCTGCCTGTACAAAAACTAGCCCAAGTGCAATATTTGCAGAAATTCTTTTAACAGAATTAACAACTGCTGGTACTGCTGAAACCTCAGGCATTCCATGTTTGCAGGTGGCAAAAATTATTCCGTCTAGAATTTATCAAAATGGATGTGATGATGGGTGTAGTTAAAAAACTATTATTATGAAAACATTAAGAGAAAAATTAGTACATTATTTTATTATTGGCATATTTGTCAGTTTATATTTTTTAGTTGCTACTATATCTATGATTAATTCAGTTGCATTTTTTGACTTAAGTCATGCTGGTTTAATGTCGTGGTCACTGGCAATAGGATTTGAAATCGGAGCGGCTGCATCTTTAGCTGCTATTATAATTTTAGATAAAACTAATAAGACAATGGTTTGGGGACTATTCTTATTACTTACATCATTTCAGATGATGGCTAATTCATATCATGCATTTGTAAACTTAGAAGATTATATGGGATGGATTGAATTATTTGGTTTACAAGAAGAAGAACCAATATTTCAAAAAAGAGTTTTAGCTATTATAAGTGGTGCCATACTTCCATTAGTAGCATTAGGATTTATTAAATCATTAGTTGATTATATCAGACCAGAAGAAACAGAACCTCAACCACCATTACCTTCTACTACGCCATTTGATCCAAATGATTATATGGATGAAAAGGAAGTATTAGATATTTTAGAGGATGACAAGTTTGAAGAATGGGATGAAGACCATGCCTTGGATAAAGTATTAAATAGTATGGTTGAAGATTTAGATGAAACTGATTTAGAAATTGAAAAAGCAGAATCTGAATTACAAGAAATAATCTCGGAAGCCAGCGAGGAGGCTCCGGAAAAAGATCTATATTCTCGCGACGCCGAAAAGGCAAAACCCCCAGTAGAAGTTGGAGAAGTGCACATAGCACCTGAGACGGTACAAACCGATAATGCAGATGTTGATGATGCAGTAAAGCCAGTTCCTACGGAGCATATTACACCAGTTGGAGATCCTATAATTATCCCAACAACCGAAGCAACACCAGTTAGGGAACCTAAACCGAAATTAACGGCTAGAAAGTTTCGAAAGGGTGGAGCACAAAACTAATCTTTCGAGATTACATTTCGGAGGATTTTAAAAATAAGATAATAATATGCCCGCACGTACTTATAACGATGATGTGTTTCGTGAAAAGCGAAAAATCAAAAATCCAATTACATTTAAACTAAAGCTTAATGAAGAGCAAAAACTTGCAAAAGAAATTATACTTTTAAATACTATAACTCTTTTGGCAGGTAAAGCTGGTTCAGGTAAAACTTTATTAGCATGCCAAGTAGCATTAGATGGTTTATTTAGAAGGCACTATGAAAAAATAATTATAACTAGGCCTACAGTTTCCAAAGAAGATATAGGATTCCTTCCAGGTGATCTTCATCAAAAAATGGATCCTTGGGTACAGCCTATATACCAAAATATGTATAGTTTATATGGAAAGGACAGAGTCCAACCATTCATAGATAGTGGCCAAATAGAAATTGTACCAGTATCCTTTATGAGAGGTAGAACTTTTGTAGATAGTTGTGTTATTGTAGATGAAGCTCAAAATGTAACAAATGAACAAATGGAAATGATAGTAACACGAATAGGTTTAAGATCTAAAATGATTATTTGTGGTGATGATGGGCAAGTAGATTTAAAAGGAAGATCTGATTCGGGTTTTAGATTTTTATATAATCAAGCATCTAAAGTTAAAAAGCTTTCGTCTATTACACTTTTACAAAATCATAGAGATCCTATAGTTGATGACTTAATAGAAATCTATGACGATGAAAATTTTAAAAGAAGTCGTAAATAAATATAAAAAATAAAAATAATATGATTCCAGCAAAAGGAAAATTCTTAGTGGATTTTTACGCCGATTGGTGTGGTCCATGTAGAGCAATGAATCCAACATTAGAAAAGTTTAAAGAAGATTCAGATATTGAATTATTAAAATGTAATGTTGATAAGGAATCAGATGCAGCAAGTAAGTATGGGGTACGTAGTATTCCATGCTTTATTGTTGTTGAAGATGGAGAAGAAAAATCTAGAAAAATTGGCATGCAAACATTAGACCAATTAAAAGAGATGGTAAAATAAAAAAGAATAATGATTTTAAAATATGGTTCTAAAGGAAAAGATGTTAAAATCCTTCAAGAATTTTTGGGCATATCAGCGGATGGCGTGTTCGGTAGAGGAACTGAAGGGTCAGTTAAAAAATGGCAGACCGATAATAAACTTATTGCTGATGGTATTGTGGGTCCTGCCACTTGGGATGCTATGGGTCTTGCTTCTACTGATGTTGAAGAAGCTACATACCAAACACCAAACGGGTTAACTGTTCATCGTCATATGTTACCTCCTCATGAATATATGACAGGTAGTAAACCAGAATATATCTTTTTACATCATACAGCAGGTTGGCATAATCCTTTTAATACTGTTGATCATTGGAGTAGAGATAGCAGAGGAAAGGTTGCAACTGAATTTGTATTAGGAGGGCAATCCATAAAAGGTAATGATAATAAATATGATGGTGTTTTAGTTCAATGTACACCTGAAGGCGGTTGGGGCTGGCACTTAGGAACTGGTAGAAGTCATATGCATCAACATTCAGTAGGAATTGAAGTAAATAATTTTGGCTGGATTAAAGATGGAAAAACTTATGCAGGTACAAGAGCAGCTGAATCTCAAATCATTACATTAGATAAACCTTTTAGAGGATATAAAACATGGCAAAGATATTCTGATAAACAAATAGAAGTATTAAGAGATTGGATCTTATGGATAGGTGAAAGAGATGGAATTGATATTTGTGAAGGATTACCAAAACTAATAAAATCAATTGGAGCTGATGCATTTGAATATATTCCAGATGTTAAGGCTGGTAAATTAAAAGGTGTATGGACTCATACTAATGTTCGTAAAGATAAAGTAGATATGTTTCCTCAACCTGAATTGATGGATATGTTAGTATCCTTATAAAATAAAACGGAAATTATGAAAAAGAAAATGATTGCATTATCATTAAGTTCAATATTATTATTTGGATGTGGTTCTAGTAAACCTGCAACAGATGATTGCTGTAAACCAAAGACAGAAGTTGTAAGTGGAGAGCATGATCCTGTAATGAAATTATTAATTTCAGGTATTGTTGTTTTAGCACTTAATGTTCTTTTAACAAAATAAAAGGAATGGATAAGTATATTTATAGAGGCAAATTAGAAAGAGTCGTTGACGGTGATACTATTGATGCTCTTATTGATGTAGGTTTTGATATTTGGGTAAAAAAGAGAATCCGATTTGTTGGAATGGATGCATGGGAAAGTCGTACACGTGATCTCGAAGTAAAGAAAAAAGGATTAGCAGCTAAAGAGAGATTAAAGGTCTTATTAAATGAAGTCAGTAGTAAACCAGGATTTTTTAGAATCAAGTCCCAGGGTGTAGGTAAATATGGTAGAGTATTAGGTCAGATTTTTATTATGGATGTAGAAGGAAAGCAATGGGATGTAAATCAAACTTTAATTACAGAAGGTCATGGATATGAGTATCATGGAGGTAAGAAACGGACATCCTGACATAGAGAAAAAGAAAAAGTGGACATTATGTCAGAAATATCACTCTGGCACGGTTTTTTCAGTATATTAATTAAAATAAGGAATAATCCTTGTTTAAAATTAAAAATAAGAAAAACAAATGTATACAATTTTAAATGGCTTTAGGCCAATTACACAAGCAAAAAAAATCAATGATAATATTGATACAATTTTAAAGGATCCTTTCTGGGATGATTTTGAAAACTTTTTTACAAAACCTTCAAAAGGTTGGCATTGTATAAAAGAAGATAAAAACTGGGTATTGGAAATCGCTATACCTGGATTAACTAAAGAAGATTTAAAAGTTAAAATGATTAAAGGTGAATTAAGTATTGCTTCCTCAAATGAAGACAATGTTTGGTTAGGAACTTTTGATAAACGCTTTACTTTACCTGAGGAAGTTAATACTAAAAAGATTAAAGCAAAAGTAGAAAATGGAGTGTTAAGTTTAAATTTACCAATAAAAGAAGAAACTGAAAATTTTATTGATGTAAAGTAAAACAAATTAATAGATAGTGTATATAAATATTAAATATATTTAAAAATTAACGTTAACATGAACAAAGAAGAAAACACTCAAGAAAATCCGCAAGTAGCTCCAGAAGAGCTTAACGGTCAGCAAGCATTAAATGTTTTAATTCAAGCTGTTAGGATTGCACAAGGTAAAGGTGCATATACAATCGAGGATGCTGAATTAATTTCAAAAGCAATTAAAGTATTCGTTCCACCAACTCCTGCTGAAGAGCAAGGAACTGATGCGGATCCTGTTGTAAATGAAGATGCTCCAGCAGAGCCAGTAATGACTAAAGTTGGAGAGTAATTTGCTTCCCATTTTATAAGAAAGGGATCCAGAAATGGGTCCCTTTCTAGTTTTAATATATAATACAAATATTAACTAAATGGCAACACTGAGAGATCTACAGAATTATTGTAGAGGTAAGAGTATTATAATTGTAGGAAATTCTTCAAGGCTTTTAAATGGGCGATATAGAGATCTTATAGATAGGTATGAAGTTGTGGTTAGAATTAACCGTGGTTATCAAAATGATAGCGAATTTTATGCTGCTCATATTGGATCACGAACCAACATTTTATCAATTGGAATTAAATCAGCTGTAGGTGCAGCTAATATCATTAGAGAAAATTCACTTAATTATATACTTAGTCCAGTAAAACATAGTGAAGAATTACTTTTTGAAAATTGTTATAAAGTAGAGGATGTTGCTTACGATATTCTTAAAAATGAACTAGGAGGATTTAAACCTTCAACTGGTATTGCCACATATAATTTCTTTAATAAGTATATAGATTTTCGTAGGTTAGATTTAATTGGATTTGACTTTTTTGAAAGTTCTACTAAACAAAGAAATCAATTTGGCCATACTTATGTACCTGATCATCATGGAATAAAAGAGCTTAAGTATTTTGAAAAAACTAAAGATTCTGATAAAACAAAATTGTTTGGGATGATTGGTGGTAACGGTCCATCAGCACTTAACACTAGGCATAATATGCCAATAATAAATAATCAAAGGGTAAACAAATATACATTTAAAAAAATTAAAAGATAATGCCAAGGAGAGGAAGAATTAAGAGGATTATATCAGAGCCAGAATCCTATGGGAATAAGGAAAAGAACTTTCCTAGAATAACCGTTAGACCAGATCAAAAGGATAGAATAAGTAATCCTAGATATCATGTTGCTTCTAAAAATAAGAATAGGAATTTCAATAGAAGTGTACCAGTACCTAAAAAACCTACACCGGCTCCGGCTCCGGTTGCTCCTCCTATTAAATTTTTTGATAGTACTCTTCCTAAAGGTAACAATGATTTTTGTTTTATTATAGGTGGCGGTCCTTCATTAAATGGATTTGATTTTTCACAATTAAATGGTTTTGATACTATTGCAGTTAATAAGGCAGTAGAATATATTTCTAATCCTACTTATTTTATAACTACAGATTATTCTTACTTTATTAAAGCATCATTACCTATTGATGAAATCAAACAAAAAACAGCACATACATTTTTTATAGCTAATATGGAACATTCCTATATGAGTTTTGTAAATGGGCAGATTGTAGATACTCGTAGAAATTTTGTTTACTCTGATCTTTACAAATATACTGGAGTTATTCCTTCTTACCACACAGAAGGGTTTGGATCTGATATTCAATCTTTTTCTCATGGAAATAATAGTGGCCATTGCGCTATCCAATTAGCTCTATTATTAGGTTATAAAAAAATATACTTATTAGGATTTGATTTAAAGAGTGAAGGCCAAACTCACTTTCATCAATCATACAGAGAGATTGATCAAAAATCATTTAGAGGTCGTGTAGATGGTTATGCTGAAACTTTAATTAGATCTTTGCAAGATTATAAAGGAAATCAAGAAATTATAAATCTTTCTTCATCAAGTATTTTAACTGATTCTCCATATATTAAAACAGAATCATTTAATGATATTGTTAGCGAATATACAGAATCATCGACTCCATATATTCCTAATGATAATGGTTCATTAAGAAATCTAATGGTGGTAGGTTATTATACAGTTAACACACCGTATGAGGAAGAAGCACAAAACCTAATACAGTCTTTAAATAAATTAGGTCTTAATCATGATATCAGTGGAGTTAAAACTTTAGGAAGCTGGCAAGCAAATACTAGATTTAAAGCCGGCTTCATGTTAGATATGTTAATTAAATGGCCTAATCACAGATTACTATATGTGGACTGTGATGCGGTAGTTCATAAGAGTCCAGATTTATTTAAAAATTATAACTGTGATATTGCTGTAAGATGGCAAGATTTTAGATGGAGGCAAAATGAATGTTTAAGTGGTACTATTTATATGGAAAATAATGAAAGGACAAAGCGCATCTGTGAATTATGGAGAGATATAAATGTACAAGAAGGAAATGAATCTTCAAGAATGGAACAATGGAATTTAGATACAGTTATTAATCAAATGAAATCAGATCCAGATTTTACTTATAAAAATTTACCTCCAGAGTATACAATGATATTTGATAGTATGAGAGGTATGTATCCTAATGTAGTTCCTGTGATAGAACATTTTCAAGCAAGTAGAAGATTTAAAAGTAATGTAAACCAGGGATAATGAAAGCAATAACACAAAATACTTCAGACTTAGAATTAATTCAAGCAATGAGAAAAGCCGTAAAATATGGCCACCCACTAAGTGTAGTTAGATGCGGAGATGGTGAAATGCATATACTAAAATCTGTTGATGACTTTCCTAAAGGAATACCAGGCCAATTAGTAACTCACCATCATTCACTTTGTTTAATTCAGTGGAGAGAGAACATTTGGAAATGCCCAACTCATAAACCTGATAATCCTAACAGTTTAAAACCAAAAACATGTGAATGTTATCTAACTGATGAATCATCGTTAGCATGGAGAGGTTTAGCTAGAGATATTATATCTTATTCAATTAAAGAATCAGATTATGTTGGTTTAACAGTCCCAGGAAGAAATCCTAATTATTATACAATTAATGATATAACTTTAAATAGGTATGGTATTGATGTAACTAGGCTTAAAACAATCAGTAGTTTATTTCCTCGTGATAAAATGTTCGGTAGTTTAGAATCATTTAAATCAATTATACAAGGTAATGCTGTTCATTTTGTTACTCCTAATGTAGATAGATTTAAGGCTGGTAAAATTGAAGAGATATTAGGTGTAGATGTATATTATACAGATATAAGTGGAAAGGAAAGTTACCATGCTGACATAAGAGAAGCAGTTAAAAAAGATATGGAAAGTACTCCAGCTAAAATTGTTTTATTTGGTGGAGGGTATGGTGTTAAGAGTCTTATTCCTTGGGCAGCTAAGGAATTAGGAAAGGTAGCAATTGATGTAGGAAGTATATTAGATGCATGGTCAGGATTACAGTCTAGGCACATGTTTATGAAAGATGAATTTGCTCATTTAAATTGGATAACACACAATCCTGATTTTAAACCAAAAAGACATCAAATTTTTACATAGATGATAACACAGTATTTTATTCCTGAAATTTTTAAACATTTTCATGAAGATGGTTCTCTTTTTAATAGTTTCTTAAAACCGTATTCAGATGTAAATGCCCCAACCTTTTTCTATTCTACACAGTGTCTTGAACATGTAATACTGAAACATAAAGGTCCAGCCGTTATGATTATTAATAATGACATAAGGCCAATTCAAAATAATTTAGAATGGGTTAAAAACAAAAAAGATTTTTATTTTATATCTACTTCTAAATTAATAAGCATTTACTTAGATAATTTAGGTCTTAATTATGTAGAATTTCCTTGGAATGTTAGTAATACTAAAAATGTTCAGTCATACCCCAAAGGTAAGAGTGTATATTTTTATGGATCTACTAAAGGTGATAATTTTTATGGCTATCATATTCTTCCAAGATTAATAAAAGATAATTTTCCACATCTTAATGTAATTTATACAAGATACTCTTCTTCAATTCCTCCTTTTACCAGTTATACGAAAGATCAATTAAAAGAAGTTTACAAAAAGGTATTTGTTGGTGTAAGGTTAACTAGATTTGATGGTTTATCTGATACTGTACAAAGTCTTGGTATTCGTGGCATTAAAACTATATGGAATGGTGGTACGCCATCAGCACTATCTTATGAATCGGAGCAAGATATTATAAATCATATTAGAAATGAAGAAAAAACAATAGGATTTAATGATACGGCATTATCATCTAAATGTAAAGAATATCTTAATATGACAAATCCTAACTATAATTATGTTTTTCAATTAGAAACTTATAGTCAAAATAAACCAACGCCAAAGCTTTTTCATAATGACCAACCACTAACTTTTAAAAATTACAATGAAATAATAGCTGAATCATCAAATATGAGTAGGCCACTTTCAATATAAAATAAAAATAAATATGTATACAATAAGAGCTAACTTTGATTTTCACTATACATTTGCACTCCGTGATGCACTAAGGCATGTTGCAGATCGTTTAGGATTTATTTTAATCCAGGATGATTCTATTCAAGCCAATTCTCTATATGTTAATGATAAACCGATAGGGTATATTGTATATGAAGATGCATTCCATTTTGTTGATCAACATATTAAACATATGAATGCTAATGATTATCAAAAGATTTTTAAATATCATTATAGTCCTAACATTATTGATTATACAAAACTTCCTATTGATAGTAAATACTTAGATAGAATTATTCCTTGTGGATTATGGAGATCATGGACTTCAGTAGAAGGAAATGGTGGAATTAATTATAAATGGAATAAGCACGATTTATTAACTAGAAATAGACCTATTGATGTTCAGGCAACAATGAGACATACCAATTCAGGTACACCACCAGATCCAAAGGATTGGCCAGCATGGAGTAATGCTAGATTAACACTTATGAATGGGGCTCGCAGTATGGCAACAGAAGGCTATAATACAGTAGTTCATATGAAGCCTAGGGATGTTTATGCTAATTCTTTAAAAGATACAAAGCTTGGGTTTATTTGGAGTGCATCTTCGTATTTAGGATGGAAGATAGGTGAATTTATACAAGAAGGTGTCATTATGATAACTGAACCATTAGGAAAAGATTATCCTTTATGTAATAATGTTGTACTTGAAGATGGTGTTCATTGTATATTTGAAAAGAATCCAAAAAACTTTGTGGATGTTGCCAAAGAGTTATTAAAAGATCCTGCAAAAATGCAAGAGATAAAGACTAATTGTTTGAATCTATGGGAAGATAAATTGAGCCAAGATAAAATTGGTGAATGGTTTTTTAAAGAATTAATAGATGCCTATAATGAAGGATCTTAATATATGTTATTGGAGCGGTAGCGGAAATTGGGGAGATGAATTAAATAAAGATTTATGTGAAGCTATATCTGGAAGAAAAGTTAATGTAATAGATACGAGTGAAGCTAATTCAATATTTAGGTATTATTGTATAGGAAGCATTTTACAATCACCAGGTTCTGATAATTATGAAGTTTGGGGTACAGGATTTATAAGTTCTGCTGCTAGTTTAAAACATATACCTAATAAAATACATGCAGTTAGAGGACCCTTAACAAGAAATATACTACTTAGTCATAATATAGAATGTCCGGAAATTTATGGAGATCCTGCTTTACTTTATTCTAAATTTTATAAACCTAATGTTTTAAAAGAATATAAGTATGGTATTGTTCCACACTATGTAGATTATCATACTGAATGGGTAGAGCAATTAAAGAAAGATAAATCAGTAAATGTTATACACCCAACAGCTACTAACACTAATACTTTTGTAGATGAAGTAAATAAATGCGAGGTAATATTATCTAGTTCATTACATGGAATAGTTTGTGGTGATTCTTATGGGATACCTTCTTATTGGATAGAATTATCAGATAAAGTGTATGGTGATGGTTTTAAATTTAGAGATTATTTTTTATCAGTGAAAAGGGCTGATACAAAACCTATTAAAGTAACAGCTAAAAGTAAATTAGCCGACATAGTAAAAGATCCTAAAATTAAAGATTACAAAATAGAGATAGATTTAGATTTGCTGTATGATGCTTGCCCATTTAAAAGGTAAACAAATGAATAGAATTACATATAATAATAAATACATCAGCCTTTTAATGAGAAAAAGAATAACACAGTGTAGAGTTGCTCCTCAACTAAAATACTTTAAAGATGCTTTTGTTAAAAGATGGAGTTTAACTGATTATACTTCACTTGATGAACCTTCTTTATTTTTTGGGTGTAAGAGTAATTTTGATGCCATCCAAAAACACAGAGGATTTAAAGTTATTATTACAGCAGGACCTACTGATAATGTAGATTGGGATTTAATATCTAATAAGTCTAATACTGCTATACTTACTGCTCAGAATAAATTTGATGTACCTCCTGGAATTATACTTAAACAGGATTTAATTGAAATTAAAGACTTTAGTATGTTTAAGCCTAATGTATTAGGTGATAAAGTTTATTATTATTCTGGGATAGACTGTGGTGATGGAAAACATCCAGATTTTATAAAAGAAATTGAAGATAAATGTGGATATGAAATAATCACAACATACTTTAGTAGCTTTGAGCAATATAAAGACATTAAGTGGTTAAAGGAAAATTTTTATGATAAGTGTTTTATTAATCTTAATTTTAGATATCCTGACTCAGGAATGTCAACTAACAGAGAGTTAGGTTTAATGGGAAGAAGAACAATAATGAATTCTGGTTTTTATACTGAGTTATTTAAAGGAATGATAACATTTCAAAATAATGATCATTGTGCTGAAATAATAAAAAAGGAAGCTGAAAAAATTGGAACTGTTCAACCAGCTATTGACTCTCATACTCTTACTGATGATAAATGGCTGTATTTAGATTATTATTTAAATGAAAAAGTGTATGGATAATTTTGTTTCTAAATATAGAAAGGAAGGTATGGTTTTAGTTAAAGATGCACTAAGTTTAGATTTGGTTAAAGAATTAAAACGTGAATTAAAAAATGCCACAAAGAAAGAAGAAGAATATCATGGATCTAAAGATTATAAAGATTATGGAATGGTATTATGCTGTGCTAAATATGGTGGTAATTTTTTAAAGATTTTTGAAAATGATTCTATTTTTAAACCTTTTGAATTAATATTAGGAAAGGATTGTATATTGTATTCTAATACATCTTCATCAATGCCACCAAATAAATCAAATTATTCTAAAAGAATTCATATTGATGTACCTACAGATTATCCTCATTATTATCCTATGAGAATGCTATCTTTAATTATCTTAGACGATTTTACAGAAGAGAATGGTGCTACTTGGTTTTTACCTGAATCACATAAGCTAAATACTGAACCTACAGATTTTTATAAAAATGCTAAAAGATTAGTTGCAAAGGCAGGATCTATTTTATATTGGAATCCTAAAATTTGGCATGCTGGCGGATCTAATAAAACGAATGAATGGAGAGATGCATTTACTATTGTTATGACAAAACCTTTTTGTAAACAAAGAATGGATATCCCTACAATGTTAGGTAATGTTAATTTAAATAATAAGGCAAAAAAGAGATTAGGATATTTAAATATACCACCTAAAAGCTATAAAGAATATTATGAAAGAAAGTAAAATAGATTCAAATAGATTTGGTTTTAAGGTAGCTAAAACAGACGGAGAAATATTTAGAAACTTAAGTACTGAAAAGGTTGTAAAATTAACTAATGATTATGGGTTAGTAATAGCTCGTGTTAATTTAGAAGATATAGAACTAATTAATAAATTAGAAAGTATTGGATTTAGACTTAAAGATACTCAGATAACTTATAAGCATAATTTAAAAAATTATATTAGTAAACCTACTTCTTTAAAACTTAGGGATTTTAAAAAATCCGATATACCTATACTTGTACAAATGGCTAAAGATTCTTTTAATAATTACGGTCATTATTTTAAAAATAATAAATTAGATAAAGAAAGGTGTTTAGAGGTTTATGAAGACTGGGCTTATAACACATGTACTAAAAAAGAAGTTGCGGATAAAATTATTGTAGCATGTAAAAATGATAAACCTATAGGATACTTATCTTTTAAAATATATGAAGAAGGTTCCTTTAAATACGCAGCTGGTGGTATGGGAGCAGTAGATCCATTACATAGAGGCAAATCCGTTTTTCCTAGTATATTACAAGCAGGTTTAGATTGGTCTAAAAGTAAAGGTTTAGATTGGTGTGAACATAATGTTATTGTAAATAATTTTCCAGTTAATAGATCAATGAATAAAGCTGGTTTTAAACCTTATAATCCTGTAGCAACTATGCATTTAACTTTAATATAAAAACCATGCCAATTAATAAACATAATCCTTTTAAAATTGTTCAAATGTTTGAAGAAGAACTGGCTTCTTATGCCGGTTCTAAATATGCAGTGTCAGTTGATAGTTGCACAAATGCATTATTTTTAGTAAGTACGTACTTAAAAGTAAAAAAGGTTACTATACCTTCACAAACATACCTTTCAGTACCTATGAGTATAATGCAGGCAGGTGGTGAAGTTGTATTTGATAAGTCATTTAAAACTAACTCATGGCAAGGAATATATCAGCTTAAGCCATATCCTATTTATGATGCAGCAAAAAGATTCACTAAAGATATGTATATAAAAGATTCTTTTATGTGTCTTTCCTTTCATATTAAAAAAATACTTAATATAGGTAAAGGTGGTGCTATTCTCACAAATGATAAGGAAGCATATGAATGGTTTAAAAAGGCTAGGTATGAAGGTAGGAGTGAAAAATTTTATAAAGAAGACAATATAGAAACTTTAGGTTGGAATATGTATATGACTCCACAAGAAGCTGCACAAGGGTTATGCCTAATGCAAATTTTACCAGAAGTAAATAAAGATCAAGAAGAATACAACGGATATAAAGACTTAACTGAATTTCCTGTATTTAATAAATGTAAAACAATTCAATAATATGAAAGACTCAATTAATAAATTAATTAAAGCTGAAATCGAAGCAATCAGTAATATTCCAATTACTTCTTCGTTTGAAATGGCAGTAAATAGAATTCAAAATAAAGTACACTCATCTCTTAGCCCTTGTGGTAAAGTGGTATTATCAGGTATGGGAAAGGCTGGCCAAATTGCATTAAATATTGCAACAACATTTAGTTCTACTGGAACTCCTGCGGTGTACCTCCATCCTAGTGAAGCTCAGCATGGAGATTTAGGAATACTTCAAAGAAATGATGTACTTATTTTACTTTCTAATTCTGGTAAGACTAGGGAAATTTTAGAATTAATTGAACTTTCAAAAAATATGTATTCTGATATTAATATTATTTGCATCACTGGTAAAATAGACAGTCCACTTGCTAGCAAATCAGATATTATTTTACATACTGGTGATGCTGAAGAAATATGCCCATTAGGTTTAACACCGACAATATCTACTACACTCATGACAGTGATAGGTGATATCCTAGTTGTTGAATTAATGAAAAAGATAGGATTTACAAAATTAGAATATTCAAAAAGACACCATAGTGGTTATTTAGGGCAAAAGAGTAAAGAAGAATCACAATATCCAAAAGGAAGTTTATTAAATGAACTGCCACCTAGCGACTATCAATTAGATAATTAATGGAAGAAATTGTTATTGCCATATTAGCTAAGGATAAAGAATATTGTTTAGATTTTTATTTAAACTGTATTTTAAATCAGACTTATGATAAAAAGAAGATACATCTTTACATAAGAACTAATGATAACAAGGATAATACACAAAGCATTTTAGATAATTTTGTAAAAACTTATCATAAAGAATATGCATCTATTTATTATGATAATTCATCTATAACTGAAGAATTAAAAAAATATGATGAACATGAATGGAATTCTGAAAGGTTTAAAATATTAGGAAAACTAAGACAAGAATCAATAAATTATGCCATAAAATTAAATGCTCATTATTTTGTAGTTGATTGTGATAATTTTATAACCTCCAATACTTTAGAAAGTCTGTATAAAAATAAAAGATTAAATTGTATAGGACCAATGTTAAAATTGACTAAAAATCATTGGTACTCTAATTTTCATAATAAAACATGTGAATTAGGTTATTACCAAGATAATGATTTTTATCATTCTATATGGTCGCAGGAAATCAAAGGTCTTATTGATGTAAATACAATTCATTGTACATATTTTTTAAATAAAGAAATTTTAAAGGAAGTTACTTATGATGATGATAGTGAAAGATATGAATATGCTATTCTATCTCATAACTTTAGAAAAAAAGGAATACCTCAATATTTAGATAATACTAAATTTTATGGATTCTTATACTTAAATGATCAAATTGAATCATCTTTTAAGGATTATGTTAAAGAATATTGGAATGATGAATATAAAGAAATGAATAAATTATGAAAACAGTAATAGTTATACCAGCAAGATGGCAATCAACAAGGCTACCAGGGAAACCTTTAATGCTTATAGGTGATAAAACAATGATAGAACATACTTGGGAAAGGGCTAAAGAATCATTAGCTGATGAAGTGATTATTGCGACTGATGATAAAAGAATATTTGATACTGTGACTGATTTTGGTGCAAAGGCAATTATGACAGATGTTTGTGATACTGGAACTGAAAGAGTAATTGCAGCTCAAGGATTTTTAAAAGCAGATTATATTATAAATGTTCAGGGTGATGAACCTTTTATTAATCCTTCTGATATAGATGAGGTAATAAAACTTTTACATGATCATCCAAACAAGATAGTTACTATGACTACTAATTTAGACGAAGGAGAAGAAAGAGATCCTAATGTTGTTAAAGCTATAAGTAATGCTGTAGGCGAAGTTGGAATGTTTACGAGAAGTTCAATGTATATGAAAACCAATTTTACATTTAAACATATTGGAATTTATGGTTATAGTTCTAAAACATTAGAAAAGATATCAACACTAGAACCTTCGGAAAGCTCTGTTAGAGACTCACTAGAACAACTAACTTGGATGGACAATAATATATCTATAGTAACAGGTTGGACATCATACAAGTCATTAGGGGTAGACACTAAAGAAGATTTGAGAAAAGCATTAGAGATTGTAAACAAAAGATGATAAATCAATATAATAATAAATAAGTTATGTTTAAATTATATCAAAAAATTAGAGGATTCTTTTTACCTAAACACGAAGGCACTTTTGGTTGGTCACCAGAAGAATTTGTAAAAGCAAGGAGATGGGCTAAAACTCAACCTCATCCTACAGTACCGCAATTAAGTCTTTGGGATTTTGTAGATAGCGGATGGATTGATTCTGAATATAAGTTAAATGAAATTAATAAAGTTAAAACAATTAAAGAAAAATCCATATAATTAAATAATGGCAATGGAAGGTAAACAAATGAATATTGATTTAGATTCAACATTAGAAATAGTGTGTGATGAATGTGGTCATAATGTATTTAGACCGGCTTACTTTTTAAGAAAGGTGAGTAGGTTTATTTCACCTGATGGCCAAGACAGATTATTACCACTTGATACAATGGAATGTAGCAAATGTGGAAATATAAATAAAGAATTTCAGGCAGCAACGCCGAAAACTAAAACAAAAACAGATAAAGATGGCAAAAACAGTTAAAATGGATCCTACTGCACAAGGTGGTGTTGTAACCGATCCTAATGAAATCGTTAACGAGAATCCTCGTAAGATGAGTGAAATTATTGCAGATAAAAAAGCTGCATTAAAAACAAATGAAGACTTACTTAGAGCTCTTCAGAAAAATGAATATGATATTCCTTTTGGTTCTGTAAAACTTTATAAGCAAGTATTAAAGTTTTTAGAAAAAGAAGCTGATTGGGGTCATACAACTGCAACAGGTTTGATCATGTTATATTCTAACTTAAAAGAACAGCAACCAGTAACGAGAGAAAAAGACTGGGATGGTATTATTAAATTAAGAGGTACGAGTATTACTATCTTTTGGACAATGATTACATCAATGAAAGGTAAAGGGTTCTTTGCTGCTCGTGATTTTGTAGAAATGATGGCTGCATTTGGTGCAGATCTTTCTAAGGTTGTTGGAAAGGTTCATGAAGATAACCAAGCTCTTAGAGATAACCATGCAAAAATGGCTGAATTAGATCAAGAAGTTAATCATCCAGATGTTATTCTTGATGTACCAATTGATGAATACAATAAAGCTGAAGAAGAACTGAATAATTTAATGGATGAAGTTGATCCAGTTGTAGAAACAGTTTAAGTATGGGATTCCACAAAAGACATATTACGAATGAACAAGTAATTAGGTTATATGAAAACGGTGGAGTATCAAGAATAAGAGAATGGTATACTCATAAAGTAGATGCCCTCATAACAGAAACCGGCCTAGCATCTAAGGTCGGTTCTGTTATTTCTGATGATGATTGGATTCAATTTGGAACAGTCAAACAAGACACAGAAATAACAAAATTAATTCAACAGTATTTAGGAGTAGAGGATATCCGAAAATAACTTCTTCCTTGTTGAATAAATAAAGAAAACAAACTATTTAACATGGAACATATTAAAGACTATAAATTATTTAAAGAGTCTCTACAAATTGATTTAATTACCGAAAGATTTAGTTCATCTATTCTTAGAGATTTTGCTTCTCAAGATGGATTAAAATCAAGATGGAGAGGTAACTTAGCAAAAGACATGCAAAAATTTGCTAAACTTGCTATTGATAAAATTTCAGATGCTGATTTTACTACAACTACACCAGAAGCTTATTGGAAAGGCCCTGATGCTAAAGATCCTAATAAAGTAGGATTCTTTGTTGATGATGATAAAGGCTTTATCAAATGGGCAAAAGCAAATAAAAAATATTTACCAGGTGATTTATCATTAAACAACATTTCTAAATATGGAATTGTACTTTCTGTTGTTAGAGGTGGAGTTGGTATGTGGTCTGGGTTTGCAATGGACAGAGGATCAACTTATAGCCGACACAGAAAAGGTGCTGAGGATAGATATGGAGTTCTTGCAAAAGATTATGATACTCGTTCACTATATAATGGATGGGATGGTGCTCCTGCTCCTAAAGTAACAAGAAAGAATCTTATTGATGCTGCTACTCGTGTATATGTTTTAGATTTAAATAGTTTAAGAGACAAATATGATGTAAGTGGATTGCAATCAGATCGTGCAAATTCTAAAGCTGGTGCAACTGCACTAAAAACTGCTAAAGAAATTAAAGATGAAAACCGTAAAAGGTATACTGCTATCTTACAAGATAAAGCAGCAATGACTGATATTGATAAAGCAGTTAGAGATTCAATTGAAATGTTAAATCAACATATATCTGACGCTTTAGATAGGGGTGAAATGGATCAATACGGAAACTTTGTTATCGGTAAAAGTCCTAGAGGTAGAGATGTATCAATTAAAGACGGTGCAAGTGCTATCCGAAGTATGTTAGATGACTACCAAAGGTATAAGGATTATGAAAGACAAGATAAAGAAGCAAGAGCTGAAGGTAGAGAAGATAACTATTATGGTAGAGAAGTAAAGGCTTATGCCAAAAGACTTACTGATTATGCTAAGAAAGTAAAGAATAAAAATTACGGCTGGTAATTATGAAACATATAAGTAAATATTCTGAATTTAAAAATATTAAAGCAGTTAAAGAATCAGTCAATGAAGCTAAACTATCTAAGATTCATAACGCTGCAAAGAAAGGAAGTTACCCAGTAACTCTTGTTGTAATTGAAAATGGTAAAGTAGTTAAACAAGAATTAGTTGGAACTCCTCAAATAGTTCCTGCTGCATTTAATCAATTAAAGAAAGAATATCCTAAAGCAACCGTACATATTGAATCTAAAACTGGTGAAAGATTATTCAGTGAATCTGTAGTTGAATCAGTAACAGATGCTTATAATAATTTAGAAAAGATATTTGGAACTGATCAAGAAACAATGGATATGTTTCAAGGCATTGAAGATAAAGGTACAGTAAAGGACATGATAGAATTTATTGACGAATTCGGTAATGAAGAAATGCTGTCTCGTTATGGTATAAGATCAACGGCACAAGTAAAAAAGTTAGCTAAAACTATTATGAATGAAGCTACAGATGTTAATGATCCTGTGCTTATAGCATTTAGAGCAACAAGAAGAGACCTTCCTAAATTGAAGCTTCCTAAAGTAAAATCACGTAGGTTAAGTTTTGATAAGTATATGGATTTATTAGATGCAAGAATGGATGTGGATCAACAAATCAAAGATTTAGGTGATGAAATGGCCCAAACACTCAGAGACATGGAACAAGAGGCTGAACCAGAAGGTGGTGAAATTGCAGATAAGTACGGTACTACCATGATGAAGCAAGAAAAAGAATACGCTAAGCTAAAAGCTAAAAAAGATAAGATCATGGCTAGAATTGAAAAACACAGAATGGCATAATGGAATTTATTAAAAAATATACAGAATTTTTATTTGAAAAGAAAAAGGAAAAAGAATCCTTTGAAGATAAAATTGAAGGTGATGGATATTATAAAGGTATTTCTATATCAACCGCTCGCCAAAAGGTGGATCAAATGAAAAAGCAATCTCAGATGTCTGATGATGATCCAGATGCTTATAAAGAAATGCCAGGTGATACTAAAGGCAAAAAACTTTTAAAGAAATCTAAACACACTAAAGCATTTGATGATTTATATGCTGATGAAGCCTTAGAAGAAATGGTTACCAATGAAAGTGTAATGAGTGAATTGCATGTAATGATGGAAGAGGCTAAAAACTTTAATCAATTTAGAAAAATGTTTTATGAAGAGTTTAGCGATAAGGTTAAACCTAATAAAGATATGGATTCTTGGTTAAAATCATTATATGAAGAAGGTTTAGGTGAAAGCCTTGAAGAAAAAGCAGGTGGAGATAGAAGTCCTATTAAAGGAAAGGGAATAGAAACTGGCCTTAAAAAGAAATCAGAACAAACCGGCGTATCATTACCCTTATTAAGATTAGTAATGAGAAGAGGTATGGCTGCATGGAAAAGTGGACATAGGCCTGGTGCTGGACAAGAACAATGGGGTTATGCGAGAGTTAATTCATTTTTAACTAAAGCACCTGGTACTTGGGGTAGACCATTAGATAATCCAAAAAAGAATGGACCTAAAGGAAAGTTTGGAGCTGATGCCGATATTGCTAAAGAAGTAATTAAAAAAGGCGAGGATAAAAAATTAAAAACAACAGGCTTACCTAAGTAATGAAATTTGTAAAGGATTTTAAAGATTTTGATAAAGTATCGGAAGAACTTAAATACCATATAGATAATGGTTTAGGGTTAGATGATACTGTTTTTCGTTTAGGATCTGATGCTCATAGTAAATTATTTGAAGAAGTGAAACAATATTGGGATAAAGGAAATATTGTTTTAAATGGTAAAGGTGGCTGGATGGCTAAAAATCTTGAGGTAGGTAAAGATGCAATTTACAAAGATCGTAAATCTGGTAGAACTAAAAAAGTTAAACTTGATTCACCAGAAAGAGGCGGTAATAGAAAATTTATTGTTTATCGTAATAGTGGAAGAACTGATAAAGAAACAGGAAAGATTGTTGCAAAGAAGATTGAATGGGGAGATCCTAAATTAGCTGTTAAGAATGATGATCCAGGAAGAGCTGCTAGTTTTTGGGCAAGACACCAATGTGATCAAAAGAAAAAGATGGATCCTAGCAAAGCTGGTTTTTGGGCATGTTATGGACCTTCCTTATTTGGAAAACAGTTAGGATTAAAAAGTACTAATCCTTGGTAAATAAATAATAATATGAAAAAGATTATCTGTGATACAGTTTATGCATTAACATTTAAAAAGGTATGCCTGGGTTGGTGTGACAAAAATAAAAAGAAGTAATGAAAAATTTAAAAAGAATAGATGAAGCAGTAGGTTCTATATTAGAACGAAGAGCTGCTGCTGATAGATTACTTAAAGATGTTATAAAAGGTAATACATCTGAAGTTGAAGGTATTAAATTATCTAAACAAATGGCCCAAGGCTTTTTGGATTGGTTAAAATATTCTACTTATGGTAAAAAGTTTGGATCTTTACCTTTTAATATGTTATTTACTGCTGCATTTAATTGGGGCTTAGACAGATATGTTAAGGGCGCTAGGACTGAAGTAAAAGACGAGTTTAAAGAACTTAAGGCTAAGGCTAAAGAAATGAGTAAGCAACAAAAAATGAAAGCTGAATCTCTTAATGAAGAGGAAACTCTTATATATGATGAAGTAGGCACTGAGTTAGCAAGTTTAGAGGATAAGATTAATGATTTAGCTGCTACTGCTACTGATCCTAAATGGTCACGCGCATTAAATAGTATAGGAAATCAGTTAGATAAGTTAATAATGACAATAAGTAAGCATGATCAAAAATTAGGGGCTATTGAACTGAATGAAAAAAGATCATCTCCTTATGGCGAAATTATGTTAGATATTGATGCTGCTTCTAAACAAGTTAAACTTCCAATGTCATGGATGAAAGATTATGTTAAATCAATTGAAAGAATGGCAAAAAGAAATGCTAAAAAATTCTTTAAAGATTATGGAACTTTTAGTGTAGATGATTGGGCTGAGGATATGGAATATAACTTTGCTAATGAAAATGTTAATGAAAAATTTAGAGAAGGTCAATTTATTAAATCTAAAGTTGATAGTGATAAGTTTAGTGGAGATGTTTATGATGTAACAAATGATGTAGACGGTACGGAGATTGATAAAGGTATGACATTTAGAGTTGGATCTGTAGGAAGAGATGAAGCTATTATATTTGGAGCTGATGATGAAATAGAATACTCAATAGACCCAAATGATCTTAAAAAATATTTTGTAAAAGAATCAGTAATTAATGAAGCTAAATTTAATTTTTCTGAAGATGAAGTAAAAAATGTAGCGGATTTAATAGCAAAGGCAATTGCAAAAGCTGATAGAGTTAAAGCAGAAGTCCATGATATGGAATATGATGCAGGCCGTGGTGCCGGTTTTGAAATATCAATGGATGGTGAAAAATATGATGGTGGTAGTTATGTCGTAAGACCTAATGGTGAAGTTGTAAATGTTGCTATCGGTAATTCATTTCCTAATGCAGTTTATGCAAAAATAGGAGATAAAGATATTAAAAAAATTATGAAGAATATTAAAAAGTTTGAATCTGTTGAAGTAAATGAAGCTAAATTTGTTAAGTCATATGATACTAAAGTAAATGATGCTGAAACAAAAAAAGAAGTTTTAAAGATATACCCAAAGGCAAAATTCTTTGTTGGTAAAACAAGTCATTTCTTTGGAGAACTTGAACCTAATCTTTTCTTTAAAGCTTATTATCCTAAATACTATAAACAAGATACAGGGAAGACTGTTAAAGGTGATTTTAAAATTACTTCAGTATATTCTCAAAAAGGAAGTAGGTATGTAGAATTAATGAAAGAATCAGTATTGGAAAATTTCAAAACATTCGGTGAATTTGTTTCTGAAAAATATGATACAGAACAAAGAAAAGAAATGGCAGCAAAAGGTTTTGCTTTAGCTGATGGGAGTTTTCCTATTGCTAATTTAGAAGATCTCAAAAATGCTATCATGGCTTATGGTAGAGCAAAGGACCAAGCAAGAGCTGCTAAGTTTATTGCAAAAAGAGCTAAAGCATTAGGTGCCGAAGATCTTATTCCTGATACTGAAGATTTTCAAAAGTCTTTAAAAGGATAATAAATGAAAGATTGTAAATGTAAATCATGCAAGTGTAAAGAATTAACCAATGAAAAGGTTATAGAACACATGGATGATCAAACTAAACCGTTTACACAAGAAGCATATTCTTCTAATATTGTCTTAAGACATTTTGACAAAGCAGCACCTGATCATTTATATAAATGGCACGCTGACGATGAAGATCGTTTCATTGAATCCTTAAATGAAAACGACTGGCAATTTCAGTTTGATAATGAATTGCCACAATCTATAGAACCAGGTAAGATCATTCATATACCTAAAGGCTTAATTCACCGCTTAATTAAAGGAACTTCAGAATTAAGTATTTCTATTAAGTCTTAACTTAAACCATTTTTTATTTCTCAGTATAATTAATATACTTAAATAACTACTTTCAGTTCAGGTTATTTTTTGTTATTATTAAACTATACTAAAATAAATTATGGGAGAAATATATCCAGAGGAAGAACCAAAAAGAGAGAAGAAAAGATTTAAAAAGCAAACTTTAATCTTAGATACTTACGGTACCAATTTAAGTAAGTTAGCAGGTGAAGGTAAGTTAGATCCTGTTATTGGAAGAACAGATGAAATCTTAAGAGTTATTCAAATCTTAGGTAGACGTAGAAAAAACAATCCAGTTTTAGTAGGAGAGCCAGGTGTTGGTAAAACCGCCATTGTTGAAGGTTTAGCTTTAAAAATGGTAGAAGGTAATGTTCCAGTATCTTTACAAGGAAAGGTTATTTATACATTAGAATTATCTACAATAGTTGCAGGTACAAAATATAGAGGTCAATTTGAGGAAAGAATGAAATCTATTGTAGATGAATTAATTCTTAATCCACATATTATCGTATTCATTGATGAATTACATACCTTAGTAGGTGCAGGTAGTTCTACGGGATCTTTAGACGCATCTAATATAATTAAACCAGCATTAGCAAGAGGAGAGATTAGGTGTATAGGAGCTACAACCTTTGATGAGTTTAGAGAAAACATTGAAGATGATGGTGCTTTAGATAGAAGGTTTCAAAAAGTAACAGTTAATCCCCCATCATTAGAAGAAACGATTGAAATACTTTCTAACATTAGGCATAAGTATGAAGAACACCATAGTGTTTCATATGATGATTCAATAATTGATCTTATTGTTAAATTAGCAGACCGATATATTATGGATAGATACTTTCCAGATAAAGCTGTTGATATTTTAGATGAGGTAGGATCTTACAAGCATTTAACTAATATGAAAATTCCTCAAAAGATTAAAGCATTAGAGGAAAGATTATTAGATAAAGAACATGCAAAAAGAAAAGCAGTTTCCAGACAATTATATGAAGTAGCAGCTAAAGAACGAGATGCGTGTTTAACACTTAAAGATAGAATTAAAAGAGACTTAGCTGAATGGAAAGAACAGATGGCTGTTAATCAATTAGAAATAACTGAAGATGATGTACTAAAAGTTGTATCTAAATCTACAGGTGTACCTATTGAAAAAATATCTGATAAAGAAAATAAAAACCTATTAGGTCTTAATAAACATTTATCATCAAAAGTAATAGGTCAAGATGAAGCAGTGAATAAAATATCTGTAACTGTTCAAAGAAACCGAGTAGGTATTAGAAAAAGAAACAGAACAATGGGTAACTTTATTTTCTTAGGTCCTACTGGAGTTGGTAAAACACAATTGGCTAAAGAATTAACAGAATACTTATTTAATAGTGAAGAATCATTAATTAGAGTTGATATGAGTGAATACATGGAGCCTCATTCAATTTCTAAATTAATTGGAGCGCCTCCAGGATATGTAGGATTTGAAGGTGGTGGATTTTTAACAGAGCAGGTGAAGAGAAAACCACATTCTGTTATATTATTTGACGAGATAGAGAAAGCTCATCCAGAGGTATTTAATGTACTTCTACAAATGTTAGATGATGGGCAGTTAACTGATTCATTAGGTAGAACTGTTGATTTTAGAAATTGTTTAGTAATACTTACATCAAACACAGGATCTAGAAAGTTACAAGATTTTGGTTCAGGTATTGGATTTGAAAGTTCATCAAAAATTGTTAATCAGGCTGAAGAAGAAAAAACTATTTTAAGAAAAGCTCTTAAAAATAAATTTTCACCAGAATTTTTAAATAGGATTGATGAGATTGTAGTATTCAACAGATTAACTGAAGATAATGTAATGGATATCCTAACAAAGGAATGTAAAGAATTAGCATCTAATTTATCTGAGGTAGGTAATTATATTTTTAAAATATCAAAAGGAGCTAAAACAGTAATACTTAATCAAGGATATGATCCTAAGTATGGTGCAAGACCTTTACGTAGAACTATTGAAAGATTAATTGAAAATAAAGTGTCAGAATTAATTCTTAAAGGTGAATTAAAAGAAGGCGGTACAATTAATATTAAAAGTACTAAAGGTGAATTAATAATTGACATAACTAATATAGAAGAATAATGAATTACGGAAAAGAATTTCAAAAATATGCAATGAGTGATCATAATGTAAGTTCATCAACATTGGACTATTATGAAAAGCATATTGAAAACTCAATGACTCCTTATATTTTAGAGGAGAGAGAAATGAGAGCCACGCAAATTGATATATTTTCAAGGTTAATGATGGATAGGTTACTATGGGTGGCTGGGCCAGTCAATGATAATATGTCTACAATTGTCCAAGCTCAATTAATGTTTTTGGATAGTGTGGAGAAAAAGGATATTACAATGCATATTGATTCTCCAGGAGGTTCGGTTAAATCAGGACTTTCAATGGTAGATGTTATGGATTATATTAAATCAGATATTAGAACGGTTAATACTGGAATGGCTGCTTCAATGGGATCTGTTTTACTAGGAGCAGGAACAAAAGGTAAAAGAAGTTCTTTAAAACATTCTAAAACAATGTTACATCAATCTTCAGGTGGGTTTAGAGGAAATATTCAAGATGCTGAAATTGATTGGAAAGAATGGCAAAAAGTAAATAAAGAACTATTTGTTCTCTTAGGAAAATATTGCGGCAAAAGAGCAGATAAAGTTGCAAAGGATGCAACAAGAGATTTTTGGATGAATGCTGAAGAAGCTGTTAAGTATGGAATAATTGACGAGGTAATTGGTGGAAAATAAATATAATATGAAAATACTAAAAAAGAGAAGAAAAATGAAAAAATTATTATTAATATTATTAGCAGTAGCAACGTTTATAAGTTGTGAAAAAGAAACAATAGAAACAACACCAGAACCTTATTATACCATAGAAGGCAAATGGTTATGGTCACCTAGTGAAAATAGAGCAGATGCAAATACAATGTATGAGTTTGCTGATGGTATAAGATACACTTATTACTGTAATACATTTAATTGTGATTCTACTTATTGGAATTCATTAGATCCAAGTGATGCTATTCCAGGCACTAATCCATATACATTTGAAAATGACACATTAAGAGTTGATTTACATTTTGGAAATGAATTAGTTACAGAAGTTACATTTGAATGTGATGGTGGTAAACTTTTTATGGATGGTCAATTCAGTCACCTATGGAGATTAAGTTCTGATTGCGAATAAAATAAAAAATATGAAAATACTAATTTGGATTAGAAGGGAGGATGCCGTAAGCGGAATCATTACCAAATACTATACTTATTTACCTATCAGTGAAAAATTTCATGAATGGGTACAAGTAGAAATAACACAAGATGAATTTACAAAATTAGAAGATGCTTAAATTTATTAAAAAGATATTTAAAGGAAAAACAGAATTAGAAAAATTAGAAGCTCAGTATAAAGATCTTTTAGGGCAAGCATTTATTGCGTCTAAATCAAATAGAACCTTAAGTGATACATTAACATTTGAGGCAAGTAAGATAGAAGAAAAAATAATTGAACTAAGAAAGAATGAAACTAATTAAAAAATTAATATTCTTAATTAGGTTAAAGTTCGCAAAAAGAAAAAGAAAATCAGTATGGGATCTATAAAAGAACTAACAGATAAGATATCATTTAGATTATTAGCCACTCGTAAGCATGAAGATTATGATTGGTTGGAAGATCAAATGAGACAGGTTGTAAAACCAAAAACATTTTTAGATAATAAGTGGGTAAAGATAATTTTTAGTATTGCTATAATGGGATCGGCTATACCTTCAATTTATCAAGACTTTACTTACGGCCACCAAGGAACATGGACTCATTATGGAATGGGTCTTGTTGGTTTTTTATATTTTATTGAATCTCTATTATGGACATTAGATTTATGGAAAAAGAATTAAAAAAGGAATTAGAAAAATATGAAGATCTTATTTTTGAAGGTCATCCAATAAACACAAAAGAATTCTATAACTTAAAAAGAAAACTTTTAAAAGGAGAACATTTAGATCTTATTCAGATTTTTGAGGTTTTAGAATCAATGATTGAAAAGAAAAATAATGATTTATTGAATAGAAGATTAAACCTTCTTACAATATGGTCTACTATATTTTTACCTCTTTCATTTTATACTGGGCTTTGGGGTATGAATTTTGATGATGTACCTTTAATCTCGGATGATAATGGGTTTTGGGTATTTGCTAGTTTAACTACTGCCACTGTTGTAGGTATGTGGTTATATTTTAAAAAGAATAAATGGATATAAATGGAATTTAAAGATAGTATAAGAATTTTTGATGATGCATTCACAAAAGAAGAATGTTTAAGATTAATTGAATCTCACACCAATGCAATAAATTCAGGTGCGGCTTGGGAAGGCGGCTATGGTGAATTAGCTGAGCATAAAAAATCAGTAGATTGGGATATTATTAAAGGAGACAATGATAATGATAGAGAATTAACTAATCTCGTAGCTAACAGATTTAATGAACATCACCTCAGATATCTTCGGTTCTTCTCTCCTTGGGCTGAATTTGATACATCATCAGTTATTATGAATCAAACATACTATCCAGTATTTCAAATCCAAAAATATCAAAAAGAAGAAGGGCATTTTAATACTTGGCATTTAGAAAACTATAATAAAGATACATCAAATCGATTATTTGTTTTTATTCTTTACCTTAATGATGTAGAAGAAGGTGGGGAAACTGCATTTTATTTTAAAGAAAAAGATAAGGCTGACTATTTTAAAGTTAAACCTAAGCAGGGTAGGTTAATAATTCATCCAGCTGCATGGCCTTATGTTCATAAAGGCTGTATGCCTATATCTGATGATAAGATTATTTTAACATCTTGGTGTTGTTATACAAATTAAGTATGATTTACTTTCAGATGTTCAAATTATTTGTTATATTTAAATTAAATAAGAACATATGAATCCAAGTACTCAATTAGGTTATTGCTGTATCAATCTAAATCTTCAACCAAAAAAGATAACAGTTAATAGAACATGCAGAAAGGCAACCTTTGCACAAAAAGGTTTACCTCATGTAAGTAGCCTTGCTTTACAAAATATCAGAGATCTTGTAGAGATTATTAAATGGAATGAACAAAATGGATTTAAAGTTTACAGGATGTCTTCTAATATGTTTCCTTGGATGTCTGAATATGAACTTAAAGATTTACCAGATTATCAAAAAATATCTACATTGCTTAGGGGTGCGGGTAATTTGGCTAAGAAATATGGACAAAGATTAAGTTTTCACCCAGGGCCTTTTAATGTTCTAGGATCACCTAATCCAGATCTTGTTTCAAAAACCCTCAAAGAATTAAATCAAACTGCTGAAATAATGGATCTTATGGGATTAGAGAGATCTAATCATTATCCTATTAATATTCATTGCAATGGAGTATACGGCGATAAAAAGGCTACATTAAAAAGATGGTCTGATAATTTTAAAAATTTATCAGTATCGGCTCAGAGTAGGTTAGTTGTAGAAAATGATGATAAAGGAAGTATGTATTCAGTAAAAGATTTGTATTGGGGTATTTTTACGGAGGTAAGAGTACCTATTACATTTGACTTCCACCACCACAGATTTAATGATGGTGGATTATCCGAAAGGGATGCATTCATAATGGCAAAAGAAACATGGGAATATCATAATGTAAAACCACTTTTTCATTATTCATCTTGCCGAAGAACATTCGAAGATCCAGGCTGTAAAGCACAAGCACATGCAGATTTTGTATACGAACAAATTGATGACTACGGTTTTGCTGTAGATATAGAAGTAGAAGCTAAAGCTAAAGAAGTGGCTGTACTAAAATACAAGGATGATAAAGATTCATTGTTAGAATCTTACTTACCTTTTGATGTACACATAGATAATCAATTAGTATTAGAAGTTTAACTTAAATTAAAAAAAATGATTGAAATTATTAAAGAGAAACCGTTAAAAAGTACCACCTCGGTTGAAGGCATATTGGTACAAGTAACAGGTGGACAGTGGTATGGAATTACAAGATTCCAACCATCAAGAAACCCTTGGTTTGGTAGAGCTGCAAAATCTACAAGTACTGGAAGAATTGAATTTGGTAGAGGAACTGAAGTTTTTCAAAAAATTTATAAAGGTGCCCCAGAATATGAAGAATTAAAAACTATATTAGTTCAAGTTTTAAATGGAGCTGAACCTACGTTAGATAAAATGAATTACTAATGGGACCAATAATGGAAATGTTTGCATGCCTATTTATTATAGGGCTAAGTTTTTTATTTCATCTTATTGTTTTTGAAGATGATTGGGTTGAAAAATGGTATTGGAAAGTTTTAGGTGGTGGGAGTATACTTCTTTTAGCTCTTGCTGGAATAATGGGCTATTAAAAAACAAGATTTTATAGTTCAATTCCCAATAAAATAGTTTATATTTATACTATATGAATAACAAAATACAATTTTATTTTAACCAATATATTAAAAGTCATAAAAACTTTAATATAGAATTTTCTGAGTTTATTGCAAGTAAATTAGGTTGTAGTGAACATGAAGCCTTAAGCTTAATTAAAACTTGGAAAAAAACTAAACAATTAATAAACGCATAATATGAAAAAGACAATAGGTAATTTTATAGTAGAGCTATCAGGTGAAAGTTTAATGATTAAAAATCTTAAAGGTGATTTGCTAAAAGCAGATTCAGTTAAGCCATTTGAATCAGAAGATAAGTTTAAAGAATTATGTATCGGTTTGCAAGAAAAAATAACCGAAAGAATTAGTAAAGGTTTAGCTGTATAAATTAAATATGGGAGGTTAGCCAAGTGGTACGGCTGCATATTTCTTAACGGTTGGAAGTTAATGCTAGCAACGATGAGTAAATCGGAGATATGCGATCAGGGGTTCGATTCCCCTACCACCCAGCTCTTGGATAGGTTAATACCGAACAACGAGGCGTCAAATCTCACGCCTACAAACCGAAAGGTGGAGTCCAAGTGGAGTTTTAAAATTGTTAATAACTTTTTGAAAAAAACGTGAAACTATAGTTCAAATCCCGTGAAAATGTATTATATTTATAATATAATTAAATAACGGAAAATGGAACATAAAATATTTGAAGTCGGTGGTTGTGTAAGGGACGAAATCTTAGGAGTTCATACAAAAGACATCGACTTTACTTTTGTATTAGATAATACTGATATGACAGTAGAAGAAGGGTGGGGTAAAATGCTATCTATCCTTGAATTTGAAGGATTCAAAATATTCTTAAAAACACCAGACTGTTTTACTGTAAGAGCTATGTTTCCTAAAGGGCATAAACATGAAGGCTTAGTTGCTGACTTTGTTATGTCTAGGAAAGAAGTAGGCGTTATTCCTGGAACTAGAAAACCTATATTGGAATTAGGTACTTTGGAAGATGACTTAATGAGAAGAGATTTTACTCTTAATGCTTTATGTAAAGATGAGAACGGTAAAATCATAGATATGTTTAATGGTGTTACAGATTTAAATAATAGAATCCTTAGAACTCCATTACCTCCAATGAAAACTTTAATGGACGATCCTTTAAGAATGATAAGAGGCTTAAGATTTTCCATCACTAAAGGTTTTACCTTTGATGATGAATTATGGGAATGTATGCAAGAGCCAGGTTTGCTAAGAAAATTAGAAGATGTAGTTTCTCAAGAAAGAATAAGAGAAGAAGTTACTAAAATGTTTAAGCATGATACTCTTAAGAGTTTAAACCTTTTAAGAACTATACCTGGATTAATGGAAGTTATATTAAAAGATGGGATGTGGTTAATGCCAACAACTAAAAAATAAGAATGAGATATACTATAACATATACAATTTATATAGATGCCGAAAATGATAAGCATGCGGTATCTAAAGCTGAAATGATTGCAAACAGAGAACAATCAAAATATCCTGCACAAAGATGTGAAGTAGAAAAAATACATTGTACTCCGTTTGCATCATTTGATATTAGAGAATTAAATATTGATAAAATTAAGTATGAAGAAGAAGTATAAAGTAGAAAGTCATATGGGTATTGCCTTTTCAACGCTAGGCGGACAAAAATACTTATTTCCAGGTTGGATTCCAGTAGAAGATCATATTTCATTTGATGATGTAGAAGTAATTAATCCTTATAGAAATGTTAAAGTAGAGGAATATAAAATAACTGGATCAAGAGGGAATAAATATACTGTAACTAACCGAAATGGAAACTTTTCATGTGATTGTCCTGCAGGCAAATTTAGAGGAGCCTGTAAACATTCAACACAAGTTCAAAAAGACCTCGGCTTAGTTGAATAAATAAAGAAAACAATATACAATCATGGGATTAGGAACATACGGAATAGCAAAAATTGATGTAGCCGCAATAACAGATGCAAATGTTCAATTTTTAAGAGATGAAGATTTAGGAATAAATGTAACTCAGCAAGTTCCACAACAAGTTATTGGGACTACTAATTTAACACAAGGTCCTATTAAAAAATATCCTTCTGGGATCATGACTACGAAAGCTGGAGCAACAACAGCTGCACCTGAAACAATCGTTGTTAAAGATCAAGTAGGCAATACTGTAGTACTAGGTGGATTTATTACTGGACAAATTAGAAAATTTTCATTTAGTGAAGTAACTGGTGCAGGTACTGGACCGGCAGTTGGCGAAATAACTATTTTTTACGATTAATCATAAATAGTTAAATTTTAAAAATAAAAACAAGTAATGGAAAAAGCAAAAGAAATTTTTGGAAAAATAGTAAGTTGGGTTGACTCAAAAGGATTCTCTGCTTTACTATCATTAGGTCTAGGATTAGGTCTTTGGGCGTTTGGTTATAAGATATATGCTGGAATTGCATTCGGTGTATTCTTAACTAGAAACTGGGATCTTTTCAGAGGATGGCTAAAAAAGTAACCACAAAGAAGGAAGCATCATCCCAGTTTATTTTTTGTTACTGGGATGATTATTCTGCTTTACCACAAGAAAGAATTAAGAATATTAAAAACAAAATAAAACAAAGAAAATGAAATATATTAAAAGTTTAGATTTAAATGAAGGTTTTTCAGACAAAGGCGATTTTAGAGCGATGGCGCTAGCCTTAAAAGACGGAAAGACTGTAACTGCACGCCATGCTAGGTTTCCTGCATCGTTTACAGTTTTAGAAATTGATCCTAGAGGAGGATTTGCAAAGGTAGATTACAATGATGGCAAAGGCCCTGAAGAAATGGCTGCAATGAACATTGATCCTAAAAGTATTAAGCTAAGTGAATCTGCTGAAGTAAATGAAGCTAAGAAATTTAAGCCTGGTGATAAGTGGTCAAATGATTTTGATTATGACGGAATGTTAAAGTTTGCTTTAAAAACAAGTATAAAGACTCCAATTAGAACACTTAATAAATTATTTGATTCTGCAACTGATGTAAATTATCATACACCATTTGCCAACTTAGGTATTGCTATTGATTGGATAGAAGATGGTGATAAAGAAGGCGCAAAAGAATATATGGATATGTTTCATGCAGATATTAAAAATGAAATAAAAAATCAATCCTAATGAAACATATTAAATTATTTGAACAATTTATATTAGAATCCGATTTAGAAAAATTTTATAACACTAAAATTAAAAATCCTAAATCAGGTAGAGAAGTTACTGTTAAGACAATCTTAGGAGATACTGATAACCCTATGTATAAAAAGGTTAAAGCAAAAGAAGACCAACTGAAAGGTGGATCTGATGATGGTGGATCTGATGAAATGAAAGAAGCACAAGCTGAATTAAAAGAACTTCAAGATTCATATTCTGAAAAGGCTGATGAAGTGAAAGATATTAGATCTGAAATAGTAGATTTAAAAAATGACATTGCTGACGGTGATGAAGATATGGCTGAAATGGCTAAGGAACAGTTAGAAGAAAAGGAAGAAGAGTTAGAAGAAGCACAAGCTGATTTAGATAAGATTAAATCGGATATTGATGAGGTAAAGGATTTTATTAAACAAAATAAGTAAAGATGAAATATATTAAGTTATTTGAAAAGTTCACCAAGGACTATATGAAAAAAATAGACCTTAAGGATTTTAAGAAAATCAAAAAAGGCTCTATTGTTTTGTATATGGGCGGTGAAGTAGAAGTACTTGATAATAACGGATATGTGTTAAAGTTAAAGAATACTAAAGACGGCAAAACCTTTAATGTTAATAAATCTCAGTTTGATCATGGTGGAATGATTAGAGAAGGCGTAATGGATAACATTCATTTAATGGCCGATGCATCAAAAGATTATGAAGACTTTAAGAAAAAGTTCAAAAAAGGATTCCCTAAGATATTTAAGCCTACTCCAGATTTTATGGATTGGTTATACGGAATGTATAAAGATATGGCACCAGATAAAGTTGAAGAAGTTAATGATGGAAAGAAAAAGAAAAAGAAAAAGGAATTCCATCCTGATATAATGTATGAAGGTTGGGGTAAAGCACCTGATGCTGATAAGGCAATGAGAGACCTAAAAAGAAAAGGTTCTCAAATTGATTGGCTTGATGATGCTGATGATGATACAAAAAAGATTTGGAAAAAAGCCGGTGTTAATCCTGAAGATGAAAACACAGTTATTCTTTATTCTTATGTATCACACCAATGGGATGATGCTAAAAAGATATTAAAAAAATATAATGTAGATTTTAAAGAATTGGAAGATCCTAATTCAGCAGGAGAATCTTTTATTGTATTTGTTAAAGAAGCTGTTAATGAATTATCATCTGCACAAGATGGTACTAAAGATTCTGATGGTAAACATAGGCATGAAAATCATTTAGAAGAAGACTTAGAAGAAATTTGGAAAAAGACTTACGGTGAAAATTTCAGATCACAATATCCAGCTGTGGCTAAAATCATAAGACAAAGAAAAATAAAGGATAAGAGAGAAATTGCTAGAATTTGGCAAGATACTTACGGAGAAGATTTTGAAAAAGAATATCCTGCATTATATCAAAAACTATCATAATGAAATATATTAAGCCTCTTAATGAAGCAAGACCAATGTTCCAAGAAACTCCTAATGAGTTTGCTTATTTAGATTTTAATTCATGGGCATACAAAAATAGAGGTAAAATTAAAAAGGAACTTAAAGATATTACAGATAGTTCTAAATTTTTTATAAAGTTAAGTGACATTTGGAAACAGTGGGCAAATAAAGAAGCTAGAGAATGGAGATATCTTCATTCAACAGATGTTGCAAGAAAAGATTTTGGTAGAGCTTTAGCAGTTTTGTTAAAAGGTGATGATTTAATCATTAAAAGAGCTACTAATAAATTAACAGATTTAAAGTAATGAATAAAATACCTACATTTACAAATTTTAATAATCACGAATTGGTTCAGGAAACTTATAATCTTTTAGAAGGTAATGTAAGTTATGAATATTTAGATGAAGTTCTTAATGAAGGGATCTTTTCTTTTTTTAAGGGCCTTTTTACAAATCCTAGACAGAAAAGAAAATTAAAAAAGTTAGGAGATCAATTATTTAAAGTAAAGGTTCAGATTAAAAAGTTAGAAATTGAACAAAATGATATTGACAAGCTTGAAGCAGATTTAAAAGCTAAAGATTCTACTTATGTATCAAACCCTAGTGTTGATGTGGCAAAAACGGCAGAAGAAAAAAAGAAGCAAGCATTAGAAAGTAAAGAATCTATTATCTTAGATCAAATGGACAGTATTGCTGGTGAAAATGAAACTCTTCTAAAATATGTAAATAAAATAAAACTTGAAATTAGAATGAAAGCAACTGAAGCCACTATTAAATTAGCAGATGCTGAAATGGAAAGAATTCTAAACAAGATTCAAAAGAAAGATGCTAAAGAAGTTAAAACTTTGGATAAAGAATTGGCTCAAGCCGCATAAAGCGTATAGAGTTGATGAATGGGATAATTGGTATCCTGACAATAATTAATAAAAAAAACAAAAACAATGAAAAAACTAATTACATTTTTATTTGCAGCTATTTTATTTGTAGGGTGCAAACATACAACTGAAAAAGTTGAGGTGGAGACTGAAATGAATAAAGTTGAAATCTTAGTTAAAAATTCAACAGACCAAATTGTATCAATTACAGCAACTTATGGTATTGATAAACCTGGTCAAGTATGGAATATTAATCCAGGTGATTCTGCTACAATTGCATCTAACTGTAGTGCTGCTGGTAGAACATTACCAACAGAGTGTTCAGAATTCCAAGCTCAATTATTACCTGTAGGAGGATCCGGTAATCCTTCAACTGGAAAATTTAGCTTATCATATCAATTAGAACCAGGAAACCAATTAAAATGTATTGATTGGAATGCATACGGTTCACCAATGGAATCTACAATTTATTCTTTAGATACTGATTGGAAATACACATTAACATGGGGAAGTAATCCTGCAAATCAAACAGGATGGCCTATTAAAAACACTGTTGAAATCAAGGACGTTACTTGTAAGACTGTGGCTACACCAGGAGTAGGTACTGGATTTAAATGTGAATAAGAAAAAGATATTTATAAAAAAGGGCTGGTTTTTACACCAGCCTTTTTTGTCTTAATTGCTTGATGCTATAAAGTTTATCTCTTCAATAGCTTTAATTATTTTACCTCTGGAATAAACAACTTGAGTGTATTTATCATTAGTCCAATGTTTCCAAGTTCCATTCTTTAATCCGTTTCTATAATGAGCAACGGTTAAAAGATTACCGTTTTCATCATAAGCTCGGAATTCTCCATGCGGTCGACGATCTGAGTTAAATGTTCCAGTTTCTGCTACCTGGCCATTATTATAGGTTTTTGTGTAGTTGATGACTTCTGTCACCGGGTCTTGTACATACGTAACATTCTCTTGTGAGTATGCAGAAATTGAGAGAAATAGACCCAAAAAGAAAATAATTGTTTTCATATCTTATTAGGTTATTTTATTATATATCAAACTTGTTAACATTCAGATAACATTGAATTAATATTGAATTAATATTGAAAGACGAAACTTTAGGTAGTTTTCTCTATAAATAATATATGGAAACTAAAACTAAACTCGACATTACACCAGCAATTTATATTTTAATTATGGTTATTGTTTTTGTACTAGGTGTGAATATATAATTCTCTAAGCTCATAACGCTGGGCACAACTCCAAAATAATTTATTACCTAATGAAACATCTACTCTTAGCCTTTTATGGCCTTTTTCTAGCTACAGGCATATCTGCACAAACATGTGATCTTGAATTATTAAATATAGACTGGGATGACCAAACCATAACTTTAACTTTAAATGATAATGTTTGTTCCAATTCATCAACACCTTCATGGGTACCTACACCTGATTCTGTTTATGTAGTACAACTTTATTTTAGTTATGATGCTATGATGTGTAACCTTTCTTCTAATACTAGTAACTTTTATCCACCTCTTGGTTTAAATGACACTATCACGTATTCTTTCTCCGATTGGACAGACCCTTTTAGTTGTTTTGATAATGCATTTGCTTCTTACCAAGAAACTTGCGTGGCCACAGTCACTGCAACAGGTGTAAATAATTCTATTAACCTAGATCCTAACAATTCTAATAATTACATTGGCTTTAATCCTGTCTGGGATAATTGTTATGATGTAGTTAATGTTGCCGAATTAGTAAATGTTAATAAGGAGGTAACAGGAGTATGGGACTTTCTTGGTAGGTATATCCAAAAAGATATAATTGGTTTAGAACCTGGTAGATTATATCTTTTTGAATATAATGATGGCTCTAGGGCAAAGGTATTTTTAAATTAAATTCTTCTATTACTATACATCTTAATTCATTTTTTAAGATATATAGTATATGAGATACATTAAATTACTTATTCTATTTCTTTTCATTAGTTTTGACAGTTTTGGGCAATCTCCATTATGTTCATCAACTTCGACTAATTTTGGTTATGAGCGTGTAAATTCAATAACTATAAATGGACAAAGCTATACAGTAAATACTGGATGGAGTGGTCCTGGTTATGTAGATCATACAAGTACACCAGTTCCTGCTATAAATGCAGGTGATGTAATTCAGCTGGATTATCAAATACAGACAACTGGTAACTATAATCAATTTTTTAAATTATGGATTGACTTTAATGGCAATGGTGATTTAACAGATGCTGGTGAATTAATACATTCTACATCAGCTGTTGTAAATGGAATTCAAAATTTTACACATACCTTTACTGTACCGCAAACAGTTTTTAATGGAGAAGTTTATATGAGATTCATAATGGTCTATTCTTCTGCTCCTACTTTATGTGGAAATTATTCTTATGGTAATACTGTTGATTTTAAAACTACAATTACTGGGGCAACTGATCCTATTTCAGCTGATGGTTATGTAAAGGGTGCAGAAGAACAGGGATTAGCTGGAGTGACAGTTAAATTACTAACACAAAATAAAAATCAGCCAGGCTTTAGTTATACCGAAGCAGATTCCGTAGTAACGGATGCTAATGGCTATTATTCATTTAATACAAATCTAAACTACGATGATTACGATTTTACTATAAACATCTATCCAGAGTTGGATCTTCCAACCACAACAGATATTAATTGGTTTACCAATAGGCTTTTAACAGGACCGATTAGTTCAAAAGATTACTGGAGAATGGATGTTAATAATTCAGGTGACTTTTCAGTGTCCGATATTTATTTAATGCATCAAACCAAACAAGGTAATATTACAACTTATCCTGGTTTTGGTCAGACACTGTGGATCACAAACTACTGGCAACAACCTTATGTTTGGGATGCGGTTTCAGTAGATACCGATGATAAAACACTTTTTCCAGGATATGGACAATGGTCGCTCTTTGATTTAGCCAATGAAAATCAAACAACCTTTTATGTCATAGGAGCGGGGCATAAAAACTAAAAAAAATTAAAAACAAATGAAAACGAAAAACATTCTTTTAACACTACTTTTGGTAATGAGTTCAGTATTTGTCTTTGGACAAACAACTGCACCTGATGCTACCAAGCCATGGGTTATTCTTGATTCGACGTATTCTTTAGAATCTGTTACATCTAGTTCAAATACTAGTGTTGACATTTACTATGACAATACTTCAGGAAATGTGGTGAAAGGTATTCAATTCTCATTCAGTTATGATAATACAGTTTTTGATTCTCCAACTGTTACATATAATGCTACATCTGGTCCTGTAGGTTATATGGCTACAGATGTAGATACATCAAGTGGTGTTGTTAAGGTTGTATGGGTTTATGATGGAGCATCAACTACTTTTGATATCATCACAGGTAATATGTTCTCAGTTGACTTACCTTTTAAATCAAGCTATACTAACGGCGCTGTTACAGGTTTAGATTTTACAACTGACTTAATTGCATATTATGCAAAGTCAGATGGAACTGATGGTGCTTTAGGTACACAAGATAATGGAGGTAACTTTATTGAACCTGCATTTGATTATACAGCTACTATTTTAAATGATGCTACTAATCCAGCGGAATCTATTCCAGTCATTTTACAAAAATCATCGGATGGTTCAACTTGGAGTGATGTTGCAACAGTAACAACTGCTGTAGATGGAACTGCTGTATTTTCAGAATACATTGATGAAGGATATTGGCAAATCAGATTAAAGATTGCAAGTGGCTTAGATGCTAGTACGGCATTATCTACGGCAGATGCTAATATGATTGCACAAATTGCCGCAGGTATTCAATCTGCGTCAGGTGTTCAATTTTATACTGCAAACCCAAATCAAACTAATGGAGTAACTGCATCTGATTCATACTTGGTATTTTCTAGGCTAGCTCAAGGTAATAGTAATTATCCAGCAAACCCAGATGTATTATTTTTTACTGAAGCACAATTTAATACTATTGATGCATCGTCATCAGATCAATCTGTTACGATACCAGGTCAGTCAGAATTTTTATCTCCTCAAATTAATGGTACTACATCAGGTAATTTTTACCTACTTATTTTAGGTGATGCTAATGGTACTGGTTTAAACTAATATGAGAGGGATTCTATTAACATTATTGTTTATCATATCAACATGCGCTCAGTCTCAGGTCGTCTTTAATGTACCTGAGATTGAGGTGCCTGTTAGTGAATACATTAATTTACCTATTGAAATTGAAACTGTAGGTGAAGATGTTGGTAGTTTAGAATTTGCATTAAATTATGATTCTGATTATTTAGAATTTGTATCAGTTAATGTCACTGCTAAAGCTCAAGAATGGTTAACTTATACAATGGATTGGGAAGGTGAAACTGTTAGATGGGGTGGTTATGATGCTTCTTTTGGTACATATACAATAAGTAACACCACTGAATTATTTACAATAAGATTTAAAGTTACTAACCAAGATTGGGATACTATTCCTATAACGATTGGAAGAAAAACGGCCGGGACTGAGTTAGGGTGGGATATTGAAGTTTTAAATACTGATGGGTATGTCAATAAAAGAATGGCCCCATTTGATACTAGACCAATGGATGGCATTTATGGAGTCGTTTATCCAGTTCCAACAAAAGGAATGCTAACTTTTGATTTAACTGTACCAGACAACGGTGATTATGAAATCAGAGTAATTAGTTATAGCGGAGTAACATATAAAAAGTTAAGGAAGAGATTCTTTAGTGGTTATGTTTCTTTTCAAACAGATTTATCTGATTTAGGACAAGGCATTTATTTGTTACAAGTAACAAATGGTGTATTTGTAAAAACATTCAAAATAATAAAGAAATAAGATGGAAGATAAAAAGGGAGGGTTCTTTTCAGAAATTAAGAATCAAATAGTAACCGGGATAGGTTTAGTTATAACAGCAGCTTTTGGTTTATTGATAGCCAATATGCAATCTATATTTGAACCTAAAGAAGAAAAAGTAGAGCAACCTGTAATGGAGCAAAGAATTAACACTCCAAACAATGTAAAGGATACTTTGGTAATAACCAAAACAATAGTTATACCTCCTAAGGAAGAAGAAAAAGAAGAAGAGATATCATGGTAAGAATATTTTTAATTGCATTACTTTTATTTAATCTTACAGCTAATGCTCAAATAGGAAAAACTGAAACTGAAGATTATAAAGCTGGCTTTGAACAAAAATCAGACATAGATGAGGTATCAGATTATATGTTAGATTATCAATTACCTATTCAAGTTTTAAACATTGGCTTTACTCCAGAATTATATGAGTTCTATCCAGAGTTAAGAGAGAACCGAGTAGGACTTGGTGTAAGTAACATTACTTTGTCTTATTTGGAATGGACGGATAGATTTTTATTCACTGAAGATAAAGAAGAAATCAAACAAAGAATGGTAAAACAACATAAAGCAGCTGCTAAAGGTATATCCGCAAATGATATTAAAGTTGTAGGTAATGTTGTATTGGCAGAATATTTTGTTTATGTAGAGATATATGATTATTCTGTATCAGAGGAAGAAGAAGTCACAGTTGATGGTGTCAAAACAGTTCTTAAAACTATTATCGGTATGCAAGTAAGATTTGTTAATGCTGAAACAGGAACAATCTTTACAGGAAGCGGAAGCGGGGAAGCAGTTACAATTAAAAGAAGTCAGATTGGTGAAGATAATGAAGTTAAGTTTAATAAATCAACAATCGGTATTGCAACCAAGAAGGCTTTGGAGACTGCATCAGCTCGTATCATAAAAAGAATGATTAAGCGTGGAATATTTGAAGAATAAAATAATTACATTTCTACTATTCTTAGCACCATTAGTTAGTTATGGCCAATGGTCTTATACATTTACTGATCCTTGTACTTTAAATCAGCAAACAATTCAAATGGGCTCTAGTGGTTCAATTGCTTTAAACTATTTTGGTAATGTTCAAACATTTACACAGACTGATTTTACAGATGGTACATTTGATTCATGGATGGATTTAGTTACTCAAGCTAATAGTTCATCGCCTTGTGAAAGTATAACACAAGTAATTATGAATACTACAAATGCTGTTGTTATTCAAAATACTATCACCGTTGTTACAAATGTTATGTCAATCTTAGGAGGGGATATGTTACCTCAAACAGTATCTGCATCTGCTGTTCCGGTTGCAGAAGCCATAGATAATTCGGCAGGTGAAGATGAGGAAGAAGAAAAGAAAAAATCATCTAATAATCAAAGTAATTCTAATTCTGAAAATTCATCAAATATAAATCAAGGTAGCGGAGGAAATAATAGTGAAGAAGGAACTGGATCTAATAGTGGAAGTTTAGATGGAACTGAGGAAGAAGAAACAGAAGGCACAGCAACATTATCATTAGCTAATTCTATTTCCAATGCAGTAGATGGTGGAGATGCTGATAATAAAAATAGAGGATCACTAATTGCATCAGGTGATATCATTGTTATTGACAATCAAGATAATTCAAACGGTAGGCAGTTAAAGGTGGTTGGTTCTATTACACATGCCAATACAAAACAAAATAGAATTAAAGGTGCTCTCTTTACATATACATCTGTTACAAATGATTTTAGTTTAACATTTTATAAATCTTGGATTAATCCTAAAAGAACTTTTAATTTAGTGGGAGCTAATACCACTATGACAGATTTTGATAAAAATCATTTTAATACTACCACTGCTCTTGAATCATGGAAGATGGGAAAAACTACAGGTATGGCTGGTGCTAATTTTACTTTAGGCAAATTAGGAGAAAGGGAATTATTAAATCTTTCAGCTGTTGTAGGTGCACATAGAAATTTTAGAGTTAGTCCAAGAATTACAACCTCAACTTTACTTCTAGGAGTTTATTCACCATTCACTCAATTTTATGAAGGTAAGTGGTGGGATCCTGGAATTTTAATAGTTCCGTTTAGTTCTTGGGATATTAAAATAACAAAAACATTTAAATATAATATCAGTTTTACAGGCGTTTGGCATTCTAATGGTAATGCTTTAAATTATCAAGTTTTAACTGGTGGTAAAATAAGATTTTAATATGAAAAATTTAATTATAGCATTAATGCTTCTACCTATACTTTCATTTTCACAGGAATGCTATACTGTGGCCAGAGTAGGAACACAAATAGAAATGGAAGAAATCGGAAAGAACCGTATCGTATTTGGAATTAAGCAAATGGTGGAAGATATTATTTCAGACAAATATGAATTATGTATGGATGGTAAACCTGTAATAATAGTTGTGAAATCTATTGAGGCCCCAACAACTGGGATTGAATTAGGACCATGGACTAAAGTTAGTAAAAGAACTATTGTAAAGTTGCTAATCTATATGGATGGTAAAGAAATTGAAGTAGAAGGTAAAGCAAAATCAACAGTTGAGGCAACTTTCATAGATCTTAATAATGATAAATTAGCTTTCAGTAAAACTGCATTTTCATCAGCAATTAAAAAGGCAATTGAAAAGGCTCTTTAAGAGATATCTCACTTCTAGTAGGAGATAATCTAATTACATATATACATACATACTATATAACCAATGATGCTAGCCCCTCTCTAGCATCTTTATAGTTTGTACAAATACCTTTATTGACTATTAAACAAAATACATTTTTTGCATATAATAATAAATTAGTAGGATAATGGACCAACATAAAGGAAAGATAGGATTTACTGCAGGTAACTTTGATTTAATTCATCCTGGGTATATTTATACTTTTGAAACGGCAAAGAATCACTGTGATCACTTCATGGTATTTTTGCATTCAGATCCATCAGCTTTTAAGAATAACAAGTATAAGCCTGTAATACCATTGCACGAAAGATATAAAACTTTAATGGCATTAGAGGCTGTTGATGAAGTAGTTACATACCAAACCGAAGATGATCTTTTGCAGCTTATAGAATTTTTTAAACCAGATGTTAGGATTTTAGGCGACGACTATATTGGAAAAAGATTCACAGGTGATCATATTCCAATGGAGGTTGTCTATACTACACGAAGTCATGGTTGGTCAACTACTAAATTAAAAGATTTGATAACTCGAATGACTATGAAGCAGAATCCTAATGTATTGAATGAAGAAGATGAATAAAGCATATACGATTTTTAACATAGCTGTTGTAGGACTTTTCCTATTCCTAATGTTTATGGCTAGTGGGAGCCCAATACCAACAGAAGAAAAAATGGATTCGGATATACCTTGCCAAAATTTAGATGTATTAGATTCGGTTGAAGAAATTTTACATTGGGAAATAATTAATGACACTTTACACATCTATACTATAAAAGATCAAATCAGAGATGATAGAGAAAGATGGAGATATATTGACTCCTTATATAAAAATGAATAAAATGAAAATAGCTTTAGTAGCACATGATGGAAAGAAGGCAGATATGGTTGCCTTTGTTATGAAAAGATTAGACTTCTTTAAAAGAAAAGATGTAGAATTGGTTGCTACTGGTACAACTGGTGGTATGATTGAAAATGCAGGATTAAAGGTTGAATGTTTAAACAGCGGACCTTTAGGAGGAGATGCAGAAATAGGAGCAATGGTTACTCGTGGTGAAATGGATGCTGTTATATTTTTTAGGGATCCTTTAGATAAACATCCTCATGATGTTGACATTGCTATGTTAATGAGGTTATGCGATGTACATGGTATACCATTAGCAACAAATTATAAAGCAGCTCATATAATTATTAAATACTTTAAAACAAAATAATATGAAAGACGATTGGATGGACCAAGCAATTTGGAATTCTTATCAGGTTTTGGCTGGGTGGTACTCAATGGAAGAATTAGTTGATTATTTAGAGGTGAGAAGAGAAGAAGCAGATTTACCTTCTGATGATTTATCAACTATGCCGGTATTTTTCATACCACCTGACGAAGAACCAGATAATGAACAAATAGATTCAATGATTGCACACTTTGAAGAAATGGAAGCTTATGAAGAATGTGCAAAATTATTAAAATTGAAAAAATGAAAAGAAAAGTAAAAATGAAAAATTTCCTGTTAAATCATAAAGGAAATAAATATAAAGCAAATACACTACTAGGTTTATTGTGGGACTATTTTGCAGGAAAAACAAGTAAGTAAATGAAATTAGCAATATGGTTAGCAATTGGCTTTTTTGCATTACTATGGGTTTGGGTAGGATTTGAAATTTATCGGTCACCACTAATGCCTGATGATTTTGATTTAACAGAAGAAGATATGTGGCTATATGATGAAAGACCTACTGGATCTTTAAATGATGCTCTAGATGAACAATACGCTAAAGACAGAGAAAAAAATGGGAATTAAGAAAATCTCACAAGAATACAGAGAAGCTGACAAAAAAGAAGTTCGTGGAGCAATCTTTGAAAATTTCATCTTTGGTTTCAGCGGAGCTATTATTGTACCTTTTATTGCACTAAGAATTGATATTGCAGTTCTTATGGCATATATGTTTCATTACTTTTATATTAGCCGAGTAATTAACCGACCGAAATATGTCACTTCATTAGCAAAGTTTATTCTTTTTCCTATTCCTACTGCCTTTGGTGGTTTTGCAGGTTATAAGTTAGCATATTTCATTTCACAATACTTAACTGCATACATATGATTGATAAAGACTACACAATAGATGAACAGTATAAAGATCTTCTTAGAACTATTTTACAATATGGTAGAGAAAAGAAAGATAGAACTGGTACTGGTACAAAATCTATTTTTGGATATACCATAAGGCATGATATGACACAAGGCTACCCTCTATTAACCACAAAGAAGATGGCTGTTAAAACTATGGTAACAGAATTGAGGTGGTTTCTTAAAGGTGATACTAACATCCAAACCTTAATAAAGAATAATTGTAACATTTGGAATGGTGATGCATATAAAGCATACCAAAGAGCATGTATGTATCTTTTAGAATTGGATGATTTAACTAAGAAAGAATTTATTGAAAAAATTAAAACCGATGATGAGTTTGCAAAATCATGGGGTGACTTAGGACCTATTTATGGAAAGCAATGGAGAAATTGGAATGGGAGGGATCAAATTGCAGATTTAATCCATGATCTTAAAGTTAATCCAGATTCAAGAAGATTAATGGTTAATGCCTGGAATGTAGATAAGTTATCAGATATGACACTTCCGCCTTGCCATTATGGGTTCCAAGTTTATACTACAGAAATGACTTTAAAAGAAAGAGCAGAAGAATGGACTCTTTCTATAGGAAAAGATATATCATATGCTAAAAGACTTGAACATGAAGATTTAGATGAAAGAAAAGTTCCAAGAAGAAAAATTAGTTTAATGTGGAATCAAAGATCTGTTGATGTATTTTTAGGATTACCATTCAATATTGCAAGTTATGCTCTTTTACTTAAATTGATTGCAGATGAGGTAAACATGGTACCTGATCAATTAGTAGGCAACTTAGGTGATACTCATTTATACCTTAATCATTTAGATCAGGCAAAAGAACAAGTAACAAGAGAACCTTACTGTTTACCTGAGATTGATGTAATTAATGTTGATATTTTAAATGGCGAGTTTGGTTATGCTATCTTAGGATATGAATCTCACCCAGCAATTAAAGCACCTTTAAGCAATTAATATATGAAGTGGTATAAGAAATATAGATGGGGTTTTATTTTTACTTGGATTTTTATATTTTTATTTACTTATGTAATTTGGAATTGTATTTTTAAACTTCTATTTTAAATGAGTAAACCAAAGTTACCCTCCGAGCAATATGAATTCTTTAGAGATAGGTTAGCTACAGTATCTCTTATCATGGAAGGAATCTTACAACAACACCCAGTTGCTAAAATAGAACCACAAATTAAAGATCATATATCAACAGCCGTTGATGAATTATATAAAGCAGCACAGTTAATTGACAATAAACAATAAATTGTTAATAACTTTCTAAAAAAACTGCCAAAGTATAGTACAAAACCCAACAAATAGTATTATATTTAAATATAATTTAAAAAACGGAAAACATGCAAATTACAAAACACAATACACCTTTCGGAGGCAGTTACTCAATCACTCAAATGGTAAAAGGTAAGTTTTACAAATTTACTGCTCATGACCATAACCTTGATTGGAATAAGCAATATGAGTATAGAGCAGTTACCAAATGTAGAGCTGGGTTCCTAACCATTTCTGACGGAAAAGACTATCTTTGTAACATTGTTACAGGTTGGAAGAAATCTGCACTTCATACAGTTGAAATTAAAACTGAAGGCGGTGTTTATCTAACTGCTCTTGCAATGAAAGGTGGTAAGTTCTACATCATAGATAAAGAAATCTTGGAAAACATTACAGTTGGAGACATTCACAGTTCCTTCTCATCAATGGCTGACTATAACCATTGGAAAAACATCGGTTCAAAAACCTGGGCGGATCTTGCATACGGTCCGTTAAATAAATCAACGGACACAGTTGAGAATCCACATTATGAATTCCACAATTGTTAATAACTTTTTTGAAAAAAACAAGAATTTATAGTTCAATTCCCAACAAATTGTGTTATATTTATACTATAATTAATTAATACTAAACCTAAAAACGGAAAACATGGCAAAAGTACAAAAAATCAATTCAAGGCTGACTCAAATCTCAAATGTAAAATATGAGAAGGGTTTATTCGAGGCTCACAAGACAAATACTCCACTGGACGGATTGTTCAGTATTGATGGAGGTATTCCAAAAGCAACTAACTGGATGGTAGTTGGAGATCCTGGTGTAGGTAAATCTACTGTAACACTGGATATCATTGCAAATGCAAAAGCAAGCGGTTCAAAAGTATTGTTCATTTCAGCTGAGATGAACCAGGTGGATCTTTACCTTTATGTTAAAAGGTATCCTAAGTTCGGAGAATTGGATATTTTCTTTCCACAAGAAATTGCCGATGATGAAGATCCAAAAGCAGTCTTAGAAGAAATCCTTGCAGAAGGTTATGATATTGTATTAACCGACTCATTTATTGAATTGCAAGAAACTATCCGAGAAGCTGGGAGAATGACCAGAAACAGTTCTGAAAAGTACCTCCTAGATTTGATGTACAAACATAACCTCGGAGATAACAAAGGAAAACACTTTACTGCATTCCTTAATATCCAACAAGTTAACAAAGGTGGTACATTCGTCGGTTCTAATAAACTGAAGCATATGACAACTGGTATGATGGAGATTAGGTTCGTAGATGAAAGGGATCAGGAAGAAAGGTATGTTACCTTTAGTAAAAACCGACGTGGTCATGTAGGTAAGCAAATGTATTTTGATCTTTCTGCTAGTGGTGATGTAACATATGATACTGAAAGGTTCAAAAAATCTGAAAGCCTTAAGCAATTAAAGAAAGCTGAAAAAGAAAAGATTAAGAAATCAGGTTTGCAATTCGATGCATTATTCGGATTGGATGGTAAAGAAGAATCGGATAAATAAAAAGTTATTAACAATCATCTAAAAAATGAGGGTAGAGTGAAAAAAAGACACAAAAATATTTTCAATTCCCAAAACAATTGATTATATTTATACTATAATAATTAAATAATTAACTAAACGGAAAAAAAGAAAAAGTATGACAAATTTAACAACACTAGGAACTACCGCATTCAACCAAAAAAAGGAAGAAGCGATTAGAAATGAAGTAATGAGAAAGGAACTTAACCTTTCAGAATTCAATGTAATTGACAATACTCATATTGAGATTGACGGAGTTAAAATTGAACTAACTCCCTATGCATTTGGTAAACTACTCGGAAGGCTACGAATTCCTAAAGCTTTTGCTAAAAGGTTTACAGCCGGGTTCGGTAATGACGGACTAAAAGAATTGGTTAACATGATGAAATCTATGAAATCATCTAAGAACGACCAAACGGTTACACTATTGGTTGATCCAAGAGCAAAGAAAGTAACAAACATTCTACCTGCAGGTTATGCAAGTATTTCAAATGAAAACTTCATCAATTTTGCTGAGCGTTATATTGACCAATATGATTTAGATGTAACTGACTTTGGTTCAGATCCTTCAGGTGGAGCTACAATCAACTGTGTATCTAAGAACGGTGTATTTACTGTACCTGGAATGTCAGATGAAATCTTTAATACTGGTGTAACATTTAGAAACACTCCTATCCGAGGATTGGAAGTATCACCTTATTTGAACCGATTGGTTTGTTCAAATGGTATGACTTCAACTGCATTCTCTGAAAACTACGGTTTGCATGAACTGACTGATAAATCTATCAATGAGTTTAACGAGCATATGATCTCAATGGCATCTACAGGTTTCCAACCTATTGGATTGGCTGATAAGATTAAAACTGCTAATCACACTGATGCAAGTCTTGCTGAGGTTCAAAAAGCAATGTCGGCTATTCTTTCAACAGATAAGAAAGTTGATTACGAATATGCTCAAAGGTTTATTCCAATTGACCGAGCAATGAAAGCTTATTCTGATATTGGAGCTGAGCCATCTACCTTTACTACAAAACAATTGCAAAATGCTAAATCAGGAATGTCAGTATGGGAAGTTGTAAATGGTATGACAAACTTTGCATCTAACGATAACAAATACAATATCGACGATCATAAAACTGGTAATCTAATGGTAACAGCAGGTAACCTTTTAATGAAAAAGAATTACGACACTGAAGCATTACTCCAATTTGATCCTTTTGCAAATAGCCAATTGCTAACTGCATCAGAATCTGCAAGGATGATGGGACAGGCATAATATCCGGGTAACGGTATCAAGGTTTATTTCCGTTTACCTTGATTAAACCACGCCCCCACGGGACCATCATAGCGGTGGTCCCTTTTTTGTCACAATATATAACTAAATCAACTAAAACTTTCTTATGAAAAACTTACTTAAACTCATCTGCATAATAGTCTTATTTTTCTCAGTTAATAGCTGTGGAGTTCAATGGCAATACCAAACACTCAATACAGCTGGCTATGTAGATACTTTAAGATCTGAAAGAGTCACGATAGATGAGATAAACACAGTAAGTCAACTAAGATGGAAGCTGCAAACAGACTTTGGTTTTGCTAATGATTATTACTATTGGCTAAGCACTCAAAACTATAGCTTCTTTCATCAAAACTATTTCTATAACAGGCTATACAGATTTGGGTGGCAAAGTCCTCATGATTATTGGTTAAACTGGCAATGGGGATTTAACACTGGCTATACTTATTGGAATGGCTGGAACCAATATCCTTGGTATGGTAATTGGAGCTCAAATTATTGGTATTGGAATAGGTGGAACAATCCGTGGCAATACTCCTATGTATATGGACCGAGAACTGGCAATTTAGGAAATGTATATGGTTGGAGGTACTCAAATAGAAACCGCTTTGGTTATTCTAATTCTAATAGATCTAGATCCATCTCAGTCTCAGATGGCAGCACATCTGATAGTCGCACATATTTTCAAAATAACCGTACTGTCCGCACAAAGCCAACTAGGTCCACAAAACCAACAATCCGTGTAAGACCAACGAGAACTATCAGGATCAACAGTAATAGCAACAACAGTAATAGCAACAATACTATCAGGATCAATTCCAGCTCTCGCCCTAATTCTAATTCTGTAAGGCCAAGCACAAACT